ATTTAATTTTCACACCTACATTTCCATTTCCTTATTAATATCAAAATCTTCTTTATTCCAAATATGCTTTTTAGTCCAATCTTCTCTATGTGGGTCTCCATAAAGAAATGCATTCATTTGTTCATTCTCAATATCAGCACTTGCGCAACAAAGATCGATTTCAATCCCATCAGGTCTTCTTATATACAAAAAGATTTCAGGATAATCTTTCGGGTCTCCCCCAATTTCTGCACAAAGCATACCAAAAGGTGTTTTGACTTCAAGAGTTTTTCTTTCCATTTTATATCTCCTCATTTCTGCAAAATCTTTGCAAGTTCATAATATTTCTTCCATGATTTATTAGGAAGATCTTTTTTAAGGGCAATCATTTCTTGAAAAATTGTCCAATTTCTCTTTATTTTACGAAACGACTTCCCAATAATGTTCTTCATCTCACACCGCCAACAAACTTCCGTAGATAGACTATCATAGCCATCAAGTGTATAAAAATACTCCGTATACACGACATTTAGTTTGTGCCACTTTCCGCATTCGCTACATTTATAATTCCAAGTACTCCACTCACGAGAGTTCTGTGGAAGTTCTGTATAGAAGTAATCATATTCATCATACTCTGAGTCCTGCGTTGCCGGAATTCTCCACCAATTTTTCACGATTTATTTCCTTTCACTCCCATATTTCCTTTCGTCGCATACAACCCTTATAAACTTCTGGGTAACTCATTTCTTCAACATGAGGGGTATCACACTTTGCACTTATAAGCCAGTCAATATGTCTGCCAAATTCTTTCCCACATACAGGGCAAATAAAATGCGCCATATCAATCTGATAACTATAACACAAATCATCATCCGTAATATCACTTCCATAAAACCACTTCTCACACTGCGGACACTGTACTGAGATATGCCGAATTGGGGTGCATTCATATTCGACTCTTACATTATACTTCATAGCCATCTCCTTTACTGATAAATAGTTCCAATTTTCATATATGTTGTATCAACTCTATCATTAAATCTATTAAAAATTACTGCAATGCCTTCCTCCTCGTCAATAGATGCATTAGTATCCCAGCCATTCTCTTCCTTATCAATACGGATTTCTTCATTAAATGAATCTTTAAGAAACTTCTGTGCTTCCTCAAAAGTTTCAAACAAATGTACTGGGATTTCAGCATCAAACGAATATTCGAATATTACCGCATAGTTTTTCATAATTAATCCCTCTTTAGCAATTCTGTAACAAGTTTAATTACATATTCATTTGCCTGATCTGTGTTGTCGCAATAGATTCCAATTTCCTGATATATTTCATCATCACTAATTTTAATAAATCTTCCGTCTTTACTTGAGATGTCAATGTGTTTCATGATTATCCTCCCTTTTCATTTAAAAGTTTTATTCCAGAAGACAATTTGTAGCTTGATGTCTTTTTTTGAGGCACTTGTATTTTATTCTGACTTGCAAAGAATTTAATGTCACTTCTATATTTTAACAATGTTTTAGTAAGCTTAATAATTTTTGCTGTTTGTGCAGCACTCAAATCTGCCATGCCAATAAGATGATACAAATCACTTTTAACAAACTTATCCATTTCTCCTTGTGCTTCCCGACAAGAAGAAATAGTTGAGTTAATCTGCTCAATCACCATTTTGCTTACGTCTTGTGAGCATAAATTATACTGAATTAAAGCTGACTCACACTGATTGATTTGATTAGTAAGGTTTTTAACTATAATCTGATAATCTGAATTTTTCATAATTAAATTCCTTTATCGTTTTAATTTCTCCAACTTTTTATTTTCTCTATTGCATATTCTGCAATCTTACAGTATTCATCATTACTGATTGTCTCATCAAACGCTGCGCGTTCCTCAACAATTTCTGTGAGCGCATCAATGTCTGTGGCATTATCAATTTGATTAATATAATATTCCATATTTACACCTTCGTGCGACGGAATATATCACGTCCAATTACTATGATTGTTCCCTTTTCCACATCTCTAAGCTTCTTCTTAAAAAGCGTATCATCATAGTCCATCATATCAATGTCACCCAAAGGGGTTTCTATGGTATTTACCCATTTCAGACAACACTCCTTCAGCTTACTAGCCAGCTCTTTCTTGGAAACTGAATTTCCATTCACAAAATACTGATATTTATTCATTTTATTTCTGATTCCTCCATACATTATAATAATAAAAAGCATCCATGATGGTATATCCACCATCTACTTTAACAACAACCTCGTCTCCTTTGGCATGTTTTTTAGCCTGATATCTGGTCTTATAAATAACCATTATTCTCTTCCTTTCAAAATTTCAATAATATAAGAAGTGTCAAGATCATCAATCTCTCCATTTGCGTCATATTTTTCAATAAGCTCTCTACAAAATGCAATTGCTTTGTCGATATTAGTCATTCCTTTTCCTCCTTAAATTAAATTGTCTTCCAGCACAAGAACATTGACTTTCTTAGTGTAAGCAGTACAGGCATCGATACAAATTATATCGTTATCAATATACGGCTCAAAATTAGCACCCTCACCCCATTCAGGAGTTCTATATGCTTTATGGTTCGCGTAGCTACAATGCCAATGTCCTACAACAATCTGTTTCCCTTCTACAGTGTAAAACTCAGACTCATCAAATCCATTAAGCCATCTTGCCTCTTCCCATTCGTTATAGGATGCATTACGCCAATCCACACAGAATGGAATATATCCATGAGTAAAGATATAATGCTGAGTTTCAAAATAGTCCACCATAATATCAAGCATCGGTTTCATTTTGGAATACGCAACAGAACATGCCTTTGTAAAGCTCTCCGTATTAGGAGCAAGATCAAGCACTGTCTGATAAGTTCCATTGTGGAAATCATTGGAACATGGGAACCCTCTCTGCATCATGTTCAACATAAGCGTTTCATGATTACCTCGTACCAGAACCTTATTGGGAAGCGCCATTAGATAATCAATCATTTCCGCAGGCTTAGGCCCTCTATCAATTGTATCTCCACAATGTATTAGCATATGATTAGGGTTCTCTTTATCAAATCCTGCTTCGTTCAATGCCTTAATCATTTCATCAAAATATGAATGAGTATCACTGACTACAAAAAGTTTCATTTACACTCGCTCCTTTAATTAAACCATTTAATTCTTGGATCTCCATGAAAGCCCTTTTCCCAAACAAACCATGCATAACAAACGGCTGAATCCATTTTAATATTTCCATCCTTGTCATACTTAAACTGCCCATTTTTAGCGCACCCTATACGTGTTGTTGAAACATAAATCGTTTTAGGTGGATACTTTTCAAACAACCTTTTTCGTTTTTGCCCTTCTAGGAATGTTAATTTCAGCAACATAGCGACTTTGTGTCCATCAGTTACTAGTTCCATGGCATGTTCAACAAACTCTTTAGCCATACTATATGGAGGATTTGTAACAATATCTGCGTCCATAGGGAGATGCATGTCAAAAAAATCAATTCCACCAGTTCCGTATCCTCTATCAATTAAATCTGTGGCAATAACTTTGTGCTTATGTGCCTTGAATACTTCTGCAATATGACCTTCTCCACAGGCAGGCCCTACAATAGTTTCGCTAAAATCTTCAAGATTCCATAACATTTCTGTTACATTAGATGGAGTTGCATAATAATCTTCATTTTGTCTATCTTCTGTTGTATGATTCGACGCTCCAATAGTTTTATATATACTATTGTAATTGCCCGTCCAGTCTTTATTAACCGCCATAATTATATCCTTTCTTAAATTAAAATTAATGCTGAATAAACTTGACAGCCTTTACATTTTTGTTCCAGCACTTCTGGCAGATACTACAAGTTATCAGCTTGTCTGTCTGGTTCGGGCAACCTGTGGTTCCCTTCGGAAACTCAGGATTAAGAGTCTTATCAGTAAAATCCACATAAGCTACAGGCAAATTGTGCGGGTTCTCTACCTTCCAGCCCAGATGCCAAGCAGAAAATATTATATTCAAATTATCTGGCAGCTTTCCATGCTTATCAAGCCAATCATTTACAATATAATACTTCTTAGTAAATGCCATAAACTTAATCTTGGGGAACTCCAAAGCCAGATTTACCATTCCCTCAAAGAAAGCTGCATCAGGAATATCTCCGCTATCATACCATCTGAACAATGGGAACGGACGATGCTCAAGCTTAAACTTAAGCTGTGCCCAAAAGTCTTCGGGATTTTCATTATACAATCTCAAATTCCTTGTATATGCGCCAACCACAGAAGCCATACTCTGCGTCCCTTTCATGCAGTAGCATCCTGTTGCCTTACAAGGTGCGTCCTCTCTGCAAGTACTCGTAGGAAATGCAAGCGTGTTACACATAGGCCCCGTCTTAGAATTGTGACAACTAAGATTGATCTCATTTGTCTTACAAGCAAGCTCCCAAATATATTCATCTCTCGGTATCATTATTTTCTCTTCCATTTTATGATCTCCTTTATATCACATTAATTTTGTATTATTTATTTCACTTCTAGCTCATCAATCCATACCTGATGAACGGCTTGGTTTTCATCGTTTCCATATGACATTTCAAAATAAATTTCATCATCTTCGATATAAAGAGCTGCCCCATCTTCTTCTGGATAAAGCTCTTTATCGCCATACATTATAATCTCTTCTGCCCAATCATTTTTAAGATTTTCAATAACCTTTTCTTTTCTCTTTATTGCATCTGCTTTTTTAAAATAGCACCCTTCCTTATATATAAGAGTACTAAAATCATAATAAAATTTGGACATTGACATTACGTTATAAACTTTCATTACTCTTCCTCCTCAAAATCTTCTGCGCTTACCAACACCTCATTGCAATCTTCGCACTCTATGCAAATATCAACGGGGTCATTGATATCTCCATATGCTACGCAGACAACATTATGACCTATATGCTCCTTAAGTCTTTCATACATCCAATTCATTTACATTTCCTCTGATAAATCAATATATTTGATATAATCTTCGTCTTCATCGTCCCATAATTCAAACCAATCGTATGGGTCTCCACAACTGCTCCTAAATTCCTTTATCTTATGTCTTCTTGCTACTTCTTTTGCAAGAGACATCATATCTGACTTGTCACCTTTATTCAACTCATCATATACATCATTGTCTTTATCATATCCCATCAAATGTATCATTTATATTTTCTCCTTGATATTCATTGTCTTATCTGGCGGAATTTCATTTCCGTCTTCATCTTCATCCACTTCGCTCCACCAAGACTCCCACATATTGTAGGTTTCGCTCAATCTTTCTACCATAAACTCTTCGCAGCAAGAGTCTTCTACATAATCTTTATATTCTCCCTCTTCCATATCCTCAGTACTATGCCATTCAAGATAATATTCATCAAGCATGTCAAGAATTTCCTTTTCAAGACTCTTGTATGCATCATCCCACTCTATACATAATTCTCTTTCAAAACAATTTACCCAATATCTTATTATCATTTAACATCACTCCTTAATATTTTTGTATTATATACTCATGAACTTTGTAAGCTTCCTTTATCAGTTTCATATAATGCTGCGGAAGATGAGGACAAGGATTACGATGACCTGTGATAGCAGGTCATAGTGATCGTATGCCTCATATTTCGGCAGCATAATTGAAGTTTAGTTCCCTTGTATATAATGGCGCTTATACCATTTTACACACTCAATAATTCTGTAAGCTCTCTTTAATGGGTTCATATAATACGACAGTATCCTGAATGGATGTTCCGAGTGCCCCGTCTGATAGGACGGGGTGATCGTATCCATCTATTCAGGACTTACTGCCGTAGTATTGAATTGAATTACCTTGTGCATATTGGTGCTTATACCAAAACGTACTCTGCATTTTTGTAGATATTTCTTTAGCTGTTTCATATTCTGATCCTCCTGAAATTAGGATACAGTGATCGACCGGGTGATAGCCCGGTCAATAGCTGTATCTTTATTATTATGGAGGATCATAATTGAATTGAAATGCCTTGTACATTCGCAGTATCTATCTGCATTTAATTAGTCATTATAGATTTCTCTCATTCTCCTAATAAAGTTAAAGTTGTTGTCCTTAATTACCTTCTTCATAAAGGCGAACATTCTCCAACCCTCACCTTTATATTCCTTACGTCTCATATTAAGTTCATTTATTGCTTCACTATCATAAATGAAACGTATCCCGTAATCATCTGCAATACCACAATTATGGAACATGATAAGATTCTTAAGAGTGTAATATGCCCCCTCTCCCTTATAAGCGTCAATCCATACCTTGGACTTAGGAGTGTTATAAGGAAGCCTAATCATCTTGCCATTAAATCTCTTCAATGCAGCATAGATCACTGCATAATTACTTGCATACTTAATTTTGATACACTCAATCATCATAGGATCATAAACCTTCTTGTCTAAATCTGCGCAGAAGACATTTACGCCACGAACCTTCTTATAAGGAATTCCCTTACACTTATAAGTTTTAGAATTTTCAATATGCTTTTTAAGCTCATCAATATAATCACAGCAAGTTTTTGCAATCACTTCTCTAGTAAAGAATGTTGCTCTCTCATCAAAGGTTTCCGCATCCCTTACTTCCAGCTTGCTAAGAACCTTAACCTCTTCAAGCATCATCTTGAACTGATAATCATAACCATAATGGCTAAGCGCAGCATTAAAACCAGATTCCTGTCCATCATAAGACACGTAATTCAGCATCTGGAACATTTGTGCCATAACAAATCTTCTATGAAGTTTTGTATTCCTTACATAACCATCTTCTATAATCTGATTTGCAATTGCATCCTTTGGAGCGTTCATTACAATCGGCTCTCCCTTTTCATTAATCACAACAGAAATTGTAGAACCTGCCTTCAAGCCCTTTGGAAGCTCAATATTAAAGTATTTGCTAGTATCAATCCCTGCGTTATTCAATCTGTTCATTCTTTCATTTTTATTCATAATTCATTTCTCCTTTACATAATCCATTTTTTTAATATTACAAGGTCTGGGTCATTATTTGACTGCCAGAACCACTTGCCCATTGTAAATTCATCCCATGTAAGTTTTCCGTTAAGAATCATACATAGAATAAATCCCTCAAGTCTTGCACGAGCCACTTCTCTACGTTCTCCACAAATCAACTCTTCATCAGTTAACTCATTTGCAGACAGCGCCTTGAAATAGCCACGGCGTTTGTTTTCACTTCTTTCACTTGGAATCGAGAACTTGTACTGACTATACAAATTCTCAATTATATCAAGCGGGTCATTTGTCTTGATACTGATTAGCTCTTTGTCTCCATACTCGCCATTATCAATGACTTTCTTCTTGCCAATCTTCATTGTGCGAGTCTCGAAGTTAATATTGAACCTCGAACCTTCGCTTACCTTTTGAATTAACTCTTCATATATTGTCATGTTTCTCCTTTAGCATGTTCCATTGGAATTGCTCATAACATCGGTACATTTCTTTATTGGTTTCATATTGAAGGCGTATGCCTGACTGACGACGGGATGAGGCGGCAGATATGCCGCCTTTGCCCGTCGTTTGGCAGGATTAGTTCGCCTTCTATTGAATTCTGTTACCTTGCAATTCATCGCTGTACTACGTCCGCAATTACTCATAACACCGACGTATTTCTCTATTTGTTTCATATGAGGAAGCCCATGCCTGTAAGGGGACGGGATTAATCAGGTGATAACCTGATGTTTCCCGTCATCTTACAGGTTAAAGGGCTTCATTATTGAATTTGCTACCTTGTAATCACTTGCTACGCTGCAATTATTTTTTTTACATTTGTCTTACTAATGTGTCATATACAGCTCTCCTTGTGAGGATTGCATTCTGCATACAACGAATACTGTAATAGTTCTCTATCTCAGCGGAAGTCTTGTTTCGATTTGCGGTCACATTTTTACCAACTCCTCTCAAAATTGTGCAATCATCTTTGTCATTCACACTACCAAGACCTCCAATCTTTTTCTTTCCAGTTGCACAAGCTCTGATTGCGTCCATTACGAACTGATTGAGCGTTTCAATATCCTTATCGACATTGATAATCGGCAACACCGAAGTTGCCCATGAGTAAGTTCCGTCTCCCTTGTAGAGATAAGAATTTACTTGATTGACTGCTCTCTTCTCAGAGGTCTTGTGCTTCTTTATCGTGCGACTCTCAATCTCTTTCTGAAAACTCTTCACACGAGACTTGGACAATGTAATCTTGTCTCCCTTGATATTGAAACCAAGAAACTTGATCCACCTATCTTTGCGAACGGTTTCAATCTTCTTAGGATTCAAAGTCATCTGCATTTCGCCAAGCATCTTACTGATAACTTCAAGTCCCTCTTTCCAATGATTTCCAATAACCATGAGGTCATCTGAATACCTTACATAGTAAACATCCATCTTACTTACTGCATCATCAATTGGAAACAAAACTGCATCTGCCAAGAAACTTGCAACGCTACAACCTTGCTTCAAAGACTGATAATGCTCGATAAGATTTCCCTCCACATCGAAGCACAAGTCTGTATGATAGTACTTGCGAACAATGTCAATTACCTTGGACTTTCCAACCTTTGCTTCCATTCTGTCAAAGATTTCATCAATGTACTTTAGCGGTACTGAATCAAAATACTTTGACAGGTCTAGCTTTTTGCCGACCTCTACACCAGTTGTCTTAACCATATGTCTTGACAATTCCTGCACAACCTTACCGCAACCTATCCCAGTCTGATACGATTTGCAGCTCTTATGAATGAATTCAGGGAACATTTCAAAGAACAAATTATTTGCAATGGACAAGAAGATACGGTCAATGTTCTCATTTACGAATACAATTCTCATATCTCCATTATCTTTAGGAATCTGCACCTCATGTGGAGGCGCTATCTCATAGCAATCATTTATAATTGCCTGATACAATGCCATTCTTACTTCTGGAGATGTTAGCTTTCTCAGTTCTCCTTTGTCGATATGTTTATCAACCCCGATTTCCAATGCACTCTCCCAACGTTTGATTTCAAAAAATTTCTGTAGTAATATATCGGACATTTCAGCACCTCCAGTTTTATTTTAAGGGGAGCCGAAGCTCCCCACTTTACCAGCTTGCATGATAGAAAACTACTTCCTTTTCAAAGTCAGTTTCCCTCAGAACTTTCTTAAGAATTTCAATAGTATCTTTGACATCATTCAGATAATATTCATCATAAGCTGTACCTCCAAAGAAGAAACCATCACAAGACGGAAGTAATTCTGCAATCTCTTCAGAGTTCTCAATATAATCTCCCTCTTCATAAATTGGTTCCCACTTTTCATTAACCAACCTTTCCCCATTCTTTATCTGCCCATGTACCAGTACCGCCTTATCCTGCACTCTTTTGCACAGGTCAAGCAGCTCCTGAAGCTGATACTCATTAACCTCATAAGCCCCACAATCATCAACCCCGTTCTGAACATTCTCAACGAACCAGTTGTGAATCTGGTTTGCTTTACGCCAGTAACCAACCTGCTGTATGATTGAATTATATCCATATTCATGCTTAGTATCCCAATTGGAATATCTATGTATATTATACGGAGTATAGAACTTAAGAAAATCAGGTCTTATCTCATCCTCTGAATGTCCGCACCATTTTTCAAAAGTATATTTCTTTTCATTCTCAGTTCCTTTCCAACCAAGATATTCCTCAAGTGTATAAATGTCCTCCGGCTTTGCATCCTTGTAACGAGGATACTTATTCAAGTACATATCCAACCCTATGATAACGCATCTCCCTTCAATCATTAATATCAATTTTATACTATTGTACATCCAATATATGTGGGTTCCCTTTGTTGATATGCTTGTTCATAACATCGTTTTAATATTCCACGCCATGTTTCATTTTCTTTTGATCTTTTACCATGAGCAATCGTAATTGGATATTTTCCATTAGAAAATCCAACTCCATATATTAAATGTCCATTTGATATCCCTCCCATAGATATTAATTCCTCCTTTATTCACTGACCTTATTCATATCATTGACATACTCTTCCACAGAATGCTCATTCATCGTTTCAAGCGGATAAAAAGATACCATCTTGCAAGGATAATATCCGTTATCACTTTTAGTTCCATATCTGTTGAGGATGCTCGGTTCGTGTTGGAAACCAACATAAAACTCAAGGGCATTTATGTCAAGATTAATGATGTATGCATACTCACAGAACAGCGAATCCTTAATGAAATCACTATTATCTATCATATATGCGACTGGGATATTATAGAGAGCCTCCAGATCTCCCTGTACATTCCTCAGCAGACAATACCAATCATTTGTAGACCGCGTTGATACACTGAGGTCACAGAAACCCGCATCTACACAAGTTTTGATTTCCTCCTTGGTGGGAGTTGCATCCTCCTGCACCATCTGAATTCTGTCATAGAACTTTTTAAGTTCATCAATGGAATGCTTTTTGATGAAGTTAATCACATCTGCACCAAGCCCATCGGGATAACTGTCAAAGTGATTATAAGTTGTCTTGTCTACTCCATTCTTACGAAATCCGTAAAGTCCTCTTGTACCCATATTAAATTTCCTCCTTTAATTTTGTGTTGTTTTAAATTTCAAAGTCCCAATTCTCGAAGCCGCCACGAACAAAACGGTCTCCCTTATAAGTCTCCCATTCAGTATCAGTTATCTTAGTATTTAATTCATTTTCTGCCTCCTCCTTTGTTTTATATTCATACAAATCATACTCATTTGCGTCTACACACTCATTGATAATCACCTCATCATTCTTTATAAGATAATGCTCCTGAAAGCCAATACCATACTCCTCGGAGTAGGCTTCCATTTCAAGGTGCCATTTTGCACATGCCTCTTCAAGAGTAATGAATTCAAGGTTCTCTGGCTCATCATCTCCGTGATACCACTTGTCAGGGTCATTTCTCATAGAGATTGCATTGCCAATTAGCGCAGAATATACGCTCCATTTACACTGCCCAGTTACAAAAGCCTTGTTCTCATCTTCATAGTCGATATCGGCATCGGCACCTCTGCCCATCCAGATTGTTCCCTTTTGAATCAATGCGTTATAAAAGCTTTCAATATTTTCATGATCACCTTTTACACACATTATAAAACTACATATATTTGCCATTGTTTACCACCCATACACTTTCTTAATTCTCTTGCCCAAGCTACGAGTGTAGCAAGTAATATCTTTGGCAGTTGCCTTGCCGTTATAAATTTTGTGACAGAAGTTATCTGCTTGGTCACTTGTGATTTCCGGTTTGAATTCTCGGAAGAGCAGATAATGAGTCCCGTCATGATGACTCTGACGTGAACGCAGGTTGTTATGCTCATCTACATAGAACTCACCATAATCACAATCCTGAGTCAGATACAGACATTCTCCTATATTGTGGCTGTAAAGTTTATATCCACTTCTACGTCCATACCAAAGACCAATGTCTGCTATACAAATGATCCTGCCTTCGGTTGGAATATTGAGATTCATACGCTCATCGTCAAGATACATATCATTTGTCTCATGCATCCAAACGTTAAGGTCATACTCATTTATTTTTTCTGGAACTTCCATTTCATTGATTTCGAGAAATTCTTTATAACCTTCTGCCCAATCTTCTGGGTTTAAATCATAATTTTGCCATATTACATGCTTCATTCTTCTATCTCCTTAATGATTCTTTGCGTCAAGCAACACACACCTCATGAACGCTTCCAGACAATCAGTCCAGAATTCATCACTATCTTTTAGGTCTTCATAATCTTCTTTACTTGCGCCATCAGGTATGCCCATTGTTGCCCAGACATTCCAAAAAATTTCCTCATCTTCGATGTTACTTCTCAGATAATCATCCATCTTCTTACCGAGCTTTGGACGATCCTTATTGTTAAGATACATAAAATCTCCTTTCTGTAAGGGGGTGGGGATTAGACCCCAGCCCCTACCTTTACATCTATCAGCTTTGCAAACTCATCCATCCAAGCATGACCATCCATAATCTTGCCCCAACGGTTCTCTTCAAAGTTTGCGGTGTTTCTCTTCGGAGCACTATGCCCAACATAATCTGCCATAGCATTTATAGCACCCCATGCAGTTCCCTTGAACTGTGCAAGGTCAGGCATTGCATAGCAGATATAATAGCCATCCTTTATTGACTGGATATTAGCTTTCTTTCTGTCCGAATCATTCTCCGTTATGGGGAACATAATATCGAGGATTTCATTTATCTGTTCACGGTCTATCTTAATATTGGCAAGTCTATCTGCCTCCTCATCAAGAGCGGTCATATACTTTGTTGCCATACCAAGGCAATGTCTCGCTTCAGCCAGTTTCTCATCAAGGTTGCCTATATGCTTTGTACTCCAAGAACGCTTTGCAGTGTTCAGAGCAAGTGACAAAGTGTTATTACACACTACTCGAATCGGGGTCATGCAAATCTTAATTGCACCAGTTCCGTCATGTGCATTTGAGAAGCACATATACGGTTCAACTTCATCACCAAGTATCTTAGTTTCAGGCATCTTAGCCAGAAGCCAAACTCTCTTACCTCCATTCAGAGAGCCAGCAGTTTCATATCTGACAATTCCATTCTCCGTTTCTCCAACAATGTTGTCAGTGAATGAGAATGCTTCATTATTCTGCACAATCTTATATCTGTCACTTACAATACCAAGCACAGACTTATCATCACTTCGAACATTTGCTTTGTAATTCTTTATCTCCGTTCCGTCCTCCATAAAGACGGGAGTCTGTTCGACCTGCCAGTCAAGACCTGCGGCAACAAGGGCTTCTTTACTGTTAGGCGCTTCCTGAATTATCTTGCAACGGTCTGCGGTTTCGGAATAATGCCAAGGCTTAAGTCTGACGCTGAACATGCTGTCATTTGCTTCAATACAATGTGCCATAATTTCATTCTCCTTTAATTAATTTCTATTATTTTAAATACATCGCCATTGCGCAACATAGTGGCAAAAATATATGAATACTTTTGGGTTCTCATATTCAATGCTAAATATCCCGTACTACAATCATTCTTGTAAACATGGATTATATCACCTGCTTTACTCCAATTTGTGTCAGCCAACATTTCTCCGGCTATATAATTGAAACTTCTTGGGATTATATTAGTTTTTGCCATAATATCTTTTACCTTTCCCTAGTTCTACAATGCTATCTTCTGCCTATGCAATAAAGACACCGAAGGAACCATATGTGAATTTGATTCCATTCTCTTTACAAAAGGCTTCTTTATCATGCCTTCTTAATTCCTTTTCAAGTTCTACTTTGTTCACTGTGACCTCGCCTCTAATGCTGGTTCCATTCTTGCCATCAGATTAAGTACCTCTTCCTTTGACATCCAGAAATGTTCCTGCGAAATATAAATGCCATCTTCAACTACACAATTGAAGCGGTCATCCCATTCAATGAAATTTATGTGCTGATTAAAAGCACTCTCTTGAAAAAGATACTTTGTAAATTTATATATTGTCTCGTTTCTGGTTAGCCAACCATATTTCTTTGTCCCATTTTGGAGCTCGAAAGCCACAAATATTTCTTTTGCCTTGTCTTGAGGGACGTTGCGAAACTGTCTCCAAATAGTTCTTCCATCCTTTGTCTTTCTATTTGTGGGAACACTAAAGATGTGTTCCCTGAGTCTTCCAAGTTCCTCTGCTTTAATCCATGGGAACTCTCTTAAATTCCCCTTGCTATCATGATAAGTATCCATTTTTTATACACTCCTCATTGATAATATTTGCATTGCCTCCGCTTCTTCTTTAGTGCAATTATAAAGCTGATTCATATATGTACAGGTCTCTTCTTCCATTGCCTTAGTCGGATATGACTGATAAGGATAATAACCAGTCTGTCCCTTAGTCACTATGATTACCTGCGTTTTATCACTGGGCAATAGAACCGCAGCACGTTCAGGCAGTTCATCAGGATGATTAAGGGCATACATAAGTTTCTCTTTATTCATTTTGACACACTCCTTTTATTAATTGCCTCAATTGGTATTATATTCATAATGAATATCATTTGCATTAATATTCATTTTAGAACGTCCTCAACACACCACCGCCAATGCTCTTCCATTGGATCTCTCCAAACTCACTACAATCAGGCATATCATAATTCACCACATAGACACAAGCATAGCCCTCATCAATGTCAGTATCATCCATGAACCATTCAGACTGATAGTCGCTTACATAAAAGATGCTATCCATTTTCCCTATATTGGTGTAGCTACGAACTACAAGATACACAAGGGCATTGTATTTCTGTTCAAAATCCTGCACCATTTTCTTTTCTTCATCGTCAAGACAGAACAAACCTCCAAGCGGCGGTTCGCTGATCTTCTGCTTTTCTTGCAAGCTCATCCAGATAGGCATTGGGCGTATGCATGAATTCCTTAAATGTCATTTATATAACCTCCCTTTTTATTAAGCCCATAAGCAAACCCTCAAAGTTTCCCTTGAGGGCTTAATATAGGTTTAACTATAATATATATCGGTGATATCCTTTCCGTTATGTGTGATATACAAGGGAATATCATAGCTGATATCGCTTGCAAAGATAATTACATTATCAATTCCTGCCTCGTCCAATGTTTCGCTTAGAGTATCAACTGCATCGCACAGCTCAATAAATTCTGCACTTCCGTATCCCATCGTTGCACCGTCGAAAGTGAAAAGGACATAATACATCCCTTCATCATAATCTGTTTCCAGCACTAAGTCACCAAGATTTTCATAAATAATCTGGTCTGCTATCTGGATTTTCTCTTCTGTGGTATAGGTTTCGCTTTCGCTTCCACAAGCACACATAAACAGGGCACACAGGGCGAGGATGATGCAAATGATTTTTTTCATGATTTCCTTTCCTTTCTTAAAAAAGATATAGCGGTTCACCGCTATAAGACCAATTGTATTTTGGATATGCCTTGGTCAGTGCATTAAATGCTCTTTTCGCGCTTCTTTTGAACAGGTAGTATTCTTCCCAGACTTTGTGTCCCGTTGAATCAGAACCGAAAATGTGCCAGATCGTAATACTCATTGGTATACCTCCTTTCATTTCGCTTGGAACATACCGGAATAGATTTTTTCTTTGTACTTCCACCCCATAGAAGCCAGAAGTTTGGACATTTCGCTTGTGGATACGCACTGAAACTCTCCCTTGATGGGCAGAGGATTGATAGGACACCTGATGCGACAGATGCACTTTCCATTCTCAAAACGAACAAGGAGAATGAGCTGGATATCACGCTCTTGGGCATAGAGTTTTTCGGCTCTTACGAAGTGCTCGGAATACTCCATGTTTCCGTTAACAATGAACTTGCTACAATTAGCATCGAACCACTTGCTCAGATTATCTCGCTTGGTGAAGATGATTGCCTGATGATAGGTAGGCTTTTCGTCTGCCTTGATCAGAGCCAGAGCATCATCACACATATGACGGTCACAACCGTTCATAGCGTAATACGGGCATCCAGTACAGGTTTCGCTTCCAGTACCGCACAGAGACAGGGCTTTCATCACATTTTCCTTATCCATTGTCATTTTCCTTTCTGAATTAAATTTAGTTTTCGCTTATAGCAAGGTTCGATTAGGAAGCAGGGCACTTATTAGTCAGTCCCCTTGTCACATTTTGCGTTGAGCTTTCCCTTTACTCTCAACTAACACGGTTCTCGTTGGACTTTCGTCCCCCTTGCTATAAGATCGGAATGACTCGCTTTCGCTTGTCTGGAATGGGACTTTTTCGGATTAATCCCTTAGAACCGCATATTATTCAAATTTCCCTTTTTCCAGCGTAGCCTGTCGATAAAATCGGGATTTAATTGCATACCCGCCTCTTTGCCTTGCCAGAATGAAAGTGATTAGTCAATATAATATTCGTCAGTCTGTCCGAATACCGTGAAATAGCCGATATGGTTATTTGCCTTGTCTATTTCAATGGTTCCCTTAGTGACTGTCATACGCCAGCCAATAAAGAAACCAAGGACTAACGCCATGATTATGATTAAGATTTGCTTCATTTCCGTTTCCCCCAGTCGTTGACCTCACACCATGTGTGATAGTTATCTTCTTGCGTTTCCCTTTTCCATGTTTGCCACTCATCCCCAGTTCCCTTGAGAACTTCCTTGAGAACCTTGACAGCAACGCCAAAGCCGATGATGGCAAAGACGAACCATGATAATACGCTATCCATTGATAATATACCTCTTTTCCTTTGGAATTTTACGAATTAAGCCAGCTTTTATGAGTAAAGTAAGCCCCTCCTCACCTATTGCTGTCTTGATTGCTTTCCCTGTTGCATGGTCGCCATATTTCGCTTTGAGCCATGCATGATAGGTTTCTGCTTCATGCTCAAATGCATACTGCATATAGGGTTTGCATATTTTACTGAGCACAAGTTCTGGATCTTGATCGGGATGAGCCGCCATTTCCTTTTTGAACTCATCCTTGATCGATGAATTCCAAGGAATACGCAAATCATTAAAGATTTTCTTTTTATCACTGATAAGAGACATGGTTACTCCTTTCTGCTGTCAAAATATGCCACGACAAGGCTATGAACATTTGCGATTGCACAAGCGTCACAGTCAAGGCGAATTCCCTTGTTGCAACAACAGTCACAACTATAAGCAAATGCCTTTTGTGCGTCTGCCTTGCTATTTGCGGCATACTGTTTGTTGACCCCGATCCGTTCGAATTTGCACATAATTTTCTCCTTTCTATGAACTTAAAAACCCTTGAGCTTGACTCAAGAGTTTTAATCTGGGTTTATGATATTGAAGAATAACATGGGCAAGCTGTGAACTTGGAACCTGTCCAATAACCCATGATATTAACCCATCCATAGTGCGCAGAAAGATCATCTTGTATGGAGATATGTGAGCATTGCAGAGTATAATTCTTCCGCTCAGAGTCATGGCCACTGATGTAATAAACACCCTCGGCATACATTACCGAACCCAGATTTAGCACAATCTCACCAATGTTGGGAATACGCACTCCTACCACTTTATTCATCTCCTGATGTGAAATTGTTGAGTAATTAGTTGGTTATCCACCCTCGCCACGTGGAGGCTTACTCTTGAGGGCATGGGTGAAGATAAACCTCACCCGTTAATTGTTACTTGGCCTTAGCTTCAAGCTCGGCACGACGCTTTGCCTGCCGTCTCGCCTTAGCCGCCGCACGACGTGCTTCTTTGCGCTCCTCATCCTCAGCAACAAGCTCTTCCCACGTTTTCATATTCTGCTCCTGTGCCATGCTTGCCAGCCTACGCTCGAAGTTGGCACAGAACGATGTCAGAGTTGCACGCTTGATGACAGGCTTGCCGGAGTCGGCGCACTTCTTCAGCTCTGCCAGCTTGTCGGAAAGTTCGTCATACTTCGCCTGAGTAGCCTCAAGCCAGTCAGGGTTACAGCCGTTCAGATTCTTCAATTCGTCAGCAAGGTTCTTGAGCTGAGACTTCACAGTCATAGCTTCACCGACGTATTCGGTGGTTTCACGGATCGAATACTTTACGATGTCAGCGAAGATCTCAGGGTCGCGGTGCAGACTGAAGCCGTTGATAACGCCGATGTCATCAAGGATCGTCTTGAAAGCGTCCATGCCAGCGTCACGGAGAGGCTTGATGTCAACAGTCTTGCCATGTGCGAGGTCGTCAATCGCCTTTTCGTAGCGGTAGAAAGCCTCATGTGCGGCGCTCATGTGCTTATTCCACAGAGCATAGTTGTCAGGGCCTACGTTGCCCCCGTTGATACGTGCGGCGCTCTTGCTATAGGTAGTTCCGCCTATAACAAGCTGCTGTGCGAATACGGTCATTTTGTTGTTTTCCATAATTTCTCCAATCTGCCCATTTTGGGCGTTCAAATTTGTGTGGCTATACGCCACTTTCAACATAGAGGGATGACGGGCTTATGTTACCGCCCCTTGATACAAACCATAGTCATCAATATGCTACCATTACGGCGTTAAGCTACCTGCGTACACGTAAATCTCCCGCAGTGTATGGAATTACGTCCTCACTTACCATTTATAGCCTTGTATCCTTAACAATTAAGGCAAAGTGCTAACTCTATGCTGAAAGTGACCCATATTTGCTATCTATGCGCCACATTAAGCACAGGGATATATAAGTTATGCGTCGATGAAACCAACAAGTTTGTTTGTAGTGCTATCAAATATAGGGCGTACAATATTGCCCCATTCTTCAATAATATAATCTTTGTCGTCTTTGATAACATGGACAATCTCATCACAGTAGCGGACACGATACTTCAAAGTATCATAATATTGCGCAATGCTAATTAGTTTATAGAGAGTCATAATAATCCTCCTAATAATTTAGAGTGTCCTGTGCTTAATGTGACCCATAGCTGTCACCTATGGGCGTACTATCCCCTTGTTCGGGGTTCAACTGGTAGTACACCAGATACTATGCGAATGGATACACCTCACCCTCAAGGGGCTTATACTACTACCATTCCACGCAAATTCCATGCCCTGCTCTTAGTATCACAGGCGCCGTTCTAGTGTGACCCGACTACGGCGGCGTATTTTCTATACTGTTGCATAGTATCAATATGAAGTTATCAAGGTGCAATAGTGCCTTGTGTCGTTCAAAGTTTCACCTGACAAAATGATACAGTGAGTACCAGATACCTATTGATTCAGTGAGAACCACAGTTAAGAAACTGTCAGGCGCTGTCCCTGAACACAACTTATCAACCAAGAAACTTTATCCGATTTTCAAAGTACACTGTCCATCGTTCAGAGCTTTTCGCCCTGTCCCGCGGGACAACTGTATTACACCACAACTCCATTAAAAAGTCAAACAAATAGTTATTTGTGAGGGGGTACATAAAACGGATCAAACCATTGAAAATACACGCTTTTTTGAAAGGTAGTTCTTCCAGATACTGACTAAAAAATAGTCTTTCATCCTTAATAAAGGGCAAAGAAAAAGAATTCCTCTCCAATAAACCCCTTATTTTTTAAATCCTAGTAATTTCCTACTATTCTATTTATTTCAATCCTCTCGCCTTTTAATAGCCCTTTTCTACTATTATCTTCCAAAATGCTTCCCCCAATTCACCATATTAACTGTACTAATACGATTAATACAGTTTAAAATCCCAAGTCATCCCCTTTGATTTTCCCCTCTTTTAGCCTACAAATGGGTCAAAAATCCACCAAATTGCCCTTTTTCAAACCTCATCTTTAAAAATTATAGCTTCCCCCTACCATACCCCGGTACATTCAACCAAATATATTATTCATATACTCTCTTGACAAAATACAACCTATATGTTATATTTTTATTTGGTTAGCTTTAGCTAAACAAAAGCAAGAGTCCCAATGAAATGGGACGTTTTTTATAGGTGAGTATAACGAGCCTATAAAAACGCTGCAAGAGGGTTAAACAATATAAAGGTCATATATATAAATATTACATCCTCCTATATCTACAAACCCTATACATTATTTCCCTATTCCTTAATCTTAGAAAGGGAAAATTTATATTCTACCCCCTACCTTTTAAAAATTTTTTTGTAAATATATATTAAAATTTTATTATTAATATTATATTATTAAGCGTTATCATTTTGAGACATAAAAAGTCTCTTTTTGAGACATATGTAGTGTCATTTTGAGACATTCTCATTTTGAGACGTTATATCTCTTTTTGACACACAAAGTATCATTTTGAGACAAGTAGTCTCTTTTTTAATATAGTCGTATCTTTTTGACACAAAACCTCTTGACAAATTAATCTTTATATGCTATATTAGCTACAGTACAAAATTAAAGCGAAGGGAGGCTAAGTTTTGGCGAAAAACATTACCATTCATAAGAATATCAAAAGTGCGGATATGCCATATTGTATGATAGACAACGAGGAATTAAATAAAGCTATGATATCTTTAACTGGGGCAGGATTTAAGCTTTATATATATTTGTGTAAAAATCAAGACTCTGTTACATGGCTATTACGGGAAAAACATGTTTTAGATTTTACTGGCCTATCTCGTAGTGCTTATTATAGAGCTATGAATGAACTTAAAGAACAAGGTTACATTATTGAAAGTGAAGACAAAATTGATTTTTATGAAACATCACAGGAGGAATTATGAACAGAAAATATTTAGATGACATTGGCGTAACTGATCGCCCAGACACATGGGCATTCAATGATGGTCGAGAAGAGAAATGGGCGCTGCAAAGAAAAGAATATGGTTTTGATAGTCGTGAAACTTGGAATCTTAACTATAGTTGGCATCTATGGCTATATGAAAGACTTAAAATGTTCGTTGATATAACTATCATCGACCTAGACTTCCATAAGTTTAAATTTAAAGAAAAAGAATATACACAGCGAGAAATGATAGACCTCATGCTAGAACGTCTTAAATTTAGCTTCTCAGAAGAATATGATGATTGGGACGAAGAACAAGTTAAATATGTGTGTGAAATTGAGGAAATTTGGGCTATGGTGTGCCCCGCTATGTGGTGGTAAGGAGAATTATAAATGAAAGTTAAAATAATCACTGCATATGATAAGTATGAATTTGAAAAGAGTATTAATAATCAGCTAAGAAATTATAACTCTTTAGATATTATTGACATCAAATTTTCTACTGTTGAAACGGCATATAACATAACCCATACTGCTATGATAATAATTAAAACGGAGGAAGCAGATGAGATTTAAGCATGGAACAGGAGGGGGAACTATGACTAATGCAGATAAGATTCGTTCTCTCAATGATGAAGAGCTGGCAAACTTTCTTAGGAATATTAAGCAAAGAACTAAAATAGCTCTTACGGTTTATAGTCAAGAAGTTTTTGATGAACTTTGTAATTTAACTTGGTTACAGCAGGAGGTAGATGAATAATGATGATTTGTCGAGATGATAGACATTGCCCATTATGTAGTGATGATTGTGAGTCTTTTATAGAGGTAGTCCCTCAAAGTCTATTTGATCAAATAAAATGGGAAAGAGATGTGGCGCTGGAGCAACTTAATGAAATTGGTTTGAGTTTTGGTGGAAAGCCACGTCGTGGACAGTGGACAATGAGCAGTGATAGACCCGATACAATTATCTGTGACTACTGTCACGAAGCTTTTAAAGCGGATATAAACAGATTTCATTTTTGTCCTAACTGCGGATGTAATATGACTAAATGTAAATAGTTGTTTAGTAGATATGATAGGAATATTAATATAATTAAGGAGAATTGAATAAATGGATGCTATAGAATTTATTAAGGAACGCAATCGAATGTGTAAATCTTTTGATGATGATTGTGATTGCTCTAATTGCCCTGCTTACAGAAATAATTGTTGCAATACTTTCGAATGGCAAGAGGAGCTTGTCGCCATTGTTGAAAAGTGGTCTGCTGAACATCCTTATGTAGATAGTAGAAATAGAGTAGATGCTGATAATATGCTTTGCTGAATGTATCAACACGATTTGCCACAACTGCTGGAAGGAGAATAATTAAATATGATTGAAAATCTTTGTGTTACTGTGAGCAATTACGCAACAGAAGCATTGCAAAGCGTATTGATCTATTGCTCAGAAGAGTGTGGCAAAATTGATAGCTGTAGAGGTGAATACAAAGAGTGTGTTGAAGCTACGGTTATTAAAGCCCTTGAAAAGCAGATACCAAAAAAGCCGTTACATATGCATAAAAATTATTATTGTCCAATTTGCAAAGAAGATGGGTGGATGTTGTGGGACGATGCCATCCCTAACGATATGGACAACTATTGTACCAAGTGTGGGCAGGCAATAGATTGGAGCGACTGCCGCGCGCATTATTGAAGAATGTTATGAGGATGATCTCGTTTATATTCAGCATTTGGAAGCGTATAATACTATTGTTTCTGTTGAAGAACTAACCGAGGCTTGTGACACTTTGTATGGCTAATTTTGGTTACTCTCGAAATGAGGCCGAGGAATCAGCTAGTCATATTATTGAACTCAATAAGAATTATATTGCATCATATGACGAAAGATATAATTTTATTTTAAAGCTTCGCCAGTCAAGGGAAATATTTGAATGATGCATTTTGTATGACAAAGGAAAATGTATTGAGGTGATGTAAATGGAAAATCGACATTGTAGCACTTGTGGCAAAAAACTACCTGATTGGTCTGAGTCGGGTAAATGTTTTGAATGTATAGACAAAGCTTTGGCCCAGCTTTTTAAAAAGGGAACTAAACGAAAGAAGGGGAAAAGTAATGCAAACACCTAATGCGGTCGCTGAAGATATTATAAACATTATTTATGATATATATTATGGGCAAGATGAGGAAGCAATTCAGTTCCGTGTAAATTATGGGACTAATGGTGCAGTGAATAAAATAATTTATACAATAAGAGAAAAGTATGGCGTAGAACTTAAATCTAATGCCTACCCTCTTGACAAATCTGAAAAATCTGCTATAATAACACTAGATACAATACAAAATTAATGGAGGTATGAAAATGAGTTTTGCAAAAAGTATTTTTGTAATTACCAAGTACCCTGAGACAGAAGAAGGCATTCTCGCTGTCTCTAAGAATCTTATGAATTTTGCTAACGCGCATGATATTAGTGTTGAACTGGCTTATAATGGGAGTGGGAATTTAATTTGTACAGTGGATGTTGAGGGACGTACCTCAATGTATTGTAGAGGTTGTGTAGCTGAAATTAAGAATATGTTGGAAGAAGCTTTTAATTGCAAACTAAAAACTTTACTAACTGCTTATTAAGGAGAAATCAATGAAAAGAACTAATAATTTATCTTGGGGTCTATTTAATTTTCGTGGTCGTTATTTTTGGCGAAATATAAAAGATATACCAATTTTTATTAAGCGTATTTTCTTTACTCTTAAACACGGTTATGCCCCTCAAGCACAGTGGGAAACTTATGTGTGGTTTATAGATACGATGCGTGAAATTTTATTTTGGCATCGGCATTATCGTATGGGTACGGGATATCTTCTTGACGAACCTCCTGAGTTTGATAATGAAGAACAATCTAAGCGTAATATAAAGATGTATAATGATGGCATTGATAGAATGCTTGAACTTTTGGCGCAGATGGACGAAAGAAGAGATATGTATGATAATTTAGAGCCAGATGATTGGAAAAAGATGGATGAGATGCGCGAAATGGCTAGCAAAGAATTTTTTAAGCTATTTAACAAGTATTTTTATTATTTATGGGACTGAGAGGGAGATAACATGACTGAGACCGATCTTATTATTCAGGAGTTGCGTAGAGAAAACGAATATCAAGCTTATGTGATCCGTAGACTGGCCCTCGATGCGAACCCTTGCCGTTTTTGCAAAAAGGATTGCGAGAGTGGACGGGGATGTGAGGAATTTGAGTTAAAAGAGGGAAGATTATGTTTTTAGTGCTTTTAATTGTTTTATTGCTAACAGGGGGAATACTGTATGGAATATGTTGGTTTATGTGGTGGATAGAATTGGAAGAAGATACATATAAATTTTCTTTTAAGCAATTTTATTCATTTTATACTATTTCGCCTAATAAATGGTATTTAGGCGATGAGCATGTTAGCTTGCGTATTACGGGGCAATCTATTGGTGAAACATATGAATTTCGTTCTTTTATTGATTGTTTAAGATATAAACGTTTTAGAAGAAAGGTTGAGAAAAATCAAGAGCAACAAAAGGCGATGCGGTCTCAGCAGAAGCTCATTGATGAAATGAAAAAGGTCATTGCTGAAGAAGAAAGAAAAAATCAGCAGTGGACACAAGATAAGCTCCACTTAAATTACGAATGGAAACAGAATAAGTTAAAATCCAATAGTGACTATTGAAAAACGGTGTGAATTTTGCATCCAATTCTTTAAGTAAGGTAATTCCATTAGCAAAATATAAAATTAAAAATAGCTTCGAAAAATCAATAGAATACAATAGGAGGCATTTATGGTAGAACTAAGAGAAACATGTATAGAGTGTACCAATGATAGAAATACAGCAACTTTTTGTTCTAATGAGCAAAAATGGATTAATAAGATTTATAAATTAGCAGAAAAGTATGAGAATGAGGTTAAAATTATAAAAAATCCAGAAGACAATGATGGATATATATTGGTGTATGTCCCTAAGAGCTGGATGAAGCTTTCTCCTCCTAAACAGGTTAATTATACTGATGAGCAGAGGGCGGCACTTGCAGAACGTATGTCGATGGCTCGGCAGAAAGCTAAGGAGAAAAATAAATGAGTAGATTAATAGTTATGACTGGCCCGTGTTGTGCGGGTAAGACCACATTTGTCAATAAGATGAAAGAGGAAGGTAAGCTTGAAGGCTTTGATATTATCTGTCCTGAAGAGTATTATGAGTCCATAAATGGTAGTGCGGCTGACCGTTCTAATAGAGAGTGGGCTTGGCTCCTAATTTGGCAACGAATTTTGGGCAATATGCAGAGCGGTACTAACACGCTCGTTGATGCGAACGCACCGATCGAATGTGCGCGGACTCAGTATCTTGAATGGTTTAGGGGCTTTACATCTCACGAACTTATCTGTATTGACACTAATGTTTCAACTCTTTGCCAGCATAATGAAAAGCGCGTTGAACGCAAATTGTGTGGCTGGGATTTGATAACTCAGTTGCGAAAATATGAAAATCCAGCAAACGACCGCCGCATTGACGAGTGGGATTCTTTTATGTATTGGACTTCTAATGAAGATGGTAGTTTTACTTTGATTAAAAAGCATAAGAAAGGAGAGTTCTAATGGCTGAGAAAATAGATGGCTCTTTGGTTTGTAATGGAGATGATGACGATATGTCTAATCCTTGTTGGGAATGTAAATATTTTGTGTTTCCTATTGGTTGTATGAAAGGAGAAAAATAAATGAATATACAGATTTCTGCGCCATATCAGCCTTGCGTGTATCATTGCCCGTTTTGTGTGGCGCGTGGGCACAAGCATGGTTATAAGTTTGATAATCTCTATGGCACTAATGAGGAAGTTTATTTTTCGAGGCTCCGCAATTTTTTGACAAATTATAATCTCAAAACTGGCGCATATCCTACTGTTATAATTACTGGCGAGTGCGATCCTTCTCAGGATATGAGATGGGCAACGAAAGTAGCCAATGAGTGTAGTGATTTGGGTTGTAAGGTTGAGTTTCAGACTCATAATCTATCATTGAAGGAAAGAGATATTCCTCATTCAATTAAAGTGCTCAGTTATTCAATTACGAATCCTCGTGAATATCTAAGTGCGTGGCGTTATACTAAGCCTACTTGGTGTACTAATCGAATGGTAATGATACTGCGCGATGGCTTTGAATTCCTCAATAAGGATAATTTCTCCCCTATGGGGTTTGATCAGGTTACGTTTAAGGCATTGAATGAGGGAGAAGATGATAAAATAAATGCTTGGATTGCTAATCATCGTCCCGGTAATATAGATAATTTTTATGAAATTATGGAAAATCGCAATGGTAGTACCCTTTCTGTTAGAGTAGATACAACGTGTCAGCATGCTGAGGGACGTTATTATGTCTTTCGTAGTGATGGTAAAGTATATGAGAGCTGGGAAGCTGCGGAACCAATAGGAGGGATGTAATATGTATGATCTTTGTAAACATTGTGAGTGGATTAACAAACCTTATTGGAGTATTGTAAGTCCATGCCAAAGTTGCCCAAATAATATGATTGGGACTTATCATTGCAATACTGTAACAACGACTGACGGTAAAACACTTACTATACATTCTGGTAAGCATACAGGGGATGTGTTTGTGACTGGATTGGATACAAATCTGCCTACTGAGGAAGAATATCGTAAATTTGCTGAGGGTACACTTCAACAAAAAGAATGGTCTGAACCAAAGTATATTTGCCCTGAATGTGGTGGGGGTATGTGTCGTAATGAGATGTATGAATTTGCTTCCTATCCTCCTAAATATCAATATCAGTGCAACAAGTGTGGACATATAGATTATCAGTATATTTGAGGTGCAATATGAATCAAAGAAATTGTCCAAATTGTGGGGCTCCATATGACATTGAATTAAATAAGTGCCCATATTGTGGAACTAGTTATTATGATTTGTCTGCTCTTGATATAGACGCTCAGGAACCGTTTTATTTGAAAATTAAAAGTAATATTAATGGCATGCCTTGTTATATTACACAACTTGTTAGACCTATGCGAGATATGAATATGGAATTTGGTATGGACACTACAGATGTAATAGGGATGGGTGGAAGTCGGCTTTGTTCATTTGTACAGAACCAGACTTTGACAACAAATATTAGCTTTCAGGCAATCCCATCAGGTAAAAATAAAGAGTTATGCATAATTGAGGTGATGGAATGAGAGTTATTTCAAAGAATGCCTTAATGCAACAGCTTACTCAAAGTTCTGGGGAATATGTGAGTAAAACAAAATTATTATATTGGTTTGCAACGTTTGGATATGACGTTGATATAAAGGAGGAACCACAAAATGGAGAAAAATCACATGAATGAAATTGCTGCATTATTAGGTGTAGAGCTTGATGAAGAATTCATAATAGAGGATTACGGTACTTATGTATTGACATGGCAAGGGCTTATGCGAAAAGATGGGGTTGTACAAGGGTTGATACTTACTTTGCTACTTACTGGAGAGTTAAAAATTAGGCGTAAGCCTTGGAAACCTATAAAATATGATGAATATTATTATGTTGCCGAAGATGGACTGACGTGGGGAGCAGAGTGGATAGATAATGATGTAGACCGGATGAGATATAAGCTTGGCAATTGCTATCGTACTAAAGAAGAGGCAGAAACTAATGTAAACAAATGGAGTGCTTTTTATGCTTCAGATAAGCAAATTGAAATATGAGGTGATCACTTATGTATGTATGTTTAGATTGTCAAAAGACATTTGAAACCCCTAAATATTGGATGGATAAACATGGTTTGGACTCTCCTCCTTATGAAACATGGAGAGGATGCCCTTATTGTGGAGGATGGAGTTATATTAATACTATTATATGTGATTGTTGTGGAGAGGAAGTCGGAGAAAGTTATATTAAAACCGCTGATAATAGAATATATTGTGAAGAATGTTATGTGATATATGAGTTAGGAGAAGAATAAATGGGGAAAATTAAAGATTTGACAGGTCAGAGATAACGTTTAAGACCAAATTTTGTGAAGGATATAGAGGATTGATTATCATACAATCCACAAGATTGGAGTGATGATTATTGGCAAAAGCGCAAAAAACACAGCAATTTATATATAAAATTAATTCAAGCTTATTAAAACAAAATAATTGGGACTTAAATTTGTCCTTATCAGATGCAAGAAAGATTCCCGGAGTGGTTGTTTCTTTAGCTGACTCACAAATTTTGACTTGGATTAATGAATTAAATGGGACAGAAGATTATGATTTTAAGGCAAAACAGATCAAAAAAGAAATAAAAGAGATTAAAAAACAGCCAAATAGTGCAGAAAATAAAGAAAAAGTTTCAAAAAAATATAAAGATTTATATGAGCTACAGTTTAAAAAAGACTATTTGTGCTTAGTAATAGATAAAAAAGGTGATTATGATAGAGCTAATCAGGGGTTTAAGATAAATGGCATTCCATATAAACGCCTTATTTGTACGACAAATGGTGTAAAAACATCTAGTGTTGTTTATGCTGCAGATAGATTTGTTGAATATAATGGTAGCATGATTAATATTCATGATGAACTAAAAAGGCGCATAGAAAATGGTAGAAATACATCAGTTAAATTGTCTCCTGCTAAATATGGGGCTTACGAATCTCTGGCTGCAAGTGCTTCTATACCCGTTAGCTGGCCGAGAACTGGGGATAATAAAATTCCCGGAGGTATAATCGTAGTTAAGGATTGCATTGTCCATTTTAAAACTGATTTTATAGAGATTGATGACAGTGATCCTACAAAAGAACCAAAAGTTACTGAAAAGCATAATGAAGATTTTGAAAATAATATGTCTGATGGGTGTTCGATGATGCTTCCTCATTTATCAAAAAGATGGAATGGTGAACTGAATGGAGATCCAGATCATACAATGAGTGGATGTAATATGCGTTGCGCATTCACAAAAGGTATGGCTTTGACTTTTGATTTTATAAAATTTGCGGAAGAAGTTGTTGGTGCATCTGAAAAATGTCCTGAAAAATATTTAATTAAGGATTATTGGGGGCAAGAAAGAGACATCAGAGATGCAGATTTAATATTGACTGAAAGCCAGCTTAAATTGTGCGGAAGTTATTCTTCATGGGAAGATTATTATCAAAAATGTATTGAAAATAAATATACTTTAAGAGTTACAAAGACTTCTGAAGAAGAAAATGATGATATAAGACAATTAAATTATCAATTCATCCAATCTTTAAACCTTACAGATGAGGATATTGATGAACTTGTCTCCCCTACTGTTAATGAAATAAAAGACATTATGGGGTTAGACCCTCGAAAAAGCATAGCTTATTTATGTGGCAAAGGTTTGAATGAAAATAATGTTATGAGTGCAGATAATATTGCAAAAGCGCTTATGATTGATAAAAGTACAATAAATGACCCTTATATCCGCTCAAAAATCAAAAAAATGATTAATAGGCGCATAAAAGATGCTAAAATTGGAGTTTTAGACTTACATGGTAATTTTCAAATTCTTTCTGGTGATTTATATGCTCTTTGTGAGAGTATGTTCGGGTTAGAACCGCATGGGATTTTAGATGCTGGAGAAATTTATAGTAAGTATTGGTATGATGAGGGTGTTGATAGAGTGCTTTGTTTTAGAGCTCCAATGAGCAATGCTCACTCGATAGTGTCTCAGAATATTTGTAAGAAGCAAAAAGCTCTTTACTGGTTCCAATATATTGATACCTGTATAGTTGTTAATGGTTGGGACACTATGCCAGCGGCGCTAAATGGTTTTGATTTTGATGGAGATCTTTTATTTACAACAAATAATGCTCCTTTAATGAGAAGACAAACTAACCTTCCTGCTTTGAATTGTATACAGACTAAGGCTCCCAAAAAGATTGTGACAGAAGATGATGTAATTGCATCTAATAAGGCTGGATTTGGTAGCAAAATTGGTTCTATAACAAATAAAATTACTCAAATGACAAGTTTAATGGCAAATTATGCTCCCGGCAGCAAAGAGTATGAAACTCTTAGATATAGAACTCAATGTGGGCAGGCATTGCAACAAAGGGAGATTGACAAGGCAAAAGGAATTTTACCTATCCCGATGCCTAAAGAATGGCATAATTATGGAGCAAATATTATTCAATCTGATGATTCTGAGGAAATTCAAGAACAAAAACGCTTTAATCAGAGGATTTGTGCTCATAAAAAGCCTTATTTCTTCATATATAACTATGATGCAGAAAGAATTAATTATCAAAATTTTATTGAAGAAGCGAACTCGAAATCAACCAGTTTATATGGAATTTCGTTTGAGGAAATGTTAAAATTGGGCGATTTAGATGGTGAAACTGAGAAATTTGTTAATTATTGTTCTGCAAAATGCCCAATTGATATGTCCCCTTCTACTATGAATCGTATATGTCATAAAATAGAGAGTGAATTTAAAGAAAATTTTTCGTGCGAGGATGTTGAATTTGATTATACAATTTATAAATCAAAAAATGATGTAAAAAGAGCTTCATATGCCGAAATAAAATCCTTATGCGAACATTATTTAATGGATTTAAAGACTTTAAATAGTAGAAAAGTTAATAATGAAGAAGAAAGAAAAATACTTTTAGCAGATAAAGATAGACTTCTTGAAACTCTTGTAGAAGATGTTACCTCTGTGTGCCCTAATGCAGAATCTCTATGCGACATGCTTTTAGACATTTGTTATAGCGGCAAGATGAGTAAAAGTATAGTTTGGGATATTTGTGGTGGGCAAATTATTCAAAATATGTTAGAAAAGCATGATTACATTTTAACATATCCTGAAAAATGTGGAGAAGCAGATTTTTGGTGTTGTGGCACAAAATTTTCTAATAAAACTATAAAAGTTGGAGGTGACAGTATAGATGAAGTTTAATTTCAATGAAAAAAGTAGAATTTATAATATTATAGAAGATGGTAATGTAGAAGGATTAAGTGAGAATAAAGCTATTTGGAATGCTGCAATTTATTATACACAACTAAATCCGGTTGATCCGCAGGACGTGTTTTGGGAAGTTGTTAAATTTATGGAAACGCATTATCAAGGGTTTATGTATCAGGGATATGTAAATATTATTAATAAGGATATTAATAAGGCTTATAAATATAGAATCAAGGATGTCAATCTGATTAATATTACTAAAAAGGAAATGGATAAAATTATGTCCCTTGGTGATATTAAAAAAGAAAAAATTGCATTTGTAGTATTAGCTTTAGCTAAGTATCAAAATGCTGAGAGTCAAAGAGATAATGACACCTTTTATGCAAAGACCTCTGAAATTTTTAAATTTGCAAGAGTTTCAATACCTGCGAAAGAAAGAGACTTATATTTTGGGTTTGCATATAGAGAAGGAATTCTTAAACAGAATTTTAGCATTGGATATAATGCTTTGACTGCTGCTTTTGTGGATCATGAGGAAGAAGAAATTGTTCTTACCCTTGATGAATATGATTATCTGGAGCTTGCTTATGCCTTTTTGAATTATAAGAATGGTGGTTATAGAAGATGTAAAACGTGCGGCAGATGGTTTAGAGTAAAAAATAATAGTCAACAATATTGTAGTATATGTATCCCGCCATCTACTTATCAACCTCAATATAAAGGCCAAGGGGATAATATTTTCCCAGATGCGTTTAAGAAAATTACCTGTATTGATTGTGGGAAAGATGTTTTTTTGGAGACGTATAAAAGCGTGAGGACTTGTAGGTGTGAAGCGTGTCAACATCAAGCTACTTTAGGAAAGTATGCTAGATATAATGCTACAAGAAAGCGATAGTTTACCACCGTTCAATTTGGATTTGACAACACAAAATTAATGTCAAAAATGCAAGGTATTCTCTTGCATTTTTGGCACTTTAGCTAACTAAAGTTAAAACAAAATAGTAATGATATAAGGATATGCCTTGTATTAAACTAATAAAAACAATAACGGAGGTACAAAGAATGGACGAACTATTAAGTAATGTATTGGTGGGAGTTCCTGAGCCTATTGCAAACCTACAACTACCTGACCCAAATCTAAGGGATTACTATAGGGATGAGCAAGATAGAATTTATTGGCTAGATAGCCAGATTTCTGATAATACTCTTGATTTAGTAGAATTCATTATGAAGTGCAACAAAGAGGATTCTGGTAAACCTGTAGAAGAAAGAAAGCGTATTCTTGTTATGATAGACTCCCCCGGTGGTTCAGTTGAAGTTGAGCAGTCAATAATTGGAGCAATGAGAATTAGTCAGACTCCTGTTTGGACGTGTGTATATTGCACAGCATATTCTGCAGCAGCAGATATACTTACATGTGGACATAAGCGTTTAGCTCTTCCCGGTACTGCTGTAATGTTTCATGCGGGTTCGGGAAGATATGAGGGGACTCAGGCACAAATTGAATCTGCAAAGAATTTCTTTGATAAGATGAATAAGACTATTAATGAGTACGTCTATAGTAGGACAAATTTTGATACGAAGATGAAGAATAAGCTTAAGAAGGATGACGTTTATATGAACGAAGAAGATGCATTAACCAATGGGGTAATCGATGGAATTATTAAGTCATTCGATGAACTATTTTAATGCAAGGGAGGATTTGTATGGCTACAAAGAAAAAGGCTGTTACAAATGAATATAGTAAAAATATCCCTATGACATTAGATGACCATCCTTTTTTTGGAATAGTCCCTGATAAAGAGCAGAAAGAGCTTATAGATGCTGTGTGGAAGAGAGAGAAAAAAGTATTTCTTGTAGACTCAATTGCTGGGTCTGGTAAGACTCTTATTGCAACAGCATTAGGGGTATTAATGGTAAAACATGGGCTATATGATAAAATCGTTTATATAACCTTTCCGGGAATTTATGAAAAAACACAAGGATTTTTACCCGGTGATCTACTTACGAAGTCTGAACCATATTTTCAACCGTTATATGATGCATTAATTACTATAGGAGAACTACCGGATCATGTATGCAATACTTCTGCCCCTGCTATAGAAAACGGGACAGCATATATTGAATGTGCCGTATCAACGTATATGAGAGGTATTAATATTAATAATGCATTTGTAATTATTGATGAGTCTGAAAATGCTGATTTGCAGACTCTTGCTAAGGTTATAAGTCGTATTAATGATAATAGTTTAGCTATGGTAATTGGACATTCAGGACAATGTGATATGTATGATAAAAGACAATCTGGATTTACTGCATGTATTGATTATCAAATTAAGCATCACCCTGAGATGTGCCAGTCATTTAACTTATTAACTAATCATAGAGGCAAGATAAGTCAATGGGCTGATTTAATGCTAGATGAATATGAGGAACCAAAATATGGATTTATTTATATGACAAAAAATAATATTAATGGGAAATTATACATTGGGCAACATACTAGAACTATGAATCCTAAAGATATTAATGATAGTTGGTATCTTGGTTCTGGAGATGCTTTACATATGGCAATTGCAAAATATGGTGAAGAAAATTTTACACGAGAAATTATTTATGAATGTGAAAGTAAATCAGAACTTGATTATATGGAAAAGGTCTTTATTAATTATTACAATGCAGTAAAAAATGAAGATTTTTATAATATTGCTGGAGGAGGACAAGGTGTTGGTGCGGGTGAAAATCATCCGATGTATGGCAAACACCACACTTCTGAGGCTAAACGTAAAATTGCGGATGCTATGAGTGGAGAAAATAACCCTATGTATGGGAAATGCCATACTGAAGAGACAAAAAAGAAAATAAGTATGTCAAAAACTGGTGTTACAATCCCTCATACTGAAGAATGGAATTATAAAATTGGTGCAAGTAATAGTAAACCAGTTGCACAATATAATAAAGATGGTGAGTTGCTTGCAATATTTAGAAGTAGAACTGAAGCAGAAGAAATAACAGGTGTCCAGCATCAATGTATTGGAAGGTGTGTTAATGGAGAACGTAAAACTGCCGGAGGATATATATGGAAAGATGTTGAGACGGATGAACTAGAAGATTAAGGAGGAACAAAAAAATGAGTAAAGCAGCATTTAGTCGTAAATATACTTTGAATGCCACAGGCATTCTTTCAATAGAAGATGATATCGTTTCAATAGAAAATCCAGATACTGGAGAACTCATACCTCTATCTGATTTGATGGCTGATTTTAAAGACAAGACTTGTAAACTCAGCTTGAATTATGATGAAGACTATGAGTAAGGTGGTGTGTATAAATGATCCTAAAAAAGAAGGATATTGCGAATGAAATATATCAGAGGTCTGATTTTTATAAAGGGCCAATAGAGGATCTTCTTGATATACTTGATGATGTTATAGTGGAGTATCTAGGCAAAGCAGAATTAGATGACAATGTGGAAATTCAAATTGCTAAGGGGTTAATAATAGGATCGCGTAGAGTGCCAGAACATGAGGCCAAAGATCCTAGAAATTTGAGTGATGTTATTGTTCCTGAGAGGGTACTTCCCTATGCGAGATTTACGGATACCTTTAAGCAAAAAATAAACGAGTGAGAGGTATGAGAATGGAATATAAGAGATTTGAGAATGAAAATGAGGATTCGTATATTTTAAGAATATGTTCAATGAAGAACGAGCAAGGTTGGACTTGGCAAGATATTGCAGATATTTTAAATGAAGCTCTTGGTCATAATTTTGGAGAATCATGCTATCGTAAAAAGGTGCAACAATTTAATAAAATGTTTGAGGCCAATGAGGATAAGATTTTTACTGATGATGAATATCTGAAGAAAATTCGTAAAGAAAAAGACGAATTATATAAAGCTAAGAAACAGTTTCAAGACCAAAGGCGAGAATATAATAAGATTCTTGCTATGGATGCGCGTTCTGATCATTTAACAGAAGAACTTATCAAGGCTGCAAATAGATTAAATGCTGAAAAGCAACTTGGTATGGATAATGTAAGTTTTTATATGAATTCTGAGAATGATGCAGTTCTTTGTTTAACAGATTGGCATTATGGAATGGTGACTGATAATATTTGGAATAAATTTGATGTGGCTACATGTATTGAAAGAGTTAATACATTGTGTGCGAAGTGCAAGGAGTATTTAAGCCTACATAAGGTGAATAGACTTCATATTCTATTGCTTGGAGATTTTATTTCAGGGGCAATTCATTCAACGGTTCGGGTCGCTTCTGAGGAAGATTGTTGTGATCAGTTAATTCATGTTACTGAATTGATTGCAGAATTTATTGATGAGGTTTCGACTAAGGTTAATGAAGTTCATGTCTATTCTACTTATGGCAATCATGCAAGAACTGTACAGAAGAAAGATGATAGTATTCATTCAGATAATATGGAGAAAGTTATTCCTTGGTGGCTTAATCAAAGATTTATAAATAGTAAAAAGGTATTTATACAAAGCAATGATTTTTATGAGTTTATTTATTTGAATGTTCTTGGACATGATATTATTGGAGTTCATGGTGATTTAGATAGATTTGAAAAGATAGGTATGGATATGCATACCTTATTCCATAAGCAATATGGGTTTGATGTTGAATATACATTCAGTGGAGATAAGCATCATCTTGACTCAAATGATCCTTATGGCATAGAGAATGTGTTGGTTAGGTCATTATGTGGGACTGATAACTATGCAAATAATAAGAGGTTATACTCTAAAGCTGGACAAACTTTATGCATTTTTAATCAGGAAGATGGTAAGGTTTGTACTTATAACATAGCATTTTAATACAATACGAAATTATTTATTCGGCAGTAATTATAGTTTACTGCCGTTTTATTATATTGAAAGGAAGAAAAAGACAAATGGAAGAAAAGAAAGCTAAATTGATATTTAATGCTGGGCTATGTAGAGCTCTTTTGAAGCGCAATTGTAATCTTATTGATATAAAACCGGATAGGGATAACCCTGTTAAGAGTGTTTTTGTCTTTGAGAGAAATGAAACTTTTGAAAAGGCATTTGCAGAAATTAATGATGAATTAAAGGCTAAAGAGGGCCAATAATGCTTCTTTAAAAAAAATACTAAAAGAAGGGAGGAAGAGCAATGGCACCAAGAAATCCTAGTAAAAGGGCAGCTCCTAAGAGAGAAGAAAAGAAAAAATATTTATGCCCGTATTGTAATAAAGAAAAGGTTGAGACGGAATTCTATATGAGTTCTGATCCTCTGGTGATGACTGGTAAAACTACAATGTGTAAAGATTGTGCAGAAAAAATAGCTAGAAATTGGGATCCACGCACCAAAGAGTATCATGATTGTACTAAGGCTTCTGTTCAAGAGGCCCTTGAAAGGCTGGATAAACCATTTTTAGATAAAATATGGGATGCCAGTTATTTTGAATATATTAATGATAATGCTGGATTAAAACGTACTAATATATGGGCTTCATATATTAAGAATATTGGGATGCAGCAATATCGTGGTATGCGATGGAGAGATGGAGACTTATTTACTAGTTATAAGGAAAGAGCTTTAAGAGAAGCAAAAGATGTTTCTGCTTCTGCGGATGTGCAGAGTGAAATTATCAAAGAGACAGAAGAATATGAAGTTAATCGCAGGGATGTTATTCGTATGGTTGGGTATGATCCTTTTTTAAATTATCCTATTAAAGAAGATAAACCAATATTATATGCACAGCTTGTTAGTTTTATTGATGATGAGACCAAAAATGATGGTATGAAAATGAATGCTGTTATTCAAATTGTACAGGCATTTAATCAGATACAAAAGATTAATGATGCGATTAATGATTTAACTTCAGATGTAAGAAAACTAAATAATAATAACGGAACAATTAAACAATTGGCGGACACTACGACGAAACTTCTTAGTGGTGCCAATGCTTTAGCCAAGGATAATGGTATCTCCGTTAATTTTAATAACAGCAAAAGTAAAGGTGCGAATACTTTAACTGGTAAGATGAAAGAGCTTGACCAGATTGGGTTTCGGGATGCAAAAATTAATATGTATGATATTGATTATTGCAAAGGAATGCAACAGGTTGCGGAAATTAGCGCTCAAGCTCAAGTGAATCAAATTGGGTTTGATGAAAATGTTATGAATGAAATTGGTAATATTAGACGTGAACTTATTGATGATTTACAAAAACAACGGGATAAAGCTGTGGAGAGAGCGAGATTGCTGCTTATAGAAAATAGGGATTTAAAAGATTTCTTAAAAGAAAAGGGTTTGATAGATGAATTTGGGAGAGTGATTGATAATGAATGATATCATTCTTACCGAGCAACAAATATTAGAAAACTGTATTGAAGATTGTTTTGAGGGGTTTAAAGATTTATGTGATGAGTTAGAGGATACTTTTGGAGAATATAATATTTTTGTAAAACCAAATCTATATAATATGACTACTAAAAGGTATAGAGAAAAACTTGATCTTGCAGAATTTTTGCAATGGGGCCGTCGTAATCCTTCTAGATTTATTGAAGAGGTCTTTAACGTACAGTTAATGGATTATCAGAGATATTTAATTGATAGTTCATGGACTAAGCCATTTGTGGTATGGGCAATGTCGAGAAACGGGGGCAAGAGTTTGCTTGCAGCATTATTTATTATGGCAAAAATGCTACTTATTCCCGGGTTTAAGGCTTATATATTAGCTGGAGTAGGCTCTCAGTCTATTGAGTTATTTACAAAAATGGAACAATTTGCACTGAAAAATATTTCATCTTTTACTAATTTAAACGATGTTTTTCAAAGTAATGTTGTAAAATCTCAGGCAAATTCAACTGGGTGGGTGCATAATCCTGCTAGTTATACTGTAAAGACTTTTGGTGGAGCTCAATGCTTTACACTAAATGGAGCATTTGATAATAATAGATCTAAGCGTTCAAATCTAAATGTTTATGATGAAGCAATGAATGCACCAGATGAATTATTCCATACATCTGAACCATTTACTACTCAGAACGCTGAGTTTAAGATGGGTAAAGATTTTAATGCCGAAGATGTATTGGCAGAACCGACTCCGTTCCCAAACCAATTGCTTTATTGCTCATCTGCTGGCAGAACAGACCAATATTTTTTTAAAAAATATAGAGATTTTTCAATTAGGATGTTCGCAGGCGATAAGCGTTATTTTTGTGCAGATATTTCATGCGATGTTATTATTAAAGCGACTGTACACAATAAATTGTGGCCTGTGCCTCTTCTAACTCAAGAAAAAGTCGATCAAGCTATGCGTGAAGATAAAGAAGCGGCACTAAGAGAATTTAAAAATATATTTACTTCTGAAGGCGGAGAGGGCCAAGCTATTAAGAGAGCAGATATTATTAGAGGTTCTGCTATAAGGCCACCCAAATTGCAGAATGATGATGGCAGCAAATGGGGATTGTTCTATGACCCTGCAAGAAGTAAGGATAACTCTGTAATATTATGTGCGGAGTATTATCAAGATCCGAATGTTGGTTGGAAAATGAGAATTCAAAATGTTGTAAATCTTATTGATATTGAGAAGAAAAATAAAACGCCAATGACAACCCCTAATCAAGTTAAAGAGTTGAAAAGGCTTATTTTAACTTATAATGGTGAAGGATATGCGGATTATGAAAATATTTTGAAAATTGGTGTTGATGCAGGTAGTGGTGGTGCAGGAGTTCAAACTACAGACTTTCTATGGGAAGATTGGGAAGATGCAAACGGGGTTATGCATCGTGGACTTATTGATAAGGAATATAGCCCTGAAGCGGTTAGATTATATCCGAATGCTATATCAGATAAATTATTGTTAATACAGCCTGCAAAATATAAAGTTGAAATGTATCGTGCCGCAATTGAAATGATTGACTTGAATCTTATAGAATGGCCAGCCGAATATGATAATAGAGGGTATCTTACGTTGACATATGAATTAAATACAAAAACGGGAGTAAAAACTATTAGGACAACTGACCCGTCTGAAAAAGAATATAAAGAATTAGTAAAAAAAGGCATTGAAATTGTGCGCGAAAAGTACAATTTAAGCCGAGATGAAGAAATTGCATTAAAGCAAATTGATGCTATGAAAACTGAGCTTGTAAATATATATAGATTTAAACAAGCTAATGGTGGAGATCGTTTTGATCTTGCTCCAGCAGTTGCAAATAAAATGCATGATGACAGAGCTTATGTCTTTGTTATGGCGGCTCATTTTTTACAACAGTTACGTAGAGAACATTTAATTAATCGTAAAAAGGTAAATACTTCTAGTATAATAAATATGCTCCCAGCTAGGCAAGGGAAACAAGTTGAAAAATTATTTGGATAAGAAAGGAGGCCGATGCCTTTGGAAAAGTTAAATAAAGAACTGACAGGAAAAGAGCGCATTGAGGCTCTCCAGAAAGAGGAAAAAGCTAGAGCAAAATTTGCTGCGGTAAAAGATATTTTACAGCTAATTGATTTAACGCAAAATCAATCTAGGGCTTACACAGTATATTCTAAGGAAAATTTAAGAACTTATTTGCAAAATCCTTCTACGGAAACAAACCAGAAAAACTTAAGGAATTTATCTGAATTTTTATATACTGTTAGTTATGTATATAGAAGACTGGTATTAAATAAGGCGAACCAATTTGATGCGAAAAGTTATATTGTTTATCCTAAATTAAATGATAATGGTGAAGTTGAAGAAACTTCTTATCAAAATTATATTAAGATAAGTAACTATGTGCAGGGTATGCATTTAAATACGCAGATTCGTAAATGTTTAATTAAAGCATGGTTGGACGATGTTGTATTTGGGTTCTGTTATGGCAACCCGGACGAAGATATGTTTTTTATACATATATTAGATCCTGATTATTGTAAGATTTCTAGCGTTGATTATTATAGTGGGAAAATAAATTTTGCATTTAATTTTTCATTTTTTGATGGTTCTAATAGTTTTTATCTTGATGTGTATGACCCTATTTTCAAGAAGATGTATAATTCTTATAAATCTGATAGTAAGTTGCGTTGGCAAGAATTACCTCCAGAGCGAACATTCTGTTTAAAGATTAATGAAGATAATTTAAATTATCCTGTACCTCCATTTTCAGGAATGTTTAATTCTTTAATTGACCTTGTTGATTTATCTCAAATTCAGGCAGTTAAGGATGAACTGAGTGCATATAAATTAATTTGGGCGAAGATTCCTACTATTCAAGGCTCGAATGAAGTTGATGATTTTGCTATAGATTTGGAACTTGCGAATCAATTTTATGAAAAGCTGTTAGGTATTATTCCAGAAGGTATTGCTCTTGGACTCTCTCCTCTTGACTTGTACAGTATTGATTTTAATCAAAACGCTGCAGAGGATACCAATATCGTTAATAAAGCTTACCAAAATCTTATTGAAGCAAATGGTGATATCGTCTTGAATTCTAATAAGATTACCAACAGTACAAGCTTTAAATTTGCGATGATGGCAGAGAGCATGTCTGCAATGGCTGTTGTGAATCAGTTTAATGTATGGATCAATTTTTATATTAAACAAAACCTTAGCGTTGAAGATGTTGTTGTTGAATTTTCTGATGTAAGCAAATATTTTAAAGATGATAAAATTGAGCAATTATTAAAACTTGGGCAATATAGTTTGCCCGTTAAAATGCAGATGATTTCATTATTAGGGGTTAATCCGGCTCAGTGTCGTGCTTTAGAATATCTTGAAGATAAACTTGGATTGGCTAAAACAAAGTGGATTGCTCCACTTGTATCTTCAAATGTTCAGTCTAGTTTATCAGATAATGGAGATGGTTCTGATGGAAGACCTACAAGTGATGGGCCTTTGAGTGATGAAGGCGAAGCCACAAAAGATGGCGAGAAAAATGCAAAGTAAGGAGGAATTGCCATGAATTCTAAGAAATTTATTGTTACAAACGATCCTGAAGTGGCAAAGAAACTTGCTTCTATTTTTAAACAAATCAGTGATAATAATGGTTCGTGGGTTTTTATAAATGCCCCTACGAATTTTAATTTTGCCGAATATGGCAAGAAAATAGCATTTACTAATATTTTATGTCTGTAATCTCTTTTTAGAGTTTATAGTATCATTCTGCAAGAAAGGAGGAAATTACATGCATAAAATTTTAACGCTTGATAATTTATATCAGTTCTTTGTAGAACAAAATAAATCGGTTAATTTTAGTTCAAAAGAAAAGGGGCAACCAATTGTTGTGTCTACTCCTGCAAATTTTGAAGTCTCAGATAATGATATGCCCGGTATGCTTAAATTAAAGTTTAAGGTTTGTCACACTGAAACCAATAGAAATGGGAGCCATATTTCTAAAGAGAATATGGAGGCCGCTATGCCTACTTTAAGATATAGACCTGTCTTAGCATATATTCATCAACTTGATGATGGAACGTATGATTTTTATGCTCATAATATAACTATTGAAGAAGATGAAAATGGTGATGAAAAAATAGTTTATATTGAGAAACAAGTTGGATGTTTTACGGCGGATGAACCATGGCTTGAATATGATTCAGAGAATGATAAAACATATGTTAATGCATATGCTGTTATTCCTGAAGAATATACTGAGGCCGCAAGCATTATTCGGAGGAAGAATGGTAGTAAAGTGAGCTGTGAATTAGTGATTAATGAGCTTTCTTATAATGCCAAAGAAAAGTATCTTGATTTAACCGATTTTTATTTTGGTGGCTGTACTCTCTTGGGTTGCGATGAACATGGCCAAGAAATAGGGGAAGGTATGTTAGGAGCAAGAGCTGATATTGCAGATTTCTGTCAGCAGGAACCTGTATTTAATTATCAAGAGAAATTGGTTGAAATATTAGGCAAGCTTGATAGTACATTGTCTAATTTCAATAAAAACAATACGAAAGGAGTGAAAGAAGAAATGGGACATTTTGAAGAGCTTCTAGAAAAGTATGGTTTTACCGCAGAAGAGCTGGATTTTGATTATGCTAATATGTCAGATGAAGACCTTGATGCGGCGTTTGAAGAATTTAAGAATAAGAAGTATGATGATGACAATCCCGATGTTGGTGATGGTGCTGACCCTGCAGAAGGGGCTGACTCAACTGATGATGGTCAGGAATCTGAAGAAGACTCAGAGGAAGATGACGATGAGTCTAAAAAGAAAGGTGCAAATTTTGTCAAGACTTTTCAGGTTGAAATTTCTCATGAGGATATTAGATATGCTCTTTATAATCTTCTTGAAGAATATGAAGAGGCAGACAATGAATGGTATGGAATTTATGCTGTTTATGATAATTATTTCATAATGCAAGGCTGGATTTATGGAAAATTCTATAAGCAAGGATATGCTATTGATGGTGAGAATGTAACCCTTGAGGGCGAACGCACAGAACTATTCCAGATGTTATTAACTGAATCTGAGAAGTTGGCTGTTGATAAGCTACGTGGTGATTATGCTGATTTAGAAGCAAAGTATAATGAATTGAAGACCTTTAAGGATAATTACGATGCTGCAGAGCAAAGGGCTGCTAAGGATGCTATTTTCGCTGATGAAGCATACGAGAGTATTAGAGAGTCCGATGAATTTAAGACCCTTATGAGCGATGCTGAAAAGTATTCTATTGAAGATATTCAGAATAAATGTGATTTACTATTTGCTGCAAGCATAAAGAAAACTCAGTTTGCGGCAAAGGATAAGAAACCTCATAGTCTTGGATTTAACTTCAGCAAAAAGGAAGATAAGAAATCTGCCTATGGCAATCTATTTGATAAGTAAAATTATTTTTTGTAGAAGACAGGTTGTTGTTGCCTGTTTTTATTATATTTTAAATTATGAAAGGATGAATTAATTATGGCAAATGTTTTTGATAATATTGTTGGAACTGAGCACGTTGTTGCTGAGAGTTCTATGCTAAAAGCTACTGGCGCTGGTCATATTCTATCTATGAAGTGCCACAAGGATTTAGACAATGGTTCTATTGTTACTAGAGGTACGTGGATTGAGGATCAGGTCTTCAATTCTGCAAATTATGCGGCAGGTAAGAAGCCTTATTTAGTGCTTACTCCTCCCCTTGGTTACAATAGTGACAGACGTTCTTATCAGGAGGAAAAGTATTTCTATAATGCTTCTGGTGAGATTGCTCGTGCTTATGAGCTATACGTTGATGATATTTTTACCGTTTCTGCTAAGGCTATTACTGCTCTTGCAGATGCTCCCGTTGTTGGCAACTATGTTAGTGTAGAAGACGGTCTATATAAGGAAGCTGCTTCCGCAGGTACTTCTGGTTTTGTAGCTCAGATTGTAGACAAGGTGCCTTATACTAATAGTGTTTCTTATAGACTTCATGTTGTAAGTCTAGGCGTATAATTGAAAGATTAAGGAAGGAGGAAACAATTATGAAGAGATTTATGCAGTTTGATGTGAATGTTAAGAATGTTTTTGATAATAATGAAAGTGATTATACTGCTTTCAATCAGCTAATGCTTGATTATGCTCATGATGCTCTTGATGGTGTTAGCGCTAAGGAAGCTAATAAGAAGATAGTAGAGATTTTCCGTAATGTTATTGGTTGTGATGAGAAGTCTACCAAGGCAGAAATTCGTAGAGGTATTCGTAGAAATCAGGCAGTCCTTTTCGACCTAATTGAAGAGGTTATTGATGATGCTCTAGTTAGCGGCTGGCAAGAGAATCCTTTCTTCAGGGAATATGTGGATGTCCGAAATCTTGCTCTAGGTGATAAGAATGAGTTCTATACTCCTGATGACAGTGTTCTTTCTGTTATGAAAGTCTCTGGCAACCATCACGACATTTTTCTAATGATTAGTGTCCGTACAAAGCAATTTGTATGTTAAATAACCCATTGAATTGCTGGAAACCCGTAAAGCTCATAATACCACAACGTGGACTGTAAAGTCGAGCGTGATGGTGACGAAAGTAGAAAAAAATTATGAGATGGCATAAGGTTAAATCCTAACTGCTTTATAATCGGCAATCAGCAGCCAAGCTTTGCACTTGACAACACAAAATTAATATGTTATAATATAGTGTAAAGAAGGTTCAACGACTAAGTGCCTTGCAAGCGATTGGCAAGGACTGTGGTGGGCATCCCAATGGGATGGAGATATAGTCTGCTCTCTTTGGAAACAAAGAGGAGTTGATGACTCAACGGGGAGTAGCGTCCCTATAAAATTATTCTTTCAAATAAAATATTTTTTCTAGGAGGTGAGTATATGGCTATTGTAAAAGTTGGAATTTATTGTATCGAAAATTTAGTTAATAATAAAAAATATTTTGGGCAATCAATTGATATAAAAAGTCGATTGGATAAGCACAGGTCTTTATTAAAAAATAACAGGCATAATAATGAGCATTTACAAAGCGCATATAACACCTATGGATGTGATAATTTTAAATTTTATATAATTGAAGAATGTGGGGTTGACCAATTAGATGAAAGAGAACGCTACTACATTTCATTATATAATACTGACAACAGAGATTGTGGATATAATATTGAACCGGGAGGCAATAAAAATAAAGTATTGTCGGATGAAACGAGAGAAAAGATTAGAGTTGCAAATGTGGGGAAGATTATGTCGGATGAAGTAAAAATTAAAATAAGCAAATCAAATAAGGGGCGACGGTTATCTGACGAACAGAAACAATTATTGAGAAATTTGCATCTTGGTTCACATCTTTCAGAAGAAACAAAAACTAAAATCGGTATTGCAAGTAAAAAAGAAAATAGGTCTCAAGAAACTTTATCAAAATTAAGCGAATCTCATAAAAGAGAAAATCTTAGTGAAGAAACTGTAAATAAAATGAGGAATTCGCATCTTGGATTTCATCATACGTCTGAGACAAAAGAAAGATTGCGACTTGCATTTCAAGATAGGGAATTTTCTGAAGGATGGAAAGAAAAAATTAGCCAGTCTAAGAAGATTCCGGTTTATTGCCCACAATTGGATGAAGTCTTTCTATCTGCTAAGGAGAAGACAAATATAAAGAATATGGTGTTAATAGAACAAAAGTATCTGCTTGTTTACATGGAGATCGTAAAAGTTCAGGTAGGCACCCTATTACTGGGGAGCCGCTTACTTGGGAAAATTTTTTGAAAGAATAATATAAGTTAAACATAAAGGTATTAGACAGAGACTAGGTGCTGGCAAGACTCAAAGCATTGAGACTAGCTGGTACGCAGTAAAGGTATATAGTGAGTTTGAGAGACTTGTAACTGGTGTTGAAGATTTCGCAACTTTAGTCGGTAAGATTACCCAAGCATATGATCGTTACGTCAATCAGGCTCTATATGAGGCTCTAATTGGTGTTGGTTCTACTCTAGGTTCTCAGTGGTATAAGAGTTCTGCTCTTAATGAGACTACTAAGGAGACTCTACGTACTCTAGTTATGGATGTTAGCATGGCCACTGATAGCGAGGTCGTTATCATGGGTACTTATGCGGCTCTATCTAAGGTTTATGACCTAAATACTGTTTCTTGGGCTTCTAGCGATATGAAGAACGAGAAGTATGCTACTGGCAGATTTGCTTACTGGGATGGTATAAGACTTGTGGAACTTAAGAATGGCTTCAAGCTCAATGATACTACTCAGTATCTAATTGCTAATGATGTTCTATTCATTATGCCTGTTGGTATTGATCCTATGATTAAGCTCGTATATGAAGGCGACACTCAGATGTATCAGGTTCAGGATGCTGGTACTCATATGGATATGACATATGATTACGAGGTACAGACCAAGATGGGCATTGGTGTTATCACCAACCAGAAGTTTGGTATGTGGAAGATCATAGCTGGTTAATAAGATTAAAGGATAAAAGGAGAAATTAATATGGCAAATACAAAAACTAAAAAGGCAACTGCCCCTATTGAGCAGTCAGAAGCTGTTGGTAATGATGAAGCAGTGGCGGCAAAGCCTAAAAAGACAGAACTTCGCAAATTTGCACAAGATGATCTTATTCTGTGTAAATCTGTTACTTACGGAGAATTGCTATTGCCCGGTAAGAAGTCAAAGCTTCTTTATATTTGGGCAAATCACGGAGATACTACCGAAGTAGAGTTTCAAGATCTTCAGGCTCTTAGGTCTACTAGGTCTGCATATCTAATGAATCCTTATTTTGTAATTGAGGACGAGGAACTTCTTGAACAGTGGCCAGATTTAAAGGCCATATATAATAAGGCAGCGGAGATTGATATAGATAGTCTCTTTACCCTGCCTCTTAATCAATTTAAGAAGAAACTTCGTGATCTTCCTGTTGGGTTTAGAGATTCAGTTAAGAATATTGCTGGCGAAAAGATTCGTGATGGCTCTTTAGATAGTATTGCTAAGATTAAGGCAATTGATGAAGCTCTTGGAACAGAACTAAGACTAATGATTGAATAATAGGAGGTAGTAGCATGACCACCTATGATGAAATTTATAATCGTTGCGCTAGATATTTGACGGATTTTGAATTAGCCGAGATTTCACAGGAAGATGCAGATACTATATTTCATGAGTGGATGGTAGGTGCTATCTCTAAATTCAGGAAATGTAAGAATGATTTGTCTGATAGGGATGATGAGTTAAGAGTATTCAATGTTGATTTGCTTGATATAGAGAAAGAGATATTGGCGGTAATGATGGCTCGTGAATGGTTGGCTCCTCAATTAAATTCTGCCCTAATAACAAAACAAGTTTTTGGTGGGAAAGAGGAAAAATATTATTCTCAAGCGGCGCATTTATCTAGTCTTGAAAATCGAGATGAAAAATTAAAACTTGAAGCTCAAAAACTTCATCGTGATTATACTTATGGTAATAATTCATATTTGGAGGGATGATCAATGAATAGTATTTATGGAGAAATCCCTTCTAATCAAATTCAAGCGCAAAAGAAATATTTTTATGGGGCCATTATTTCGTGTTTATATCAAAAGGAAAACAATGACCCCTTTTTAGATGCGCATCTGCAGACTTTAATTAATCAAGTTGGCGGGTCAAATAAATTATTTAATTATCAACCCGAGGTATTATCTATTATTAGTTGTTTAGAGACAGCGCGTTCTGAACCTATACAGTTTAGAAAGGCCATACTTGATGCAGCTAATTTAGTGAATTCTTTAGGGGATGGTGATAGGTAATGTTAGATGCTTTTAAAGCTCGTATGGCCCGTCAAGGGGGTTCTCAAAATAAGGCTTATTTAAAACAGTCCGATATGGTAATTGATGCAACGTTTATGCGTGATCCAGCCTATCGAAGAGTAATTATTACACATGCTCCGAGTGATATATATAATGAAGAGTTTGATGCTAAGTATTTAGTTGAAACATATTATAATATTACAAAGGATGAGGTTCCTTATTATCTTCAGTTTCGTCCTCATGTGCAAGTTCCAATTGGGTCTTATGTGGATATTCCTGATAATAATGATGTTTTAGAGCGATGGTTAATTGTGGCTTATGATGATAGACCACAATTTCCGCTTTATTATATTCTCAAGTGTAATTGGACTTTGAAATGGGTTTATAATGATAAAGTGTATAAAGTATTCGGAGTATTAAGAAATCAAAACTCTTACAATAGTGGTGAATGGACAGATTATCTTACTACCAGTGTGGAGAATCAGAATAAATTTTGGATGCCGACAACCCCCTATACTCAGACTCTTAATTATGGTCAGCGCGTTCTTATCAATGATGCGGGACGAGAGGTTCCTCTGGCGTGGAGAGTTTCAAAGGTTGAAGATGTGCAACCTATAGGAATAACTAAGTTAACCTTTGCACAACAATTGGCGACGCTTCAGGAGGATTGCGGCAAATATGGCCTAGCAAATTGGTGTACGGTAGCAGATCGTGTGCTGCCCAAACCAGAGGCATGTATGACATGTCCCCTTAAGGAACCTAAATATATTGATGCAGGTATTGAGATGCCTAAACCCGAACTGCCACGCGGTAAAATTATTTATAATGGCAAAGACGCTACGTTACGTGTCGGTGGCGGCTCTAAAACCTTAACTGCAATGTTTTGGGATGTTAATAAGCAAGAATATATAACTAAAAAGCCTACTTGGAAGTTATCATATATGGATAATGACAAATTATTATGCTCGATGGTGTTGAGTTTTACTGGTGTTACTTGGGATGTAAGTTTAGCAGATGATTGCCCAAATAATATCGTATTAAGTCCATTGAAGTTTGATGATGACATAGCAACTTCGAGTAAGGTTGATGGATGTGCGATTACTTGTTTATCTGATAATAAAGAGATATTTCAAATACATGTCGCTCCTGCGGATGATAACCTTGACGCTTTGAAACTAAGATGTTTACAATTATATAACATGGTTGGAAAGATAATTATAGTTTCTGCACAGGATGCCTTGGAGCAATATACTGTTGATTTAAAGATGGAGGTGGTTAGTTAATGATTCGAGATATGCAGAATATTGATGATGACGTTTCTGCGATGAAACGTATAATCAGGCAAAAGCTTACATCAGATCCTGATGTCATTGAGGTTTTAAATAACCACGAATTAGATCCATCTAGCCCAGATGATTATTTAAATAATAATATTTTTGCTTATATTCGTATTCCGGGCGTGCAAGATGTTGCGAAAAATTTTATTTGTTTTAGCGTAGATGATATGGAAGACCATCGTGATAATTCAGTAATGAAGATTCAATATATCCAATTTGTTGTATTCTGTCATGCAGATGACATTAAAACCCCATACGGAATTGAACGGCATGATTTATTAGGATATTTAATTCGTGATATTTTTAATTGGTCAAATATGTTTGGTATGCAGGCTAAACTGATATATGATAGAGAAAGTATCACTGATACTAATTATTCGTGTCGAACCTTAAAATTTGAGCTTACTAGGACTAATTCTTTGAATAAGGCTGTAACGAGGAATAAATATGAGTTCTGATATATTTGATGTAGATCAGCTCCAATTATATTTTGGAGATGATTATATCATAAATGATAAGATTAAAATTTCTCAGCCAACGATTGGGGAGATTGTAGATTTTGGTGAAGCTCAATATTTTAGCGTTATACATACTATAACTGCCATTCCGTCAGATATGAAATCTCAGTTATGGGATCTTGGTATTGATTGGATGGAGATTGAAGATTTTGAATTATTCATGATGTTAGCTCCAACTTTGCCAGTTGAAAGAACAAAATTACTATTTGGAGATTTAGATTTTACAAAATTTAAAGTATATAAAAATCGTGAAAATGGTGATATTTTATTGGCAGATTTAGAGTCTGGTGTAAAAATTGATAAGCTAATTTATCTAAGGATTGTAAATTATTTAAGGAAAGTCCATAATATTACGCCTAAAATTGAACGCGCAGCAAATAAAACGACTAAACAGATTCTCATTGATGAAGACAGATTGAGAATCCAAACAAATAAAGATAAACCTTTTAAATCATATTTATTACCATTAATTTCATCTGTGAAAGTTCGTATGGGATATACGAAAGATTATGTGAGGAATGAAGGGTTCGTAGAATTTTTTGATGACGTATCAAGGCTTCAAATTATTCATAATGCGGATCATTTACTTGCTGGATGTTATGCTGGGACAATAGATATGAAGAAAATAAATAAACAGGACTTGAACTGGATGAAGGAGCTATGATAATTATTATAGTCTTTTATTATATTAAAAATTAAAATTATTTTATAGGAGGAAATTACTATGTTTGATATTAATAACTTTGTCATTGATAGAATAATTCGTGGTATTGCCCTTTCTCAGAAGGATGATTCCGTTCTATTCTCTATCAATCAGATGCAGAACGCTTCTCTAAACTGCGCTTCTGAGTCCACCGATGCTGTTGACGCTCTTGGTACTCCTATTGCGACTTTCTATCGTGCAAAGAGCGCAGAGTTCTCTGCTGAGAACGCAATTTTCGATATGAATCTAATGGCAACTCAGCTTGGTACTGCCAAAAAGATTGCTACTTCTACTGCTAAGATTACTGCTCCTGCTATGGAGAGCTTCTCTTATGGCAATGGTTCTTACGAGCTAAAGCATAACCCCAAGGTTGTTCCTAATGAGATTTATGTTCTAAATGGCGATAGCACTTTTGGTAAGAAGTTTGTTAAGGGTTCTGCTGCTTCTGCAACTGAGTTTGCAATTACCAATAAGACTATAGCTCTACCTACTGGCCTTAATGAGAGTGATGAGCTATTCGTAATGTATGATTATGAGACTGAGAATGCTGTTGAAGTTGTCAACTCTGCTACTGAATTCCCTGTGGGTTGCAAGTTTGTCATGGAAGTTCTTGGCTGCGACGTATGTGACCAGACTACTCTTGTCCACGCTTACATAATCTTCAACAACTTTAAACTCAGCCCTGATTTCGACTGGTCTATCGCTACTGATGGTGCTCACCCCTTCAGCGGTAAAGCTCAACAGGCATACTGCGATAAGGAAAAGAGACTATTCTCCATCGTTATTCCTAGCGAGGAATAATTTTAAGGGGCCCAATTGGGCCCCTATCATATAAGTATAAGGAGTGATAGCTATGAAATATGAACGTAAGTGCATATGCTGTGGTGAAAAATACAGCTATTGCAATAATTGCTATGACTTCAGGAATCTCCCCTTATGGATGAATTCTTTCCATGATGAAAATTGCAAAGATATCTTCCAGATTTGCACTGACTATAATTTCAAGCTACTTACCAGAGAACAAGCCAAGGAAGCACTTTCCAAGTACGACCTATCTAATCGTGCTAATTTCTCTGCATGTATTCAGCGTGATCTTAAGGTCATTCTAGGTGAGAATAAACCTGCTGTTGAGGAGCAAAGTAAAAAGAAAGAGGCTGCAAAGCCAGACATGAAGTAGTTACAAAATTAAAAAAACAATAAGGTGTTGACTTCATGTGAATTCAACGCCTTATTTTTTTGGGCTAAAAAGGAGACAAAAATAATGATATATAGCAAAATTACAAATCTCGAATATAACCCTGACAAGGTAGCTTATATAGCAAATATGAAGCAAGCATATTTATATTTACGGAATGATGCAAAGCTACTTGATATATTATATTCTGGGACTAAAGTTGATGCCTTGGTGTTTGTATTTGAGAAAAATGAACAACTAAAAAAATTATATGAATTATGGAATCAACATGAGCTACAGTAAAACATATATACTTTATAGAATTTATTATGGCAATGAGCTTGTTTATATTGGGCGTACATCGCAGGACTTAAAAGATAGATTAAGACAACATTTTTTCGGGCATCCAATGGTCAAGAAGATTGATTTATTCGCAACTACAAAAATTGAATATGCAATCTTAAATACTCAGGCAGATATGTATTTATATGAAATTTATGAGATAAATAAATGGAAACCACGGATAAATAAAGATGATAAGGCGAGAGATGAGCTCTCCCCTTTCATTGAACTGCCACAGCTCGTATTTTATGATTATTGGCCTGAGATTATAGATAAATGGAAAGAAAAGCAAATAAAGCATGTAATAGATACAACCCCGTTGGATTTTCCCGACGAGGACTTTTTTGATTTTAATTAAGAAGTAGGTTGGAAAATGGCACTTTCGTTTGAAGAATCTAAGAAACAAGCGTTAAAACAAGCGGCTGCTCCTATGTTAATGTCGGTGTCTAATGAAGTAATAATAGATTCGGACAATAATTGGAAGAAGCCTGAAAATGCTTCGAATTATGAATATTATAATAATGAATATCATGACGATGATTTGTCCACTGTTGATGGAAATAAGAAGATTACTTTAAGTACTAATCAAATTAATTTAACGCAAGAAAAGAATTCTCAATATATTCCATTTGAGATTCCAAGATATTATGATGGCTTCGATTTATCAAAAACGGCACTTTCAATTTATTGGGTTAACGAAAGTGGCAGCGGTAGCGTATCCGTTCCTGTTGATGTTTATTATAATGAGAGTAAAATTCGTTTTGCTTGGTTAGTGGATAATGATGTTACCGCAAGAGCTGGCAAAATTAAATTTGAAATTCAAGCATCAGGTACGAATTCTAAGGGATACGAGTATTTATGGAAGACTAAATCTAATGATGGAATTAGTGTTGTACAAGCATTAGAAATCAAGTCATTTATTGAACCTGATGATACATGGCAGGAAACCTTTATTGCAAAAGTTTCTGCCCAAGCAGATAGAGCAGAAGTTGCGAGTAATAAGGCAGAAGCTGCAGCGGTGGCTGCTGAAAAGGCTGCATCGGATTTACAAGATGGTATCGCAGATGAAGTAAAAACTGCCATTGGCGACAATTATTACACTAAATCTGAGGTTGATGGAAGGCTTGAAAATGTTCAGGTTGATTTGACTGGTTATGCTACTGAAACCTATGTTAATGAAAAAGTTGCAACAGTAGATGTTTCTGAACAGTTAAAGGATTATGCTAAAAAGAACGAATTATTTAGTAAAGATTATAATGATTTAACAAATAAGCCAATTATTCCAGCAAAAGTATCAGAACTCGAAAACGATAAAGGTTATTTAACTAAGCATCAAAGTCTTGATAATTATGCTACCAAAGAAGATGTTCAGGCTGAGATTGCTAAAGTAGATGTTTCTGATCAATTAAGAGATTATGCTAAACAGTCTGATGTGACTAATTTATCAAACAAAGTAAATGCTATTGAACAAACTGTCAATACTGATAAAGAAAGTATTACTGCTATTGGCACTAAGGTAGCAAGTCTTGAAGATACCATTGGAAAGATTAATACAGATCCCGGTAAAACATATAATGCCACATATGGAACTGTTGGGGAAGACAATAACATTTATACGTTATGGGAAATTGAAAATGAGGGCGAAGACAATGAAGTTCGTACTGCTAAGAGCCAATTTAAAATTGTTGGCGGTAGTGGTGGTGGAGGCACAAGTAGTACATTAAAAATTGAATACGTGACTAAATCCCCATTAATTGTGACAACCAATGATAAAGCTATTATTAAGTATAATTTCTCTGGTAAGGACTCTTCTGGTGATGAAGTTACTGAAGGTACAGCGGTATGGAAAATTGGTAATCAAATTATTGCTACTGGAATTGCTGTAAGTGGAGAAAATACTTTTGATGCAACAGATTATATTAGTCTTGGTACTCAGAAGTTACTACTTACCATTACAGATAGTGCTGGAAGCTTAGTAACTAAAACTTGGACAGTACAAAAGATAGATGTCAGATTAGAGTCTTCTTTTAATGACAAACTGACATATAATATTGGCCCAGTATCTTTTGATTATACGCCTTATGGTGCAATTTCTAAAGATATTCATTTCAAGTTGGATGGTACTGAACTTACAAAAGTTACCACTGCTTCTTCTGGCATTCCAATGGCATATTCAATCCCTGCACAGACCCATGGAGCACATTTGCTAGAGGCTTATATTATTGCAGAGATTAATAATGCAACTGTTGAGTCTAACCACATTTTTAAAGATATTATTTGGTATAATCCAGAATCTGAGGATGCGGTTATTGGTTGTGTTCAAACAACTCTTACTGTTAAACAATATGATACTGAAAATATTGTTTATACAGTATACGATCCAAAGACTGAAACTCCAACAGTAACTCTTGCCATTGATGGCAATATTGTTTCTACTCTACAATTGGATTCAAATACTCAAACGTGGCAATATAAGCCCACAGACATTGGGTCACATGTTTTAACAATTACTTGTCGAGATACTGTTAAGACTATCAATGTAACGGTTGAAAAATTGGATATTAATGTCGAGCCAATAACTGCTGGTTTGCAGTTTGACTTTAATCCAGTTGGACGTTCTAATAACGACGCAAATAGATTATGGTCTTATAGTGAGAATGCAGATATCAAAATGACTGTATCTGATAATTTTGACTGGGAAAATGGTGGATATCAAATTGATGAGAATGGTGATCAGTATTTTGGTATCAAAGCTGGAACAACTGCTACTATTTCTTATAATCTATTTTCAGATGATGCAAGAAAAAATGGTAAAGAATTTAAACTTATTTTTAAGACTGATAATGTTGCAAAGAGCGATGCGACTTTCTTAACTTGCCAGTCAGGAGATACGGCACAAATTGGATTACAAATGAATGTACATGAAGCTTATATTAAATCTAGTGCAAAATCTCTATATGTTCCATATAGTGAGGGAGACATTATTGAGTGGGAATTCAATATTGCAAAAGATACTGATATTCCTATTGTTATGTCTTATGAGGATGGTACTCCTTGCAGACCAATGAGTTATACGTCTGATTATTCATTTACTCAAGAATCACCAGTTCCTATTATAATTGGTTCTGCTGATTGTGATGTAATGATTTATCGTATGAAAGCATACAATACAAGTCTTTCTTCTAGTGCTATTTTGTCTAACTTTATTGCGGATGCAAGAACTGCTACAGAAATGATTGATCGTTATAAGAGAAATCAAATTTATGATGAGAATAATCTTTTAACTCCTGAGTCTGTTGCAGAAGCTTGTCCGAATATGAGAGTCATTAAGATTGAAGCACCATATTTTACAAACAACAAGAAGGACTTCGTGAAGAATACTTCTGTTGAATGTATTTATAAAAATGGCGATGCAATTTTAGATAACTGGAAATTTACTAATATGTATCATAGCGGACAAGGCACTACTTCTAATGAATATGGTGCTTCGGGTCGTAATATTGATATTATTGGTGGTTTTGATGGGGTACATCAAGTAACAAGCAAAGTAGAGCTAGATCCAAATTATATTACTGAACTTACACTTGGTGATGGGACTAAAGTTACTGACGGTACTGGTAAGGTGTCTTTGACCAGAAATTCTATACCAAATTCGTGGTTTAATATAAAAGTGAATGTCGCTTCTTCTGAGATGGTCAACAATGCATATCTACAGAAGAGATACAACGATTATCTCCCCTATTCCACTCCTGCAACAAGGAGAGACCCAAGAATTAAAAATGATATGGAGTTTGTAAACTGTGTTGTTTTCATTAAGGAAAGTGACCCAGATGTAACTACGCATAGAGAGTTTCAAGATACAGACTGGCACTATTATGCGCTCGGTAACATTGGTGACTCTAAAAAGACAGACGTTTCCAGAGCTTATGACCCAGATGATATGAATGAATTCTGTATTGAAGTAAGTGATAATACTCTGCCAAACTCTACATTCCAAACTGGAGTTAAGAATTCTGATGGCAGTATGAAATATCCAATTACCAAGGCTGAGTGGGTTGCGGGAAATGAAGCTTATGATTCCCTATATAATAATTGGGATGGTTCCTTTGAATTTAGATATGATTGCTGTGGGGACTCTAAAGATGGAGAATCTATCTCAACCGATGAGGCCAAAGAACAAATTAGGGCAAATAATCGTCAAATTTGGAGAGACTTCTATGAGTTCGTTATTACATCAAGTGACGATGAATTTGTAAGCAATCTTAAGAATTGGTTTATTTCTGAATCTGCTCTATATTGGTATCTTTTTACTACTCGTTATACAATGATTGATAACAGAGCTAAAAATACTTTCTGGCATTGGGCAAAACATTATATTAGTACAAGCGAAGCAGAAACTCTTGGAGATAAGGCTGCTTATTATATAATTGACAACGATGCTGCCGCTATTAATAATGGTTATAGATTTGATCTGTGGGACTATGACAACGATACAGCTTTGGGAATCAATAACAGCGGCGAATTAACAATGACCTACGGCAAAGAAGATACCGATTATCGTACAGAGGGAGATCCTTCTTCTGGCTATATCTTTAATGCCGCAGACTCTGTATTCTTCTGCCGTATTCGTGATTTGATGAAGAGTCAATTGCGCACATTATATGCATCTTGCGAGAGCAAAAACTGCTGGAGTTCCACGTCTTTAATTAATCAGTTCGATGAGAAACAAAACGAATGGCCAGAAGAGCTTTGGAGAATTGACTATGTAAGAAAGTATGAGCGTCCATATAGAAGTGGTAACACCCGTTTCTTAGAACAGATGATGAACGGTAAGAAGAAATATCAACGCAGACAGTTTGAGCGTGACCAAGAAATATATATGGCAACGAAGTTTGTTGGAAACACAGCCGCATCTGATCAAATTATGTTTAGATGCAACACTCCTGTTTCTGCTGTTGTTAAGCCAGATTATACACTTCATCTGACTCCATTTTCTGATATGTATCTATCAGTAATGTTTGGTAATTCTTCTGTTACACAGGTTCGTGCAAAAGCTGGACAGCAGTATAACATTCCTTGCCCCTATACAACAATGGATGATACTGCCGTTCTCATTTATGCTGCCTCAAGAATTCAATCTATGGGCGACGTTTCTGCATGTTATATTCATGATAATGACTTCTCTAAGGCTGAAAAGCTAAAGGAGTTAATTATTGGTAATACTACAGAAGGTTATTCTAATACATTCTTAACAAATCTTGTTATTGGTAATAATAGACTACTTGAAAAGTTAGATGTTAGAAATACTCCTAATCTTGTGAGTAGTTTAGACTTGTCTAAGTGTGGAAACTTGCAAGAGCTATATGCAACAGGTTCAGGTCTTACTGGTGTTTTGTTTGCTAATGGTGGAAAGATTCAGACGGCACTATTACCTTCTACATTGACTTCAATTAATATGCGTAATCTAAAATATCTTAGCACTATTACTTTTGCTGGATATGATCAGATTACAACTATGGTTGTTGAGAATTGCAATACTATTGATTGTGTAGACTTGCTAGAAAAGGCTTCTAAGACTAATCGTGTTCGTCTTATTGGCGTTGATTGGGAATTGGGATCTACGGACTTGTTGACAAGGCTCTATAACATGAGAGGTATTGATAAGAATGGTTATAATACTGATCAATCTATTGTTACTGGTAAGGTTCATGTCCCTGTTATGAGAGAGAAACTACTCGCTCAGTATAATGAAGTTTGGCCCGATCTTGAGCTTACTTATAACACTTTGGTTCAACAATTTACTGTAACCTTCAAGAATGATAATGGTGATATCCTTGATGTTCAATATGTTGATAAAGGTTCAAAGGCAGTAGACCCAATTACTAGGGCAGAAAATCCAATTGCTACACCTACAAAAGAAAGCACTGTAAGTACTGATTATACATTTGCTGGATGGGACTCTGATTTTGTTGAAGCATTCTCCAATCAAGTTATCACAGCTACATATACTGGAGCTTTAAGAGAGTATACGGTTAAGTATGCCTCTAAGGGAACTGTATTGCAAGAAACTCAGGCAAAGTATGGTTCTATGGTTTTATATACAGGGGACGATCCGAAATACACTGCGGAGGAATCAGCATATAAATATTATCTCTTTACTAGATGGGATAAGAGTGGATATGTAGATGGAAATAAAACTATCAATGCCGTTTATGACTCTTGTGAATATACTGATGGATATTTTGATGGGAAAGATTTGTCTACCCTACGTCCAGTTGAGGTTTATGCTATGATGCAGCTTGGTAAAGAAAATACTTATATAACAGAGAAAGATTCATTCTCTTTAGAATTTGGTAATGATTTTCATTATGATGACATTGAAGAGAAGATCCTTGTTTCTGAAAAAACAGTATTTAATGGTTCAAATTATATTGATACACAGGAGAAACTATTTGAAGAAGATAGAGACTTCGTTGTAGCTATTGATTATAAATTTGATAGTGCAAATACAAATAATAATGTTTTGGCACAATGCTTTGCTAGTAATGGTATGAGTGGATTTAGGCTTTGGTATAATAGCGGAATTAAAATTGGTTGGGGAACTTCTAGTACAACTCCTGCTAATGTTAATAATAGAGAAATGATTGTCTTAAGACATATTAAGGGAGAAACTGGATTACATGTATACATGTCTAATTTAGGTGCCGACACGTCTAGCTATATTAATTTAGAGGGTACTCGTTCTCCTATTAATGAAGCCACTTTGGTATTTGGTTGTAGTAAAGCTGATGATGGTGCATATGAACATTATGCAACTGGTACGGTTTATTGGAGTAAGTTATGGTATGTTGATTTAGGTGACGAAGCATGTAAAAAGTTGGTTGCATGGACTCATGAGAAGATAGATTTTGAGATGTGCGGATTTAAGCGTTATTATTTAAGTAATAATTCTTCAAGTCGTTGCTCTATGTCTTTCTTAGCATCCAATCTTTTATCTAATAAAATACCAATAGTTTCGGGAGCAAATAACACTGGTGGATGGGCGGCGGCACATTTAAATACTTATCTTAACTCTAGATTGTATGCAGCCGTTCCTACTCAATGGAAGCAATTGCTGAAGCAAGTAAAAATTAGTTCTTCTATTGGCAATAAGTCAAAAGAACTTTCATCTTCGGATTGTTATTTTGCTATTCCAGCCGCAATTGAAGTTGACTCTACTATGACCAGTGAACCATACTGCTATGAAGGTTCAGCCATTAGTTATTTCACAACAAATTCTTCTAGAATCTGTAAAGATACGGATGGGCTAATTACACAATATGGGCTTCGTTCTCCTGCAATTGATTATGCTATGTATTATTATTATGTTAATAATAACGGTGGATTATCAGGTTATGGGCAAGCTAATGAAGCAACAGGTGTCCGGCTGTTAATTTCTATATAAAGGAAGGTGGTCTTTAATGTATTATAAAGTTTTAAAAAATGATAAAGTCATTGATGTTTTAGATCGCCTGACTTTTGTAAAATATCAGGAAAAACATCAAATAATGGTTATTTGTAGCAATGCAGATGCACAGGCAATTATATCTTCTGATGGAGATTATATTTGGCACGTTCCGGGTTTGTATGATATTCCTGTTGAGGGATATGATACTGTAAACTTAGAAGAAATTGATGTATATGAATATAATCAATTAAAGATACTAAATTTAAAAACTCCAGAAGAGATTATTGATGCATATACTAAGTCATTAATTGACGGAGGTGTGCTATGACACAATTTGTAGAAAGCCTATTTAGGTTGTATAAAAACAAACAAGTTAAAAAGGAAAAATTAGATGAATTACTTTCATCTAAGAAAATAACTCGGCAGGAATATGATTATATTATTTCTGCCGAGCAGATTAAGCAATAAGGAGGTGCAATAAGATGTATACTATTTTGCTGAATGAAACAAATGAATTAATCACTTCGGTGAAAGAGCGTATTATGCAACGTAGTAAATTGGTAGATAATTTACATTTTCTCGTTGACCCAATATATAAAGGGCATGATATGTCTGAGTTTATGGCTACAATGGAATATCTTTTGCCCGTAAGTAAAGAGCTTCATACGGAGCAACTTACTTTATCCGATGAATTATACAAAGAAAAGCTTGAGTATAAAGTGCCTTTTGATACTACCCTTACAAAAGAGGCTGGTAAAATTGAAGTCCAATTAACTTTTACAAAAATTGAGATGGACGAAGAAGGTAAAACCACTCAGTATGTCCGAAAAACTAGCCCAGCAAGCATTACTATTGTACCTATTAGTGCGTGGAGTGACATTATTGCTGATAGTGCATTGGATGTTATTGATCAGAGATTAATTCAAACTGAGGCTATGATAAATGCTTTAAATGATTTAAGCCAAGAAATTTATGACAATAAAGCAGATAACATAGTCTTTAATACTAATAAGATTCAATTAGTTGCGAATGGCAAACCAATTGGCGATCCAGTCTCTTTAGATGAGGCACATGATCAGCTTATTGATGATAGCGAGGATGGCAATATTAAAGTTGTAGAATTTTAAGATGGATAAAGTAATAATTTAAGGAAGGAGGGGGATTGATGGCAAAATATTCTAAGATTGGTTATGGTAATTATTCGGAGATTGATAGTGCCATAGCGAAGGGGTTACTTGATGGGAAAGACCTTGTTATTACAAAAGATACTTCAGAATTGGTTTATATTACAAATGATAAGACAAAACAAGTCCTTCAGACAAGATTGAAAAGATTTGAGTCTGAAGATGCGGCATTAGCTGAATTAATTTCTTCTCCAGATACATATGACGGACAGCCTGTGGCTATTAGAAATGATACGGGTTGCTATCAATTATATTTGGTTTTAACTGATGACAACGGCGAATTTATTGTTAGCCCTGTTTTTGATGCATCAGGCACTTATGTCGCATGCGACAATAAGAGTCTTGTTATCAATAGTAATGGTATAATGAGCATCGCTGGTATTGAAGAGGCCGCAGTGGGTTCTTTGCTGACAAAACAAGCAGATGGCTCTGTTGAATGGATTGAAAAGGAAATAGGAACCACATCTCCTCTTTTTATTAATATTCAAAAATTTTATAATCGTCCACAGGCTAATTTTGCATATACAATAGATGCCGCTGATTTTAATAGGGTCGCATCTGAAGATGAAAAAGCTATTGTTATTGTTACAAATCATGAGAGTTTAGATGAACACTGGGTTTATATTTGTGACGGAACTGTTAATGCTGTATTTGGGGATAGGTCAGATCCTGAGAATTATGCTGTAACTTTTAAATCTGTAGTTAATCTTAGCAACGGGGCAAGCGAGTCTACAGATATTTCATTAGGTCTTACTAATGCGACGAGCGGTAAAATCGCAAAAATTAAAACTGTGGATGAAAATGGAGCTCCTACGGAATGGGAAGCTGTTGATATTCCAACAGGTATTGTACAAAGTTCAACAGAAGAAAACAAAATAAAAATTAATGAGGATAACACTATGGAAGTGAATTCTCTTAATGTTAATAAAATAGTACAAGACGAGGAAGAAGAGCTAATTGTTTTTGGTGGAAATGCTTAATTTTTTAAGGAGGGTTTTATTCAATGGCAACTCTCAACACAAAAATTGTTATGCGCAATGACACCGCTGCAAATTGGACTGAGAAAAATTCAGTTCTATTGAAAGGTGAATTCGGTGTCGAAACCGATACTAACAAGTTTAAGATTGGTGATGGAACAAAGGCATGGGCAGACTTACCTTATGCTGGTGCAGATGAATCTGTCATTAAATCTATTATTAATGAAAATCGTGATACTTGCTCTTATGTTGATTTAACTGAGGGTCAAGAAGATGCGGATGGTCTAGCTACTCTTGCAAATCCCAAACAGGGTGATACTGCAATTGTACGTAAGGCTATTGATGATAAACATAAGTCTTATACTGCTTATGTGTACAACGGTACTGCTTGGTCTGCTATGGATGGCAACTATAATGCAAACAATGTTTATCTTGATGCTGACATTAAAATGGCTGGTAATTATACTCAGGTTGGTAACTTAACGAAAACTCAGACTGGTACTGCGGATTTTAAAACTAAGGGTATGTCTGTTGCTCAGGCTTTAACTGAGATCTTCTCTAAGCGTCTACAACCCGGCACTCCTACTGCTCCTGCAGTTACTCTTACCTTTGGGCAGGCTAAAGCTTATGAAGTTGGTACTACTGTAAAGCCTACTTATTCTGCTTCTTTAAGTGCCGGTTCTTACACTTATGGCCCTCCTACTGGCATTACTGCGACTTCTTGGGAAGTTACTGATACTGCTGGTCATACTGCTACTACAGCAAGCGGTTCTTTTGATGATGTTGTTGTTGCTGACAATACTAATTATAAGATTACTGTAAAAGCTAATTATGGCGAAGGTGCAATCGCTAAGGACAACTTAGGTTCTAACTCTGATCCTGTAGTGAAGATTGCCGCAGGCTCTGCAACTAAGGTATCTGGAGCAATTACTGGTTATCGTAATAGTTTCTATGGTTCTGTGACTGAAAAAGCTGAAATCACTAGCACTATTATTCGTGGATTAACTAAATCCAACAAGGCACTTAAAAATGGTGAAGGCTTTACTATTACTATTCCTGCTGGTGCAGTTCGTGTAATTTTTGCTTACCCTGCCACTTTACGTGATGTTAGTTCTGTAAAGGACGTTAATGGTCTAAATGCAGAGATAAAGAGCGCATTTACTCAGTCTACTGTCACTGTTGCTGGTGCTGGTGCTGATGCTGGTATTGAATATAAGGTATATGTAACCGACTTCGCTAATGCTGTTGAAGCGGCTAACTCTTATACTGTTACAATTTAATGAAGGAGGAAATAAATTATGGCTATGACTTTTGGCACACTTGATTTTGCTGTAGCTTTTAATCGTCAGACGGCATTTCCTCTGGATGCTAAAAGCTACTTTGAAAGTTTAGAACTTGCTCAGGTTGCTGCGGCAACCGCTCAAGAAGCTGGCAGTTCTGAAACTGTTTATTATTATGGCCAAACAATTGCTGTTGTTGAGGATAGCAAGGCTACTCTTTATGTTATTCAGCCTGATAAGACCTTGAAAGAGGTTGGTGGGAACATTGTTATTAATGAGAATGTTTTTGCTAAGGATGAAAATGGTGCTCTAAATCTACTCGGTTTTGCCGATGCTGTTGCAGGTGCGCAAGCTGTAAAGGGCGCAGATGGCAAAATTTCATGGGTTAAGCCCGATGCTACAACTGTTGAGGGTCTACAAACTACCGTTGCCTCTCTACAAGAGGCTGTTGGCGATGAAACAAAAGGTCTTGTTAAGCAGGTTAATGATAATAAAGCTGCTATTGCAAGGCTAAATGGTGACAATACTACTGAGGGTTCTGTTGCTTATCAGATTGCACAAATTGTTGCTGGTGCAGACACAAGCTATGATACTCTCAAAGAGATTGCTGATTGGATTAAGAGCCATGGTACTGATGCTACTGCAATGAAGTCTCAGATCGAGACAAATAAGACTGACATTGCTTCACTAAAGGCACTTGTTGGTGATGAGACTGTTGCGACTCAGATTTCTGAGGCTATTGATGCAGCTCTAAAATCTGGCGAAGCTGATAAATATGCTCTTGCTTCTGACTTGGCATCTCTTTCTACTGAAGTTTCTGGCGTTAAGAATCTTGTTGGTGAAACTTCTGTAGCAGATCAAATTGATGCAGCTCTAAAAGTTGATGGTGCTGAAAAGTATGCACTAGCTTCTCATACTCATGAGATTGCTAATGTAAACGGTCTTCAGACTATTCTTGATAGTAAGGCTGCAGCTTCTGATGTTGAAGCTTTACAGAGTGCTGTTGATGGCCTAGAAGCTAAGTCCCACGAACATGCTAATAAGACAGTTCTGGATGGTATTACCGAGGCAAAGGTTACTGCATGGGATGCTGCACAGGCTAATACTATTGAGTCTATTAAGGCCGCTGGTGTTGCACTTGCAATTGGTGAAGATAAGTCTGTAAATATTCCTGCTGCAACTGCTGATGCACTTGGTCTAGCAAAAGGCGATGGTACTACTATTGAATCTGCTAATGGTGTATTTAGTGTTAAGGCTGTTTCTACTGATCTGTTAACTCAGGGTCAAGAAGAACTAGTTATTAATGGCGGTAATGCTTAATAAATTAAAATAATTAAGGAAAATGATTAATATGGCTAAAGAATTTAATGCACGTCTAAGACTTAAATATGATAGTTATGCAAACTGGACTACAAATAACCCCGTTTTACTTGAGGGTGAAGCTGCTGTATGCGTAATTCCTGCTGATACCGGGGCTGTTCAGGGTGAGCCTGCCGTTCTTATTAAGATTGGCGATGGTGTTAAAAAGTTTAGTGAGCTTCCTTTCCTCAGTGGTAAGGCTGCTGATGTTTATGGTTGGGCTAAGGCTGCAACTAAACCTGAATATTCTGCAAGTGAGATTGCTGGTCTAGCAGATTATATTAGTGGTAAGGTTCAAGACACTAATACTAAGTATCAGATTGTTCAGGACAAAACTAACACCTATAAATTCCATTTACAGGCAAAAGAGCTTAATGGTGACTGGGCTGATGTAGGTACTTTTACTGTTCCTGAAAAAGATGTTTCCGGTTTAATGACCAAAGTTGTTGATGGTACTGCGAATCATTTTGTAATGCTTGATAATGAGGGTAATGCTGCAGATAGTGGTTATACCTTTGAAAATTTTGCATCAAAAGATCATCGCCATGAAATTGCTAGTGTTACTGGTCTTCAGGCTGCTCTAGATGCTAAAGCTGCATCTACTGACCTAGCTACTTTAGGTGAGAAGGTCGGTACTGTTCCCAATGGTAAGACTGTTGTTCAGATGATTGAGGAAGCGCAGACTGCGGCTACTTATGATGATACAACTATTAAGGCTGATATTGCAGCGAATAAGAGTGCTATTGAGACCTTAAATGGTGATGCAACTAAGGAAGGTTCTGTCAAGAAACAAGTTGCTGATGCAGTTGCTGGTATTGTTGCGGATGCTCCTGATGCTTACGACACTCTAAAGGAAATTTCTGACTGGATTAGTACTCACACCGATAGTGCTGCTACTATGAACTCTCAGATTACCGCTAATAAGAATGCCATTGATACACTTAATGGTACTGGTGCGGGATCTGTTTCAAAGGCTGTTGCTGATGCTCAGGCCACACTTCAGGCATCTATTGATGGGAAGGTGTCCAAGGAAACTGGTAAGGGTCTTTCTACTAATGACTATACCACTGCTGAGAAGAATAAGCTCAAAAATATTGCTGAGGGCGCACAAGTTAACGTTATTGAAGAGATACAGGTTAATGGTACTAAGGTTACTCCTTCTGGTAAGGCAGTTAATATTAGTGTTCCTACTGGTGCATTATCCGCTAAGGATAAGGTTGCTAAGACTGATTTAGCAGATGCTCTAAAGACAGAAATTGAGGGTAAAGTAAATACTTCTGATTGCGGAGATATTATTTCTCATGATGCTGCTGACTTTGCTGCTGCAGTTCATACTCATGATATAAAGGATCTAACTCAGTCTGAGTATATTGTATTTAATTGCGGTTCAAGCTCTACTGTAATATAAGAAATTTGAAAGGGTCTGCCTCGTTATATAACGGGGTAGACCTTTATGTTAAGGAGGTTTTTCAATGGCTCCCGAAATTTAAGCGTGATACAAGTGCGAATTGGACAAAAAATAACCCAGTCATTTTAAACGGTGAAATAATTTTGGTGGATACAGCCGAGGGTGAACTCCGCGCGAAAATTGGTGATGGAACTAAAACCTATACTCAGCTACCTTTTAGTGATGAGGTATTGAAAAGCCTCATTAATACCGTAGCAAATAATTCAGGTAAGTCTACTGTTGTAATGAGGACATGGACATCTGCTGATGTATAAGGAGGGAGGCTTATGCCAATATATTTAGGCTCTCAGCCAATAGGAGAGGTCAATGTCTCTTTTACAAGCCCTGATGGTGGTACTAATACAAATGATGCGTCTTTACAAAGTGGAGCACAAATGTTGGAAGGTGTTACTGCTTATGCGAAGGGCCGAAAAATTACAGGTACGATACCTACTAAGACGGAAAGTAATTTAACAGCAACTGAAAATATTGTGAATGTTCCGGCAGGATACTATGCAGCAGCTTGCACCAAAGAAGTTGCAACGGCTGATCTTCCCGAACCTGAAGCAACAGTCGATGAGACAGGGCTGGTTAGTGTTATTTCTAAATTAACGAACGGTGGCTTCCTAAGTGCTGGACAGAAGACAAATACGTTACAATTACCTGTACAGACTGCAAAGACTGTTACTCCTAACTCAACTGAACAAGTAGCGGTGGCCGCGTACAAATATACAACTGGCGAGGTCAAGGTTGCGGCTGTTCCTTCTGAAACAAAGAAAATTACTGCAAATGGTACATATACTCCATCAAATGGTAAATATTTTTCAAGTGTCGAGGTCGCAATTGTGGGTGACACACCTGTTTATCAGGATAAAACAGTCAATCCTACAACCAGCATACAGACAGTTTTGCCCGATGAGGGATATGATGCATTGAGTCAAGTTAGGGTAAATGCAATTTCTGTTGAGCAAAAGTCGGCTACGCCAAAAGCTACTGCACAAGATATTATGCCGAGTAGTGGCTCTTACCTCACAAAAGTTACGATTGATGCAGTTCCAACTGAAACCAAATCAGTTACAGAAAATGGTACTTATGTGCCGACTAGCGGCAAATGGTTTTCGAGCGTAAGTGTTAATGTTCCGACAGGTGGTGGAACGCCAACTCTACAAGAAAAATCTGTAAGTCCTACCGAGTCCGCACAAGAGGTTGTTGCAGATGCGGGATATGAGGGGCTGTCTAAGGTAAGTGTTGGAGCAATTTCGGCTGATTACATTGGGTCGGGAATAACTAAGAAATCCGCAGAAACTTATATTCCTACAAAATCAACTCAAACTATAAGTGCGGGACAGTATCTCTCTGGTGCTCAAACAATTGCGGCAATTCCAAGGACGTATGTTGAAACATTAGACGCAACTGCTGTAGCCTCTGACCTGAACAGCGGCAAAACCGCATATGTCAATGGAGTGAAAGTGACTGGTACACAGGTTATTCAAAAATATTATACGTCTGAAAGTATGGTTGATAACTCTTTCGGCAATGATGGTGACATCTTTATGTTGACAGGAGGTACGACCTAATGATAAACGCAATAAATGCTGAACAGCAATATATAAATGACCGAATAAATGGTATTGAGACTCGTTCTCTTATTGATATTCTACGTGATTATAACTTTACAAGTCTTAATGAATATTATCTCGCCAAAAAAGAATGGCAGCTCCAAAACTGTGGAATGATAGAACAACACTGCGAGATTCCTGAAGTTCCAACGACGCTTGCTACAATTATTTCTTTAAAGCAACCAACATTACTAATTGTTGAAAGTAACTCCCCATTTATCTATCATGGCGATGAAGAGTACAATGAGCAAGCTGTAAAAGAACTTGACATCCCAGTTTATGAAATTGGACATTCTGGCGGTACTATTGTTGGTGGTGCGGGAGACCTTTCAATAGGTATTTTCTTCCCATTAAATATAGATGCTCGGTCAGACTATATTCTTTAAAGATTTGTAGATATATTTCAAAATCATGGCATCGCGGCAGAAGTCAATAATAATGATGTGCTGGTCGATGGTAAAAAAGTAATTGGGGCTGCACATTTAGCAAGCGATGATTTGTTTGCTTTTGTGTCATACATTTCTTTTAGCGATAAGACTGAGCTTATTCAAAAAATCTGTGGTTCGGCTGAAAAGACATCCGGTTATTTGACAGGAATTAGCAGAAGTGAACTTATAAGGGGGATGAAAGAATGGCTGTTGTAAATCTTCGTCCCATCGGTGACATAACTCTTGAGCATAAATGTAGTTCGGGTTCAAATGGATATGCTCTTATAAATGAAGTAACTTGTGATAATGATGGCACATATATATATCAAGATTTTACTTCGACTTCTACAAGTACTGCAACTTCATCCTTTCACTTAGAAGATTCTCCTAAAAATATTTTAATTTCAAATGCCCAAATATGTTTTAAAAGACGTAATACTACAGCCAATTCCAATAAGGTTACTTTCTCTGTTGTTCTCAAGCAAAGAAATACAACTCTTTTTAGCGGCAGTTTTTCAGCGTCATCAACAGACGATTATAGCCAAAATGCTCCACATTTTGAAGATCAGCTTTCTGGAATTACCTCCTTATCTGATCTATCATTAGAAATAACCACTTCAAGCTCGAAAAGCGCATCTAAAAATGATGATTTTCAAATAAGAATCTCGCAAGTTTATGTTCACTTGGTTTATACAGAAGCTAGTAATACCTATAATTGCGCAGCTGTTGCTAAAGATAATATAACTGCCGCAACTATTTCTAATACTCATCCCATAAAAGGCGATAGCGTGGTCTATACTGCGACCTATGAAAAATATTGCCCATTTCTTGGCTGGTATAGTGATGAAGCCTGTACAAACTTGGTGTCAACTGAGAACCCATTTACAATTGTTCCAACTTCTGACTTGACACTCTACGCAAAAGCTGGCGAAAATATTGGCCGCACAATCACTCTAACAATGCCGAACACTTTGACGTTCTTCATCGGCAAAGGTGTCTATCTTGGCGGCTTTAAGCAAGATTTGCTTACAGAGGTTGATTATGCCAATCTCAAAGCTGGTAAATTCTCTTCAATATCGAGTGAAAAGGTTTGGGAACAAAATAGTGCAACTGGTGCGACTAACAAAGAACACAAAACCTCAGTATTCGTACCGAAAGGTTGTCTATTAGCAATGTATGCCGATTCATCAGCTAGTAGTGATCAAAACTCTGAACTGTACATCTATGAAACATCTGGAATACCACTGAGCTACATTCCATATTATCAAGTTGTATGCGATGACGATCATAATTATATTGTCGGAACAGAATATCGTTGTGAATGTACAGCTAATGCGGGAGATGGTATTAAATCTGCAAGTGTTGATTATCCTACACTCATACAGGGCGAATATGCCACATTTACTGCGACGGTAATGGATGGATATAAGTGGAATGGTTGGTATTCAGACAGTTCCCGCAAAACTTTGATTAGTAGTAACCAAACATACACTGAACAAGCGCCATATAAGACCTCCAGTGTTGCGAAGAAAACCTACTTATCTCGTTATGCTTATGCTGAACCAGTAGACCAAGATTATGGTTTGTATCTTAAACAGAATGGCTCATGGGTTACGGTAAAGCAACTCTATGTAAAAGAAAATGGACAATGGGTATTTAAATTGACCACAAACGGTGTATTTGACACAAATAAAAATTATGTAAAGGGGGAAGTCTAAATGACTGAAAAAGAATTAACAACCCTTGTTATAAATAAAATAGACAGTACAGAAACTTTTGAGGCCATGAAAGCAGCCAATCAGGTGAATGAGGACGAATTGTACCTTATTGGCGGTGATGGCGAGGCCGTTACTGGCGTAAAGGGTGATAGTGAAACAAGCTATCGTACTGGCAAGGTTAATATTACTAAGAATAATATTGGGCTTGGGAATGTGGACAATACGTCAGATGCTAACAAGCCTGTTTCGACGGCACAGCAAACCGCGCTGGATAGTAAAGTGGATAAGGTCACAGGGAAAGGGTTGTCATCTAATGACTATACTTCTGGCGAGAAATCCAAACTTGCTGGTATTGCCGCGAATGCAAACAATTATAGCCTACCCAAAGCAGGGAGCTCTCTTGGAGGCGTCCAGTCTGGCGGCGACGTGTCTATTGCAAATGGCTTAATTTCTTATGGGTCTACAATGCCCATAACAAAAGGCGGCACTGGAGCGACAACCGCTGCACAAGCCTGTACAAATTTGGGGGCTTTACCTACGGCTGGTGGTACGATGACTGGCCCACTCAAGTTAACAAAAGATGTTCACTATGGTGTGACTGAACCTTCTAACCCAACCACTGGTCAAATGTTCTTGAAAGAAGTCAATGTGGCGCAGCTTGTCTATCCGGTTGGTGCGATTTATATGTCAACTGTTGCAACTAATCCAAGTACGCTATTTGGCTTTGGAACTTGGGAACGCATACAAGACACATTCCTACTTGCGGCTGGCTCAACTTACAGTGCTGGTTCAACGGGCGGCGAGGCAACTCATACCTTGACAGAAGGTGAAATACCAGCGCACAGACATACAATTACTTATCCAAATGCGGGTGGCCCATATGGTGATGCGGCCATAGGTTATCCAGAAAGTTCTAACACCACAAAAACTTGGCTGGCAGAAATGTGCAAGACAGAAAGTGTTGGTGGAGGAACCGCGCACAACAATATGCCTCCTTACCTCGCAGTTTATGTTTGGAAGAGAACGGCATAAGGTAGGTGTTCTAAATGGCACAGATATCTTACAAGGTTGAAAATACGATTGATAGCTGGAGCACAACATCTTATCTAAACTATACAACATCGTACAACTCTATTACGAACCAAACTACTGTCACCTTCCAAAGTTGTGACCAGTCTTACTGGGGTACAGCAAATTATGGTACAAGCGTTAAGACAAATATTACGGTTACAGCAGTAGATAATACCTCTAGTGTTGCGACTTCTTATTTTGAAATTTGGGGCCATACCAATGGTAGTTCAGTACAAATGACGGGGGTTCCGTCCCCCGCGTCTGTCGTGGTGACACACTCATCTGCAAGCGGTTCAAAACAAGTCAAGATTGACGTTTCTACGGCAATTTTTGTAGCAATGAGTGGTAATATCCAGAAAACAGCAAATGGCTCTGGTTCGGCAACCGTCACTTCTGGTACTCATTATATTGAGCGAACTCTATCAATCAATACTGAAAATGCGACCGTGACTTGTCAGCGCACAAGTTCTCCGGCTGGCGCAGGAACTGGCGCATTAACGAATGGCGCGACAATTTATGATAGTGATGTTTTGAAGTTTACTTTTACTCCAGCTACTAACTATACAATCAAAACACATACTGTAAATGGAGCTACATTTGCATCTGGTAATTCGCATACTGTTACTGGTGATGTTGCTGTTATAGTAGTGGCCGAGCCATCAATTTTTACATTATCTCTCAACTATGATAGCGGTGTAAATTTAACAGTCAAACGGAACGGTACGGCTTTAGCAAACGGAGCGGTATTGAATAAAGGAGAAGTTTTGACTGTTACTTACAGTTTAAAAGATGATAGTACGACCTCCATTCAAGAAGCAACCTTGAACGGTTCCACAATTTCATCTGGTGCAAGTCATACTGTTAATGGAAATGTTATCGTTCGAGTTTATTCCCAGACAAAACAAACTCAATGTATGGTTTATCAAGCTGAAGTATATAATGGTTCAAGCTGGGCAAATGTGGGTTTAGTTGAATTCTATGACTCGAAATGGAGAACCTATGGCTATTTGGGTGTCGGGTCTGGCGTATGAATAAAAATATAAACTAATTGAGGTTTTACAAAAGGAGGTCAATTCAAATGACAGGTGTAGATCTAAATCAATATCGTAATATACCCGATTACGCACAGCTCAAAAAGGATGGTTATGAGTTTGCCATTATAAAACTGGCAACTGGTGTAACCTTTACTAACCCACTTTTTGAAAAACAATTCAATGGCTGCAAGAGTGCTGGACTCCACATCGGAGTCTACACTCGCGCAGGTAAAACCGCAGGTAATGGCATAAAGGAAGCCGAATATGCTCTCAATATTTTGGGCAATCGACACGTTGATTTCCCTATCTATTATGACATTGAGGGCGAAACTCTCAATGCTTCAAAAGCAACTTTAACTCAGATGGCACTTGATTTTGGTACTGTCATGACTCGTGCGGGATACCGTTGGGGTATTTATACATCTCGCGCTCATTTCAAACTTTTTGATCTTGATGTACTCAAAGCGGCTGGAGCTTCTGTTTGGTGCGCAGCCTATGATAGTCAAGCTGGTATGGAATGCGACATTTGGCAAAAGTCAGATAAAGGTTCTATTACAGGATATTCTGGGCCAGTAGATGTGGATATTTTGTATAACAAGGATATTATAAAGGAGGAAAATAAAATGAGTTTGAATTTGATAAAATGTTTTCAAACACAAGGTGCGTGGTATAATCAGACCACTAATGGCACTCCTGTTGGTGTATGTTGGCATGACACTGGCGCAGGTAATCCTACATTAAAGCGTTATATCCAGCCATCTACCAATGATCCCCAGTATGATTATTTTATAAATTTACTCGGCAAAAATAATAATGGTAATCACTGGAACCGTATGGCCGCAAATCAAGCTGGTCTCAATGCTTGGATTGGTCAGCTTGCGGATGGTAGTGTTGCTACTGTTCAGGCTGGCCCTTGGGAGAAACGTCCTTGGGGCGTTGGCTCTGGTAAATATGGTTCACTTAATGGTGATAAGAATGTACCTAATGATAAGTTTTGGATCCAGTTTGAGATATGCGATGATTATGCACACAATCAGCCCTGCCGTAAAGCATATTTTGAACAGGCATATCAACAGGCCGTAGAGTTTACTGCATATATCTGTCAGCTCTACAATATAGATCCATTTGGAACTGTTGAATATCGTGGCAAACAAGTTCCTACTATTTGTTGCCACTATGATAGTTATAAGCTAGGGTTTGGTTCTAACCATGGCGATGTATATCAGTGGTTTAATCGTTTTGGCAAAACCATGGATGATGTTCGCAAAGATGTAGGCGCATTAATGGGCAAAGTTGTTGTTGATCCAACTCCTGATCCTGTTACTCCGACAACTCCAACTGACTCTTATCCTGTTCTTCGCTCTGGCGCTCATAATGAATCTGTGCGTAAAGCGCAACAACTTTTAGTTAAGCATGGTTATGATGTTGGTTCTGCGGGTATTGATGGTTGGTTTGGAGCGAGCACTCTCAAGGCCGTAAAGAAATTTCAGTCTGATAAAGGATTAACTGTTGATGGTATAATTGGGGCCTCCACTTGGACAGCTCTTAACAAAGAACCAGCAAAGAAAGAGGAACCAATCTCTCCGGCAGAACCCGTTCAGCCGTCCACTAACCGCCCGACAATCGGCGTTGGTAATAGCGGCGAGTACGTCAAAGAAGCTCAAAAGATTTTAAAGAACCTTGGTTACAATATTGGCTCTTATGGTGTTGATGGTATTTTTGGCACTTCCACTAAGGGTGCGGTTCTCAACTTTCAGAAGAAGAATGGCCTCGATGTTGATGGTATAATTGGCCCAAATACATGGGCAAAACTTTTAGCAGCGTCTTCTCAGCCGAGCACTCCGGCTCAACCTGTTCAGTCAAATGAAATTAAGGTAGGCTCTTTAGTATCTATTAATCATGGGGCTAAGTGGTATACGGGAAGCTATATCCCAAATTGGGTTTTAAAATATAATTGGTACGTTTATGCGTTAAAGGGAGACCGTGCAGTATTAAATAAGTCTGAACATGGTGAGAAAAATGGACTTATGTCCCCTATCCATGTTAGGGACTTAACTAAGGTATAAAAAATAAAGGCGCATAGAATATTCTCTGTGCGCCTCAATTATTAAGGGAAGAAGGTGTTGGAATGATTTATGGGAATAAAGTTGGTGGTGCTCGTGCCGAAAAAACCTATATTATTGAAATTGGTGGGGCAGAACTAATTGGTGTTGTAGTGGATCAGAAAGAAATTTTTGATGCTCGTCCTGAAGATGTTGTGGCGGGTAAAAAATTTGCATGCGAGAGCGGTGTTTGTATTGGAACTAGCGATGCTTCTCATTGTTATGTTACTAAGGGCATGCAAGAAATTTCTCCCGGAGCAGATTTTGTGCTAACATTACCTGAAAAGGATCAATGGGATTATTCGGAATTACAATGTATGATGGCACCTAAAAATTCACCTTATGCTATTGACAAAGTAGTTCTAAATAATGCCGTATATGATACTGCTGGTACAAAAATAGCGGAGGTTACAAAGGACGGAGAAAATGATAGAGTATGTTTGAATATTATAAATAGTACCAACAATACATATCTTCTTTACTTTTTTATATATAAGGAGGAAATATCATGAGATATCATTATGCTATTGTTGATGACATAGGCAAATGTTTTGCAGTGTATGGTTCCACTATTAAAATTAACGATCAATATCATATTCCTATTAATAAAATTTCAATAGATTATTTATCTAAATATTATTATCCTATTCCACTTGTTGTTGATTTTGGAACAGATTTTAATGGAGAATGGTATTTAGATATCGCACATTCAATTAAAGGGGTGGTACAATAAATGGCTACTAAAAAACTACAAATTATTAGCGGAGGGACAACTTTGCAATCTGACTGGAATATGACAGACCCAGAAGATGCAACTTATATTAAAAACAAACCTCAATTGGCTACTGTTGCCACAACTGGTAATTATAATGATCTTTTAAATCTTCCTAGTATTGATAAAGTTCCCATCGAGAGTTCCGCTAATGCTATTTCAGGAGGAGCTGTATATACTGCATTAGCATCTAAGGCTAATAGTGCAGATTTAGCACCTGTAGCTACAAGTGGTAAATATACTGATTTAATAGACCGTGCGCATACTCATTCTGCTTCAGATATTACTAGTGGTATAATATCAATCGCACATGGTGGAACAGGAGCCTCGGATGGAGCAACAGCTTTGCAGAATTTATTTAGTGCGGGAGCGACTATATTGAGTTCTAATCAGTATGGAGATAATCTTCCTGCGGCTGGAACAGCAGGGAGGCTGTTTCTTAAGAAGAAGGTGTAAGTAAATGGCAATGTGGAAAACTACAGGTACATATAACCAATATCACGAGTATTATGTTTGGCTGAAATATGATGCGTCCTATGATGAAACCACGAATCAAACCACCGTTTCAATTCATGGCTGGGATATGGCGTGGAACTATATGGTTGACCAATATTACCTAACTGAGGGTACATTTACTATTAGCGCTACTGATAACCCTGCAAGTTCCGATACCTATGGCGTTTGGTATGGTCAGAAAAGGAATCCCGGTCAAGATGGGGCCTCTGGTGGAGAGGCTAAAACAATTGTTATTCAACATGGAAGAGGAACTAATAAAAATATTACTATCGCTTGGAGCGGTTATGGGCAAGTAGGAGGAAATTATAAAGCTACATGGACTGACAGCACAACGGTTCAAACCGGAACTGCTACAGAATATCATTTATCAATTAGTCAGACTAATTGTTCAGTAGTGGTAACTTTAAATGATACAGAGGAATTAGCATCTGGGGCAACGGTGTATTATAATGATAGATTAAAAATATCGTATAGTGCAAAAAATGGTTATAGTATAGAGAGTGCTTTATTAAATAATCAGGCAATTACAAATGGAATAACGCATGCCGTGTCTGGAAATGTATCTGTGGTGGTTGTTGCAACAGTTATAAGTTTTACGCTAACAATTAATCAAGGAGAAGGCACAATTATTACGGTTAACAGAACGTCGAGTCCGAAAGCGTCTGCTTCATTAGGGTTACTTTCTAACGGGGATGCTCTTTATTATAGTGATATATTAAATATAACTTTTAAGGCAGAATTTGGCTATGACCTCTTAACGCATACCATTAATGGAGAGCCTGCTTCAGATCAAGATTATGCTGTTCTTCAGGATGTTATTGTCGCTGCTACCGCAGAACAAACTGGATTGGTTTATATTGATAATGGGTCTGGTTGGGAAGCTTATGAAATTTGGATTGATAATGGTACATCATGGGATTTATACATCCCGTATATTGATGACGGAGTTGCTTGGCAACAATATAGTTAAAATGATAAAAATAAAATAATATAGGAGTGTTGTTAATGGAACCATGGCTAGTATTTGCGGGTACGATCATTACTGCGGCGGGTTCGATAATCGCAGTTGTTTTAACAAATAATCGTGCTAATCGTGAAATTATATCAAGAATGGAATCTAGTGACGCGGTGCAAGAAGAAAAGATTGCCGAGCTCACTCGTGAAGTCAGAAAGCATAATAATTTTGCGGAGCGCGTTCCAATTCTTGAGGGAGATATGAAAGTACTTAAGGAGCAAATTAAAAATATTAGATATCAACTTAATGATACTGGTAAATAAAAGGCAGGTGTTATCCGTGTCTAATATTAAAGATGTAGAAGTATGGGTAGATGAAGATTTTGGGATTAAGTTATGGCCTAATCCTAAAGGTGCTATTATGGAAGTCGTTAAGTATGTTTTTAACCTTGAATCAGAGGATGAAGTTAGAAATGTATGGCCAATTATTAGGCGCGGTAATAAAGGCACTTTAGCAAAAATTGTACAAGCCATGTTAATTTGTATGGGGTATCCATGTGAATTAGATGGAGATTTTTCAGGCAGTTCGGTTGATGCACTTAAGCAGTATCAAAGGGATAATAAGCTCATCGTTAATGGAATTGCTGGTAAGGCAGTTATTGTAAAAATGTTTAAATAGGGAGGAAATATTATGGAACTTTTACAGAACATTGTGTATGCAATTATAGCGGCAGTTGTACCTATTCTCACTAAATTTGTGTGTGATTGGCTTAAGAGTATGCTTGACGCTAACAAAGCAAAGATTCAGAATGAGAAGGTTCGATTTGTTGTTGAGAATGTGACGGATATGGTTGCTTCTGCGGTTGTTACTACGACTAGTACATATGTAAAGAACCTTAAAGCAGAAAATATATTTGATGAAACTGCACAGAAAGAAGCTTTCAATAAGACTAAGGATGCTGTCATGGCGCAGATTACTAAGGAGTCTGCTGATATTATAGAATATGCTTATGGCAATCTTGATGTTTTTATTGATAATCTCATTGAACGTTATGTAGAAGAGCTTAAAAAGAAATAAATTAGGGTTGGGGGGCGGAAAACCGCCCCTTTCCTCATGAGGAGCGATGTTTTCATAAACTACATAAAACGAGCTGCCCTCATATAGCCGGGAATTTAACGGTTGCAAATTGTGGTCAGAGGCACTTTTTCGGGGCTTATATTATATCTTATCTGTGGAGTTACATTTAAAAGCTGGTGTACGTACAGATAAAAGAAGGCTTGAGGTGCTTGGACAAGGGGACATTGTAACACGCTATGGTTATTTCACACGAGAATGGCTACTTGTCCAAACATCTCAGGGTAAAACAGGTGATGTTTATAAAGATTATTTGAAATAGTTGAGGAGGCACAATAAGATGAAGATTGTTGGTATAGATATGAGTAGCCAACGTACTGGTATAGCTTTGTTTGAAGACAATCAGTATGTAGAGCACGTATTAATTGATTTACATAAGATAAAGGATACAAATGAGAGAATTCGTAAAATGATGAAGAACATTAAACAACAATTAAATAGATATAAACCAGATGTGATTGTGATGGAAGAGTGTCTTATGACAAATAATATTAAGACTGTAAAAGTATTGTCATATATAGCAGGGACAATTATATCTTGGGCAGATGAAAATAATACGATTTTTAAGTTTCAATTACCAACGGCGTGGCGTAAGCAAGTTGGTATAATGCAAAACCAACATATTAAGAGAGAACAACTTAAACAAGAAGCTATTGAGATGGTCAAGGAGAAATTTGGCATGGATGTTACAGATGACGAGGCGGAAAGTATTCTCCTTGCTTATAGTCTGGCATATAATGAGAAGTCAGATGATATTGATATTGAAATCTAACGGCAAAGCCGTATGAAATAATTATATGAAGGAGTTTAAAGTACTATGAAAATTAACGAATTTGTGAAGAAAGCAACAATTAAAGGTTATATGCCTGCAACTGTAGACCAGCAAACTGAAAAGTTAAAGAAGGATTTGGAAGTAAAACCTTATCTTAAGATTAAAGATAAAAAGAAGCTTATTGAAGCAATTGTGGATGATACCATACTTTATGAAAATGGTTTATTTAAGTTTAATGGTGTAGATCAATATGTTGTGTATACAATGAAATGTATTGAAGCTTATACCAATTTGGAACTTTCTGATGATATAGAAGATGATTATGATGCTTTATGTGAAACGGGATTACTTGCAAAAATTTTAAGAACTTTTGATGAGGAATATCAAAGTATCTTGTCTCTACTTCAAATGCAGTGTGATTATGTCTTAATGGATAATAGTATAACATCTAAAATTAATATTCTATTAAATGCAATGACAAATGGTGTAAATAAATTATCGGATATGGCATCTGATGCTTTTAAAAATATTAAGCCAGAAGATATGCAAAAAATTACAGAGCTTATTTCTACTATGAAGTAAGCGAGGTGAATTGTGACGATGAAATCAAATAATTTTGGCGAAATATATGGAGCTGTTATGAAAAATGCGAAAAGAGCTGCGGTTGCCGCTGCTAAAAATGCTGCTAAAAAAATTGCTAAAGATATGGAGAAGGAAGCTTTAAATAATTTAAATAAATATTATGATAGTTATGACCCTGATGTATATGATAGAACTTATAATTTGCGTAATGCTATTAAACCATATTATAGTGACAATTCTAATGGGTCATCGGTATCAATTGAAATTGGAATTATATATGATGCATCGTATCTTAATGCATATAGTAGTAATTCATGGTTCCATCAAGGCGGTGGAAGTTGGGTGTCCAGAAATGATTCTACATTTAATTGGCAGGGGCAAGGGAATGGTATACCAGATCCAGAATGGGTGCTTAATAATTTTTTAAATGGTATCCACCCAAGAACAACAGTAGGCTATGCATATGCGCCAGTTCAAGATTCAAAGTCACAGATTCAAATGATGAATAAGTTTATAGATGATGAAGTTCCAAAAAAAATTGACGCATATATGAGTGTAGCCCTTCTTAAAGAATTTACAAAGCGTATGGCTTAAGGAAGGTGAGGTAAATTGAAAGAATTTAAGTTTAGAATATCAGCCGATGTAGCGGACTTAGAAGCACAATTTAAATCTGGTGCAAATCAATTGGCAAAATTTGTTCAAGGAATTGATAAAGCGGAAAATAAATTAGAAAAATTACAAGAAACAGGGACATATTTATCTCAGATGGATGCGGCTTTATCATCTCTTGCTTCTAAATATCCAAATATATTTAAACAAATTTTTGGGAATGTTGATGCGGACATAAAAAATGCAATAAAACCTATTTTAGAAATACAAAAACTTATGTCTACTGTGGTCAATCAGACGGGCTCAAAATTACAAAATATTTTAGGGGGTACAGGTGGCACCGCAGAGGAGTTTAAGGAAATTGCAAATACTATGTCTGTTTTGTCAAAAGCTCTTGGGAAAAATGCTCCTGATTTCAGCTTTTTAGAGGGCGCAGGAGATGCTACAGAGAAAGCTAATAAATTATTAGATGTTTTACAAGATATTATACAAGAGACATATAATTTTAAAAAGATTGGCTCTGATTCTGTAGGGGCTGTACTTGATGAAATTGCAGAATCTTCAACTAATGCTGCAAGTAAAATCGATGAATTAAAAACAAAAATAAAAGAACTTATAAGTATTGCAAATAAAAAAAAAGAAGAGTTATATACTAAAGAGGATATTTTAGGCGAACTTGAAAGTCCTAAGAATGTTAGTAAATCAACACAATATCTAAAAAATAGATGGAGTGATTTGATAAAACTTATGCAAGAGTCTCAAGAAGCTAGAGCTAAATTTAATAAAGGCGAAATATTATCGGATGCAGATTATGAATCATTATTAAAATATATTGATGCGGTTTCTAAATTAAGAGCAACTATAGATACAATAAATTCTGGGAAAATGTCTGTGAACGCAAATATATTTGATCAAATTAGAATGCAGTTATCTAAGCTTCCTCAAACATTACCTTACCTTGAGAACTTACAACAACGCATACAACCTAAAACACCAAAAAAAAAGGGCAAGACTTCTCAGGTAGAATCTTCAAAAGCACCTGTTCAGACTTCTAAAGCATATGCAGAGTTGAATCAACAGATTGAAAAATATATTCAATTAAAAAAAGAATCTGCGAAGTTAGATGAGGAGTCCCCTGAATGGGAAAATAAAGCAGAGGAAATGGATCAAATCTTATCTGATATTGCTGGGCAATATAAATTATCAGAAGATGCTTTAGAGACACTTGGAGATAAGTTAATGCAAAGAGGCATTGGTGTGCAGAAAGCGATGAAGATTTTAAAGGATACATTAGGGGATCAATTTCCTTCCGCTACTGTTGACCAAAATGATTCTGTAGGAATAAAAGAAACAAAAGCCGAGGCCATACAGACTGCAAGTGAAATAGAATCTTTAGGCGATAAATCTCAAGAAAGTTTTTCCGAAGTTGCACATGCTTCACAGCAGGCAACTGACGCATTAAAAGACCAAATTTTACAAGCACAGACTTTAAAAGAATTATATAGTTTATTAATGCAGGAGGAATACAATTTCCGTAATGGACAAGCTAATGGTAAAGAATATTTGGCAATGTTCAATAAAAATGGTTTGTCTAATATCGGAACTTCAGATGGTGCAGATATTACTAGGGATACAATTAAAAAAATCTTATCGAGGGCAAGCTCTAATGGGGAATTTATGTCTTTACATAATCATCCAAATGGTATGGATATGCCTTCTGTTTCAGATTTATTAACTTGGGCACAGGATTTTGTAGATGCTGGAGTCAAAATTAATGGTATTATAACAAGTTCTGGAATTACAGCCATAGATTTTTCAGATATGGATATTGATGGTATCCAAAAGGTTATTGAAAAATATAAAAATATTATTCAGCAAGACAAATTATTGAATAAATTTTTGGACACTAGTGACCCCGGAGCCTTGAAATGGAATGAAACGCTAGAAAACAAAATTAAAGCAGACTCAAAATTTAAGGCACAGTTTACTGAAATGGAACCTCAAATTAGAGCTGGTATTTCAGGGGCTCTACGTAATGCCTTAAATCAAGCATTGGAAGAAGTTGGTGGAAAACCATTACTTTCATTTGAAGGTAAAGATATGATACCAGATTTTGAAAAATATTTGGGAGATATGTCTCAGAATATTGGTGTAGATCCTGCTAAAATTAAAGAGAGTACTACCGCAATTAAAGCTGAAACAAATGCTATTGCTCAAAAAATTACATCTTATGAAGAACTTTGTCAGGTTGTTGAAAGATATAATGCTCTTATTTTGAAGAGTCACACTGAAGGGCAAAAATTAACTCAAAATGAGGAAGCAGAGCTATCTGCGATTAATGATAGGTTTGCGGCTACCAAAGGAGTAAATGAAAACCCTGATAAATTTGTAGATTATGCAATGAATATGAGTAGAATATCAGGGATTTTAGGCGAATTTGATACTAATAAACTTGCCCAATATCTTGGTGTTGAAATTCCGCAATCTGCACAACAAGCTCAACAAGCTATGGAGCAAGCTGTACAAGCCTTTACAAGTTTTCAAACTTTAACTAGTGATATTCAATCATCTTGGATGACAGGTACTATGAATTCTGAGGCGATTGGTAAATATACCACTCAAATTGATATGGCTAAAACTCAGCTTCAAGAATTTGCAAATCAAGGGTTAATTACTGCTGAACAAATGGAGCAGGTTAATTCCATGTATGAAGAGTCATTAAAGCAGATTAATTTGTCTCGTGAAGCAAACGATGCAGAGATGACCGCTCTTAAAGCAAGACCTGAAAAAGAAGGTGAGCCCTCTGGCAGCTATGATAGTGGTTTTGATGATGGATATAGTCAGGGTCAAGCTCGTGCTGCTGAGGAAATTGATGAGCTTCAAAAAACTGTAACATCTTTACAGAAAGAACTATCTAATGCACAACAGACTTCAGTTAGTGGTATTGATAGTTTAACAGAAAATACCATGTATGAAACCTTAAAGGGTAAGATAACTGAGGTTATAACTGAGATTAATGCCAAGACTGAAGCTTTTAAGACCGAAGGAACAACTGTTGATAGTGTGGTCGCACAGGAGATTTCAGCACTTGATAAACTTCTTGCTAAGGTCAATGAGATTAAAGCTGCGGTTGATGCTAAAACTGGAGCTTTTAAAGAAGAAGGTAACGCAGTTTCTGATAGTGCTAAACAGGCGGCAAAACAAAAAGAAAAAGAAACTTCACAAAAGAAAGAAAAGGATATTTTTGGTTCTGATAAAGAAAAAGCGGCTAAATCTATTTCTTCTTATTTCAATTCTTTAAATTTAGATTTCGTATCAGATAGTGCTATAGATAAATTATCTGAAATGGAGACTCGTTTAAAGAATATTACGAATAGTAATGATCTTGATAAATGGAAACAAGATTGGAAAGAAGTTACAAAGTCTATTAGTCAGGCGGTAAAAGAAGAAGAGAATATTGCTCTTAGTACGCAAAAGCAAAAATTAAATGGCATTAAAAATTCTCTTAGTAAAAGTTTTAAGGCAACTGGTATTGATTCAAGCTCAGCGACAGGAGAGCAAAAAGACCTTGCTGATTCTGTTATAGATCTTACTGCCAGATTAGAAACATATGCGAAACAGAGAAAACAGTTATCTGCTGAGGAAATTGTCTCTTTGCAAAATGAAGCTAATGCAATTAAAGAAAAAGCAGATGCTTATATTAAGGCCGCAGAAGCAGCAGAAAAATCTTCTAAGGTGTATGGGGATAAAGAAGTTAATAAGGCGACGGATAAAAAGATTCAAATTTCAGGAGTTGCAAAAAGTGATAAATTTGTTGGTTCTGTTGAGGTTTCTAATGCTCTTGTAAAGCTGAATGCTGCTTATGATGCATTAATTGCAAAGCAGAAAGAATTCAAGGGGATAAATCCTACTGAAGAACAAAAAGAAGAATTTGCCAATCTAACAAATCAATATAATCAGGCGTATGAAGCTTTAAATAAACTTATTATTGCTTCTAGAAACTTAGAAAAACAAAAAATTTGGGGGAAATCTGTAAGTGAGCTTTCTGTTAAGCCTACTGAAGATTTAAAGGCTAGTTTAACAGAAGCTATTAATGCATCTGTTAAGGGGAAAGTCAAAATTGGCGAGTTTGATGCCGTGCTGAAACAATTGAATTATAGTGTGAGAGATGGCAATGGTTCTTGGATTAATTTTAAGGCACAACTTGATAGCACTGGTACTAAGATAGTTGGGTTAAATTCAAAATTAAAACGGACTGATGGGATATTTAAAACGCTCTTTTCTGGATCTTTAGATAAATTTAAACAAGCACTAACTAGATTTACTGGATTTGATTTATTTTATAAAGGTGTTAATGAAATCCGTAAAGGAGTTCAATCTGTTACGGAGATTGATTCTGCATTAACAGAACTTAAAAAGGTTACTGATGAAACCGATGAAACTTATGCACGGTTCTTAAAAACAATGTCCAAAACTGGTGCTGAGGTTGGAGCCACAGTATCAAATTTAACTAATATGGCTGCGAATTGGGCGAGACTTGGTTATTCTATTGAGGAAGCTGGAGAACTTGCTAAGAGCACCGCTGTTTTGCTCAATGTTTCGGAATTTACAAGTGCTGACGATGCGTCTGAGGCGTTGATCAGTACCATGCAGGCATATGGATATGCCGCAGAAGATAGTATGCATGTTGTTGATGTTCTTAATGAAGTGGGTAAAATATTTGCCCTTAGATAACTATATAGGTTAAAGGCTAGAGATAGTTAAGACCTAGGAAAGACTTAATATTCATATAACAATACAAAATTAATGAAGGGAGGTATAAGTATATGCCATTTAAGAATTTGAGTGGACAAAAAATTGGAAAATTAGAAGTATTACAAAGAGCACCAAATAAAATTGCTGGTGGCAAATTAAGAACAATGTGGACATGTACTTGTGAGTGTGGCAATATTATTGATGCTTCTACTGATTATTTGAAACGTAGCAAATGCCCTTCTTGTGGATGCGAGGCTACAAAAATAAAAAAAGAAAAGAATCGCGTTAATAATATTGGCGAAAAACATGGAAGATTAAAAATAATTGATATTATATGGGATGATGGAAGAGCAAAAGCAATTTGTGAATGTGATTGTGGAAATAAATATATTGGAGACAAATCAGATATTGTATCTGGGCACACTCAATCGTGTGGATGTTTGCAATCAAATAGAGCATCAGAATCTAATACAAAAGATTGGACTGGATTTATTTCTAATTATGGTATTGAGTTTATTAATAAAGATCATATGAATAATAAAGGTCAATGGCTGTGGAAATGCAAATGTGGAATATGTGGAAATTATTTTACAGCGCTTCCAGCTAAAATTAATAATGGTCATATTACATCATGTGGTTGTAGAATACAGTCATCAGGAGAAGAATATATTGCTTCTTTATTAAAAGAATTTAATATAGATTTTGACCCACAATATATATTTGATGATTGTAAATATACTTATGTTCTAAGATTTGATTTTGCAATTTTACGTAATAATAAGGTAATTGGAATTATTGAATATGATGGCAAACAGCATTTTGAACCAATTGATTTTTTTGGAGGAATTGAAGGGTTTGAAAAGACTCAGATTAGAGACAATATAAAAAATAACTATTGTAAATCTAAAAATATTCCAATGTTACGAATTCCGTATACTATGTCAATTAATGAAATTAAAGATGTTATATATGAATATTATTTATCCTTAACGACTGCGGGATGCGCATAGTAATATGCATATTGAAGTTATCCTGTTTTTATAACAGTAATATACAGTCTGATCTCACGCTATAATCTAAAAATGAAACGTGAGAGATAGGCCGAAAGACCTATCCGCCATAGGAATATGGTCAGTAGGAGAAATCTGAAAGTAACAGCTTGAATAACTTCGCCGTCTCAAGTGACGGTTTAGCAACAGCATTACAAACATCTGCCAGTGCATTAATGTCTGCTGGCAATGATTTAAATCAAAGTGTGGCCTTAGTAGCGGCTGCAAACAAAGTATTACAAGACCCTTCTCAAGTAGGGGCCGCTTTGCGTACTATTGCTCTTCGTATTAGAGGAACTTCACTTAAAGTTCTAGAAGAGATGGGAGAAGAAACTGATGGCGTTATAGAAAGTGTCAGTAAATTACAAGAAAAAGTTAAAGCGATAAGTGGCGTTAATATTTTAGATGACACCGGAGCTTATCGTGATACTTATGATATTTTAAGAGATATTGCAGAAGTTTGGGATGAAATAGGTCAAAAAGACCCCAAGGGACAAGCAGCATTACTTGAAATGCTTGCGGGTAAGAACCGTTCAAATGCTTTAGCGGCTATTCTCACCAATTTAAATGACCTTGAGGGTGCATATGAAAGTGCTATGGACGCACAAGGTTCTGCGGAAGCAGAAAATGAGAAATATATGAATAGCATCCAAGGCAAAGTTGATCAATTTAAGAATGCTCTTCAAACTATGTGGCAAAATCAATTGGGCTCTGATATTATTAAAACTTTTGTTGACATCGGAACTTCAATCGTTCAAGTTATTGATAAGATAGGCATATTAAAAGCGGTGCTTATAAGTTTACTAGCTATTTCTGTTGGTAAAACTTTATTTAAAAGGTTGGATTTTAAAAAGATTATCAAAGACATTGCGTCTCTTACGTTAGGATTTCAGAATTTTAATCGAGTAACTGTGGCGTTGCAAATTTCAGTTATAAGAGCTGCCATAGCAAATGGTACATTAGGAGCTTCTTTTACGGCTTTGCTTGCGCCAATTTGGGCAGCAACTAAAGCAATATTAGCGTTCTTATTAACAAATCCTGTTGGTCAAACTATTCTTATTAACGGGGTAATTATAGGTGTGGCCAGAGCTATTTCTAAGGCTAATAGAGAAGCAGCAGAAGCTAAAAGTTTCGAAACTCTTTCTCAAAATCTTGGTAAAATTCGTGATAAATGTCAAGAATTGAATTCGGAGCTTTCTACGGTTGAGGATCGTATTGACGAGCTTGAGGGAAAAGACACCCTTTCTTTCACTGACGTTCAAGAATTAAAAAATTTACAAGCTCAAAGAATTGAATTAGAACGTCTTATATCTTTAGAAAAAGAAAGAGAAAAAAAACAAGCTAAAAAAACAGGCAAAGTGTTTGTTGAACAAACTGAATTCCTCCCTCTTATAAACGGGCAACCAACGACTACATATTATGATAATAATGGCAAGGTAGTCACATGGAATCAAGCTGTGGATACTAATTTGGTAGGCCCAGATGGTACTTATACTCTGAAAACTGGTTATACTATTGAAGGAGAACAGCTATCTAGTCTTCAGCAACAAGTTAAACTTTATCATCAAGCTAAAGACGAAGTGGATCAAGCAACTCAAGCGTTAATGGAGGCAATGGCGGATGATGATACTTCAAATACGAAAATTAAACAATTAGAGAACAACCTAAAGCGCGCAGAATCTAATCTGCAAAATTTAGACGTAACTGTATCTGAGTATGAAGATGAGTATACAAATTGGCTTAATCAAGAAGGCGTTGAATGGCAGTTTGCTGATGAATCTGGCAATCTTGAAGATTGGCAAATTGCTATGAATAAACGTATTCAAGAGATGTATGATGTCCTAGATATTTTTGCTATTATGAGGGGCGATAGTGGTGCTACGGAAAGTGCTCTGGATCGCATCTTTAAGTTAACGGGTGCAGATGATGAGGGTATAAAAAAGTTACAAAAAGTAGCTGCTGAAACTCAAAATCTCGGCATGATTGTTGACACTTTGCGTGGTAATCCTCAACTCGTTGCTTATTTTGACAGGCTTGGGATTGGCGTAAAAGATGTGGCAAATTATTTGTTGTCTGTTGACTCGGCGGTTACATCGGGAGGAGCTTCTGTTGAGTCCGCAGGAAAAGCTTACTCCTCATATACTTCTACTCTTGAAAAGTTTACAAATGCTGGAAGTATTGCTAATGAGATAATTTATGACAATATTGAATTAACTGAAGACCAAGGGAAAGCCTTACAAGAGCTCATTGGTTCTGAGGCAGAATATGCCGATGCTGTTGACACAAGCAATGGATATGTTGTTAAAAATGCCAAGCTTGTAAAAGATTTAATTGCAAAAAAGAGATTAGAAGCCGCTCAAAACGTCAAAATAGAAAAGGCTCAGGCTAGATTGAAATATTATGATCTATATAAACAAATGGAAAAGTTGTCTGGTGCAAACGGGAAACTTGCTGCACAAAATAAAGATCAAATCAATACTCTTTATGCAGAAATGGGAATCGTTCAACAGACAATTTCTAAATATAGCATGCTTGAGCAACAACTTCTTGGTGCCGCAGATGCTTATGATAAGTTTAGCGAGGCTCAAACCGCAGATGCAGAAAGTGATTATAGTAGTAAAATGACTGATATGCTTACTGCCCTCATTAACGGCTTACAAACTGGGAAAATTGGGACAGAAGCATTTAAGGCTGCGGTTCAAGGTCTTATCCCTGACGAAGAATTAAATAAACTAGATACTGTAGAAGATAAAGTAAAAGCAATTGTTGATTATATTACAACAAGTAATTTTAAAGATTATTTTACTTTTGATTTTGATAATGATACGTTAAAAGATATCACAATCACGTTTGATAATGTTAAAGCATTTGTTGAAGATGGATTTAAAAATGGGGCGCTTATTCAGACAGGAGAAGATTGGACGCAATTTGAGTTATCTGCCCAAACTAAGACATTAGATGATTTAGCTAAAGCATATGGAGTTACCAAAGAAGCAGCATTCGCTTATTTACAGTTAATTAATCAACATGATGGAGAATGGTTAATTGGAGACTTCGCAACCACATTTGACTCTCTTATTCCTACTGCTGCCACAATTAAAGAAGCAGGCGAACAAATGCAGAAAGCATTTGATCAAGCTAATGTAGATTTAACACTGCGTCCACAAGTAAGTTGGGAAAAGATGAACGAAGCAGGATGGGACACAGAAGAAGGAAGTTATTCTACTGTTAATACGGTCTCATATTTTGCAAGTGATTTTGGATTAGCAGATGAAGGAAGTTCTGAAGATTATGTAATTAATGTAACACCTATTTTACCAGATGGTACAGTCATAAAAGGCGGAGACGAGGGCCTTTGGGAATATATTAATGACAAAAAGAACAATGGCGAAAACATTGAAGACCTAGATGTGTTCTTGGGCAAATATAGTTCTCTCGAAGAATCTGAAAAGGCCGCTCAAGCTTTACATGAAGCACAAGAAGCATATTTTGAGATGGTTAATAACTATAGCATCGACAATGATATATCAGAGACTACACGCCAAATCAGTGAATTAGATGTTCAGCTTGCTAATGGTAAAATTACGCAAGAAGAATACATGGCAAAGATGTATGGTATTGGAGATGCGGCAACTAAAACTCAACAAGCAACTGGTGGTCTTAAAGGTAATTTAGATGCACTTGGAGATGCTGCAAGAGACAATATAAGTGCATGGAAAAATGCGTCTGATGGGTATGCCAAAGCCAAGGAAACTGTAACAGAATTAGAAGAACAAATTAAAAATGCGAGTGACGATGCATTACCTAGCCTAAAAGAGCAGCTTGCTGAGGCGACTTCTAAAATGATGGAGTTTGGCAACGAGATGTCTGCTCATGAGTATACTGAACTTACAATTCAGGTTGCTATGGATGCCGTACAAAAAGATATTGATGCAATAGACCACGAATATTCAGAATTGGCAAAAAACGTTGCATTTGATAATGAAAGCGGAACCTATAACATCGCTACCGGAATAGAGTGGAAGGGGAATAAACCAGATCAGGCTACTATTGACAATTATCTTAAATTGTTAGATGAAAGACATACTCTTGAAGTTATGCAAGGAGAAGAAGTTCCTACGGTTCTTGATACTTTGACTGAAATCAATAATGTATTAAACACTATAACAACTATATTGGCAAAAAAATATGGGATTGATATCGAAACTGGTGAATCTACAAATAGATTGCAAACTATTTTAGACCAATTATCAGAAATAAAACCAAAACAAGTTATAGTAGAAGTATTAGGAAAGTTTTCCGATGGTTTAACAGCATTGTGGGGAAAACTTACTGGTAGTAATGATACCCCACAAATCAATACTTCTAAAAGCAACCCCAAGAGTATGCTTCATGGAACCGCTCATTCCTCTGGTGATTGGGGATTACCACACAATGAACATAATACCCTTGTTGGTGAACTTGGGCAAGAAACTGTTGTTGATCCTCACACTGGTCGTTATTATACTGTTGGAGATAATGGGGCCGAACTTATTGATCTTCCTAAAGATGCTATTATATTCAACCATAAACAAACTGAAGAATTATTCAAAAATGGGCATATAAATTCTCGTGGAAAAGCATACGTTGAAGGAAATGCGCATGTTGATTTGATCAAAAAATCTATTTATGGAGAAACTCCTTGGATTAAAAAACTTAAATCCGGATCATCCAGTCGGGGCTCTGCATCTGCGGCGGCAGAAGATGCTGCGGAAATCTTTGATTGGTTCGAAGTATTACTTGAGGAAATCAATGAGCAACTTGATTTGATGAATGCCAAGCTTGAAAATGCAGTGGGCATTGAAGCTAAGGGTAGTATATTAGGGGAACTACTTGGTGAAAATCATTATAAACTTACTGAACTAAATGAAGGATTAAAACTTTATACAGATTATGCTGCTAAAATGCTTAGTAAAGTACCAGATGAATACAAAGAAATGGCTAAAAATGGTGCAGTTGCTATTACTGATTTCCTTGGGGAAGCTGATCAAAAAACTGTTGACGCAATTAATAATTATCGTGAGTGGGCGCAAAAGGTTGCAGACCTTAATCAGCAATTAGAAGAAACTCGTACTACAATTTCTGATTTGCGTGTTCAAACTCTTGAGATGATTCGTACTGAATATGACAATGAAATTGGATTGATAACTACAGTCAATGACCATATTCAGAGTACAATTGATTTACTTGAAGAACAAGGACAACGTTCTTCCTCTAATTTCTTTACAGAGATGATTGCCAATAGTGAGAAACAACTTGATACGCTTAAAGAACAGCGTGAAGCGATGCAGAAAGAACTAGATGATGCTGTTGCAAGTGGTGATGTCAAGAAGTATTCTGAAAATTGGTATGAAATGCTTAATGCCATTTATGACGTAGACAGTGCTATTGTTGACTGTAAGACTGATATTGAGAAGTTTAATAATGCTATTTTAGAACTTCATTGGGAGAATTTTGAGAAAATCATTGATGCGTTTGATGCAGTTTCTGATGAGGCAGAACAAATTCGTAGTATTATAGATGATTCAGAAATTACTGATGATGTTGGTAATTGGACAAATAATGGCTTCACTGCTCTTGGTATGGCCGCTCAAGAAATGGAAAAGGCTAGATATCGTGCTGATCTTTATGGCAAAGAAATTGAGCAACTTAATCAAGATTTTGCTGCGGGTAAGTATAGCCAAGATGAGTATAATGAAAAGCTTAAAGAACTTAAAGATGCTCAATGGGATTCTATTGAAGCATATGAATCTGCAAAAGATACACTTGTTGATTTGAATAAAACCCGTGTCGAAGCTGTAAAAGATGGTATTCAAAAAGAAATAGATGCATATGAGAAGCTTATAGATAAGCGTAAAGAAGACCTTGATGCACAAAAAGATGCTCATGATTGGGCAAATACTTTAAAAGATCGTACTGATGAAATAGATAAGATTCAACGTCAAATTGATGCAATGACAGGAGACACTTCTGCTGCCGCAAATGCTCAACGTAAAAAACTCCAAGAAGAACTTGCAAAGGCGCAAAAGGAACTAGATGAGACATATTATGATCGAGATATTGAAATGCAACAAAAAGCATTGGATGATAGCCTTGAGTCATATCGTCAGAGCAAAGAAGACCGCATACAAGAGTTGGAAGACTATCTTAAGAATGAAGATCAAGTTATCTCAGATAGCTATGCGTTAATTTTGGCAAATACAGATGCGATTGCTTCTAATCTACAAGAGATTGCTCAAAGATATGGAATTTCTATTTCAGAGAATGTTACGGCTCCTTGGGAGTCTGGTACGACTGCATTAGGGATTTATGGCGAAGAACTTGATTATGCAACCAGTACTTATGTGGATATGCTTGAGAAAGTTAGACAGAAACTGATTGATCTTCAGGTTGAAGCTGATAAAACTGCTGCTAAATTAGTAAAAGATATCAATACTTCGGCAAATCAATCACAAAATGCAAATCAAACTTCCGGGGGCAGGAAAGATATTGCTGGTTTCGCCAAAGGTACAACTGGAGTTAAGAAAGACCAATTCGCGGTAATTGATGAAAATGGCCTTGAAGAACTTGTTATGCATGCTGATGGGGGTAAGCTTTCTTATCTCACCAAAGGTACTGCTGTTATTCCTAATGATTTAACCAATAATATTATGAAGTGGGGAGAGATTGATCCTATAGCAATGTTAGACAGAAATAAACCTTCTATAGGCGCTCCTTATATCATTGAAAACCAGATGCAAATAAATATGGATATTGCAGAAGTTGTTCATATCGAGCATGCAGACCGTGACTCTATACCTGAGATACAAGATGCAGTCAAGAAACAATTGGATTCTTATATGAAGAACCTCAATTCAGGTATCAAAAAATATACAAGGTAAAGTTATAGAGGGGCTGAGTATTCAGCTCCTCTAATTATAAAGGAGGTGTACTAATGGCTGTATACCAAAAACATTTTAACTATCAAAATAAAAGTAACACAGATTTTGGTTTATATGTCGTGACTTTTTCTCCTGATAATGGAGAGTCTGAGAGCTATTTATCTATGGAATCAATATATACAGATAATTATAACGGTACAATGCGTTATGATTATGGCGCAAAATATGATGCTACGACGATGTTATATATTACAATGATTAAAGATAATTATAGTGATTTTTCGCAAACAGAATTACGACAGATATTAAATTGGTTGACTGGATTACGGCAAGTGTCATGGCTTGATTTATATAAAGATGATTCAGATGAAATTTCTTTTTCATTTCTTGGTCGTGTGACTGATGTTAAATTACAAAAAATGGATGCTCGTGTCATTGGACTAAAAGTTGAGTTTACATCAGTTAGTCCTTGGGCATATTCAGGTATTAGACAGTATGATTTATCTTTAGACGGATCAGAACTACTTTATCCTATACTTAATGCGTCAGATGAAGATTCAGTATATGTATATCCGAAAATTGTTTTTACCAATAAAAATGCGAATGGCTCTTTACAATTATTAAATATAACCACTAATAAAATAACAACATTGAAAAACTTAGCAATGAATGAAATCGTAACAATGGATAGCAATAAAATAATTTATTCAGATAATAGCTCAAAAATATTTGGGGAAGATTTTAATTATCAATGGTTATGTTTTGTTCAAGGATATAATCATTTAAAAATTACGGGGACAGGGCATCTTGTGATTGAATATCGAGATATCTTTAAAGTTGCTGAAGCTTTTGATGGCAACGATTCTATAAATAGCGGATTAATAAACCAAAATGCATTATTACTAACTGAAATAGAGTTATTAAATAGTCGTTGGGTACGAGAAACTAATGCAAAAGAAGGAACTATATATACGCAAGTTCTTTCTTTAGAAAATACTACTGAAAATTCTAAAATTAATTTACAGCCGACTGGTGAGCAGCTTTTAGCTTTACAAGAGCAAGATGTTGAACTGCAAATTGTAAATAATAATGGAACGATTATGGCATATGCATATGGAACTGCTCCAACGGCTAATCTCAAAATACAGGCAACAATTGAAGAAACTAATAAAAAATTAGTGTATAGTTATGCTTCGGCTATATTATATGCTAATGCATGGTATGGGCAAGGGGATATTTATACCCAACCAATTTATATAAAAGATTTAACTTCTAATTCTATCATTGATATCAATATAACAGATCTGCAGGCTGCTTTATTAGAAGACTCGGAAACGGTACTATTTATTCAAAACAATAATGGGAAACCAATAGCATATGCTGTCGGATATAAACCAAATATTGATTATGAGGTTGGACTGACTATTACAGAAACAACCGTGCAAAATTAATTAAATATGAAAAGTAGTTAGGAGGGGTCTAAGTGAGACTACCTAAAAATATTTTATCAAATTCATATAGGCCCCCTGCGATATACTTGTGTCAAACAAACAAGGATCGTATTGGTGAGCTTAATGTAAATAATTTTAAAGGGAATTTTAAATGGCATACTTATAGTGAAATTTCATTTGATATAGATAGAAAATATTGTGACATTACTGCTGGTGATATTATTGTTAATCCGTATTATGATAAAGTGCAAGGTTTACGGTTGGTTTTTGTTGAAGGGTTTGGATATTTCCAATTACAAGATCCGGCAGTAGAAAGTGACGGAATTAAAGAGACAAAAAGTATTAATGCGAATTCTTTAGAATATGATTTGTCGAATAGATACCTTGAAAGTTTTATTATTAATAAAGGTGTTACTGGTAGTATTGATGGAGTGCAATTATATAATGCAAATGATCCTGAGCATTCTTTATTGCATTTAGTTATTGCAGAAAAGGCCCCAGATTGGCATATTGGTCATGTAGATATGGAGTTAGCTACTCAAAGACGTTTCTTTGAAGTAGATAGGCAATCTGTTTATGACTTTTTAATGAACGATATGTCAGAAACATTTAAGTGTGTGGTTATATTTGATACTTATGATAATTCTATTAATGTTTATAAAGAAGAAACTGCTGGTAATGATACAGATGTAATTATTACGTTTGATAATCTAGCAAGCAATATCAAAGTGAATTATTCAGCAGATGATATTAAAACTGTCTTAACTGTTAAAGGCGCGGATGATCTTAGTATTCGAGAAGTGAACTATGGTTTATCATATATTACAGATTTATCATATTATCATACTGTAGATTGGATGGGACAAGATCTATATGATGCATACGCCAAGTATTTACAGGTTGTATCTTCTCATGTTGATGAATATCAAAAAGCTTTAGCAGATATTCGTAGATGTAATATGGAAATTGCTGAATTGAAAAATCGAGCACAACAGGATTTAACTGAAACTAAACTTAGTGATTTTCTCGATTTCTTAATTGATTTTTATAAAAACAATACTGTAAATGCTGAGAAGATGGCAGATTTAAATGTTGATTTTGCATATTTAGATCGTACTAGTTGGGATACTTTTACAAGTATTATGGAAAATCCATCTGCAACAAATGAACAAAAAGAGCAAGCGATTGAAAATATACTTGATATTATTTGGGATGCGTATGGCGTTAATAGTTTGAAAATTTTAGAAGCGAGTTATAAAGGTGTGCAAGTTGTTCAAACAGAGCAAGGCATGTCAGAGGTTTCTAATAATGATTATTATCAATATCATGCTAATTATATGATGTTGACATCTGTTCAAAAAGATATTGCACAGCGCGAAACATCTATTGCACAAGTACAACAAGAATTGACAATTGCTAATAATATTGTGACAGCTATAGCTAAACAAGTAGCTATACAAAATAATCTTACTTCTGAACAAATTATTCGTCTTGCTCCATTTTTGAGGGAAGATGAATATACCGCCGATAATTTTATTGTAACTGACATAGATACTGAAGAAGAGCGAATGGAAACATTAGAAGCTTTATTAAAAGCTGGCAATGAAGAGTTACATCAAATGAGTCAGCCTAAATTATCTTTTAGTACTTCTATAGCAAATATTTTTGCCCTAGAAGAATTTGAACCTATAATTAATCAATTCCAACTTGGGAATATGATCAAAATTGAAATTCGTGAGGGTTATATAAAGAAATCTAGACTGATGGAAGTCGAAATAGATTTTAATGATTTCAAAAACTTTCAAGTAACATTTGGAGATTTGTTATCTATACGTGATGAGGCTGATATTCACGCAGACTTATTAGCTCGTGCTATCAATGCAGGCAAAAGTGTTTCTAAGAATTCTTCAGCATGGCAAAAAGGTTCAGATACTGCTAATGAAATTAATAATGCAATTAATCAAGGATTATTAGGTGCGGCTACAGAAATTAAATCTATTGATGGGACACAGGCAGTAAGTATGGATAAATATGGTATTCATTTACGAAAAATGACTGATGGGAATATTGAGCCTGAGCAAGGCTGGATAGTTTCAAATAAGTTTTTATATACCGATGATAATTGGAAAACAACTAAAAGTGTTTTTGGTAAATATACATATGAGGGCCAACAAAGATGGGGAGTACTTTCTGATGCGGTTGTTGGTGGATTAATTCAAGGTGCAGAAATTGAAGGTGGTACAATTAAAATTGGTAAAAATCCAGAGACCGGAGATTATACTTTTATAGTTACTGCTGACGGTAGAGTGCAAATTAACGCATGGGGCGGAGAATTATCCGATAAACTTAATGAAGTTTCAGGTAAAGTCGATGCTTATTCTGTATCTATTGAATCAAGTAGCGTTCCTATGTTTGATGAAAATGTGCGAAGCACAGTCTTAATATGTCATATACTCCAAAATAATCAAAAAATTACTGCACCTAGTGGCACTACATATACATGGATTCGTGCATCGAATGATGAGGCTAGCGATGCAGTATGGAATAATGATGTAGCACATAAAAATAATGCTTCAAATGTTATTGTTATTGATGCGGATGACGTAGACAATAGCGCTCGTTTTATATGTGAAGTATATATACCATAAAGGAAGGTGATATAATGCCAGTGCTTCAATCAAACCCGATTACAATTATAGACAGTTTGGATAATATTAATTTAGAGTTATTTGTATCAAGTAATTTACCCTTGTCACAAGTACTTGATTCTACAGGTTCTATTTCCCCCTCTTGGGTGAAAACTCCATTGGTATTAACACCTTCTGTTTATGTTAGAAATCGATTAGTTAAGAACCCTGTAATTTCGTGGCAAAGACGTTCTGGTGGCGGAGCTTATACAAGTCAATTAGTATCTGGTGAATTTGTTGTAAATGGGGTATTAACGGTTAACAAAGATTTATTAGCTACTGATCCTAATAAAATTATTACTTATAAATGTACGGTACAGTATGGGACTATATCTCATTCTATAGAAACTTCATTCTCGTTTAATGCGCTTGGTATTGAACAAGGAACAGTTAATGGTTGGACATATCGTAAATGGGAAAATGGCATGGCAGAATGTTGGAGAAAGATAGATTTTCAAGGAAGCATAACAATGTCTGACTTAACTATAGATCTTCCATTTACTTTTGCTAGTAATGATTATTTGGTTCAATTAACTCCTTCTATAAACGGATCGATAGTTAATAAATATTATGTAGGAGATAAGATGGCAAACGAGGGAAGAACAACTACTCATTTAAAAATAGCACATCAAACAGATGATGATAGTAGTAGTGTATTATATTTTATTTATGTTACAGGTCTTTGGAAATAAAATTAAAGGGACGGCAAAATGCCGTCCCTTATTTTTTTGCGTTTTTCCATTAATTTTGCGCTGTTTCAATGTTAATAATAGATTCAAGTACTTGCACGGCTTTATTAAAGTTAATGTTAGAAATTGCATAATCAAAGTCATCACGCATTATCATCTCTATAAATTGTTCATTTTCGGAGAAACAACGTTTATAAAATGTGAGTGCATTATCTTTACGTCCATTGATAGCACGTTCTTCTCTAATGTCATCTGATACATGAATATAGATTCTAACAAATCTAATATCAGACAAATCCAATGCAAGATTATACATATACTCGATCCCACGATAATCAATACAATAAAAGTCTGATTCGTATAGCTGCTGCTTAGTTGCAAAATACTCAAATTCTCCTATGCGGGTATAAGCAATCATCTGACTCCTATATTGCTCCACTTCATCTGAATTGATAAAAATGTGAGTATTACCTTCTCCTTCTCTGCGTGGTCGTGTTGCATAAGATTTAAGTTGGGAATAGCCATATTTTTCGCAGAGTTTGGATACAAGCGAGTCTTTACCAGACCCGCTTTTGCCAACTATCAGAAAAACTGTATGCATACAATCACTCCTTAAGTATAAGATTTAGAATAATACCACCAATAAGAGCTAATGCTGTTGCAGAGAATGAGATTGTAGAACCCCCAAATACCAAACCGCTAATGCCAAGAGATAGAACTGCAGATACAATAATAAGATTTTTCTGCACATTCAAATCAACCTTTTGGAGCATTTTAACACCAGAACAAGCGATGAAACCATAAAGGATAATAGCTGCTCCTGCGAATACACAACTAGGAATTGATGCTATAAAGGCTTGAACTGGGGCAATGAAACCAAGTAAACCAAGCATAATCGCGGCAGTTGCAGTGACCCATACAGAGGCTACACGACTAAATCCAATGGTCGCTACACTCTCTCCGTAACTGCACGAGCCGAGACCACCAAAACAAGTACTTATTAGATTGCCTACGCCCTCTCCAAAAAATATCTTGCCTAAACCGGGATTAGCATAAAGATCTACTCCAATAATACCTCCAAGAGCTGCATGGTCACTAAGAGCTTCCATGCAGGCGGATATGGTATATGCAATAAACATAATAATGATAGGAATTACTGTATTCCATTCAATGTTTCCCCAATGTGTAAAAGCAAAGTCGGGCATTTGTATAAGCGTTAGATTATTGAATAGTGAAAAATCTATAAGACTACATACGCCAGTAAGAGTTAAAACTACAGCTATTGCATAGCCTATGAGTATACCGAGTAAGAATGGAAGAATACGTATCATACCTTTAGCATAATGAGAGATAAATGCAATAGAAATCATAGTAATTAAAGCTACAATAACGCCCCATTGACCAGTTTCTCCAATGTATCCTGAAATAAATCCCATTAGATTAATACCTATTACACATGTAGTAGCTCCAATTAGAGACGTAGGGAATACTTTGTAAATTGATTGATAAGGTATTTTAGTGAATATAAATCCTAGAATACAATAAACAAGGCAGGCAGTAAGTCCTCCTATTGCGATGCCAGTATAACCCCCTATACCCAGAGCAAATAGTATTGGAGCAACCAATGCTCCACTATTACTGAGAAACATAGGAGATTTACCGCTAGTTATAAGAATATAACTTAGAGTGGAAAGTGCTGCTCCTATAAGAGCCCCAGATGTAGCCACTCCACATATTTGTGCTATAAGTACCGTGGCAACAAAGACAGAAAGAACCATTTGTAACCCAAATAGGAGCATTTTCCCAAACGGTGGCCTGTCGTTAATTCCATAAATCATATTATTCATGTGTGGCCTCCCACTTCTTGATTTCTTCAATAACTTCTTCAATTGTGTTTACTAAAACTCCACCTTGCTTAATAAGACCAGTAACATAGATATTCTGATAGCTATATTGCTGTTCTCCAAGACTACTACGGCCACCTATATCCTTAGCCTCACTATGAGTTAGATAACATTGGCGAGTATCAGTACAAATACCTATAATGTATTTATCATCCCCACGAGCAATCTTTTCATGGAATTTACCAATTTCAGCACAAGTGCCTGATGGCAAAACGTCCCCGTCAATGCAAGCAACAAGAATATCTGTATTATCAAGTCTAGCATTGTCAGCATTAGCAATCTCTTGAGATCCTGCAAACTTCTTTTTGCCCTCTACACCATTTATATCTGTATTCTCTACTGGACTATATAAGTCAATTCCGGGAAATGCATTGCGAATTTTTGTTGCCCATTCGGTGTTTCTTAGATAATCGCCATAACAAAATATTGGCCCTGCTAAATATACCTTCATATTCTTTCTCCTTATCTTTTCAGTTAATATTTGTCCTATATACATTATCTACCTGAACTCCCAAATCCTCCTGAACCACGCTCAGTTTCATCAAGTTTATTTACTTCGTGAAATTGGACATCAAACACAGGTAGAAGAGCAAATTGCGCAATTCTATCACCGTGTTTAATGACCTGAGTTTCATTACCATCATTATATAGTGCTACCATCCATTCGCCTGTATAAGAACAATCGATGATTCCAGTACTATTTGATAGACGTAAATGTCTCTTGATGCCCATACCACTGCGCGGGAACACAGCCGCAAAATAACCATCTGGAATTGTTGTTGCAAATCCTGTATGAATAGCCATAGCACGTCCCGGTTCTATTCTTATTCCGTTAATATCTTCTTTTATATCCCAGTCAAAAAATATGTCATTAGGACAATCTGCATAAATATCAAAGCAAGCATCTGTAGCGTGTGCTTTTGTGGGAAGTGTAGCAGTGTCACTGAGCTTCTTAATCTTAATATCAATCATATGTTACCACCTATATAGTCCATCGAGAATGTCACACAGAGCTCTTTGGGCATTCATTTCATTACGCATAGTGGGATATGTGCCATAGTCTTTCATAAAAGCTTTAAGTAAGTCGTTATAATGGTTAGCAGCCATTTGGATTTCTTGCTTACGAGTTTCTTTCTCTTGCTCTAGTTTTATCTTCTTACGCTTTTCTTCCGCCACCTTGCGGTCATGAAGGCACTTGGTTTCGCAAGCTACTCTGTCTTCAATGTTTTCATATTCTTTTCCACAAATTTCGCACTTATACATATTTATTCCTCCTCATTATTCACTATAATATAACGACCACAATGACATTCTCCAAGTTCCTGCTTGCTAATCTGATTTCTAAATTCTTTACACATGCATTTAGTATCAGGAATCTTTTGCAAAGCACATGGGCAATAGCCATCATTGTCATTAACTTTTTCTATTATTTCTTCTAAAAACTTTGTATTTGGGTTAGTTATAATTTTAATCATCACTTATTTTCTCCCCGTATTGATTGTCACTAGCTAAATTAATACCAAGTACTTCGTCATAGTGTGGTTTATTATTGGGAACATAACGACCAAATTTTACTATGATATTTCGAAACCCCTTTAACATATATAATTCTGGAAGCTCATCAGGATAATAACCAGTATATATAATAAATGGATCATTACAACCGTTATATCTAAAATAACTAATTAATCCAAATACTTCATCGAACTGCTCAAAAGGTTCAAGCCCTCCTATGCATATTGCTTTTGTTATTGGGTTTTCAATATAAGCATTGTATATTAACTCATAAAGATATGTGTGTGTTGGTTGCTTAATTAATGATTGATTTTGGCATACCGATATATCTATATTAGCTTCTCTGCAGCATTTCCAATTACAGTATGATGTAATAAGGAACATGGAGGGAACTTTGTAGTTAACAAAGTCCTCCATGATTACTCCTCTGAGTGTAATATTATCTGTCATGACATAATCCCATCTTTATTCAGGACATCGTACCAACGACGCTTATTAAACTCTTTCTTTCTTATTTTCTGATATCCACTTACAGGAGTGTAAAATCCAACAACTCTTGCATATTGATCTGCTACGGGTTTACCACACTGAGGACAATTATTAGAACCAATAAAAGCATGCTTATCTTCGCAAACATTAATTTTAGTAGTAAATGCAAAATATATTACTCCCTGAGATGCTACGTAATTTAGCATGTCCCATGCTGCTTCTTCATTGGGGAAGCGATTTTCTATATCAATATGAGCTATACAGCCACCACCACATTTGGCATCAAAGAGTTTACCAAGACGGCATTTCTCTTGAATGGTACACTGCTCAGTAAGAGGAATCCATTGATTGCTGTAAATAAAATATTTATCTTGCTCAAACAATAGATTATCAGCAGTGCATATAACTCCCGCACAATTCTCTGCGGGGATCATTTCAATATTGAATGTGAAGTCACAATCAAAATTATCCTTAACCTCGTTCATTGCATCAAGAATTTGAGTTGCAAACTCTACTGCTTCATCGGAGTATGACTTATTACCAAATTCATCTGTCTTGATTAAGCCAAACAAATCCATAACCTCATACATACCAATGCCACCAATTGTACAGAACTGCTTATCAAGTTCAACTGCTCCATCCTGATAGTTGGGTAATAAACCCTTTTCTATGTTGCGCTTAAGAATATGTCTCATAGATGTAAGAGCCTTGCAATCAAGCAGAACTCTATCTTTAAGTATCTTAAGATACTTTTTCTGATTAAATTCGCTCTCATATGCTATACGTACAAGGTTAATTGTACTAACACGACAAGAGCCAACTGAAAGTGCTGTGCCACCAATACTATTAATGAAAGCATCGAGCTTCTTTGTATCACTGAGCAGTCTGCAACAATTACTAAGTACACCAACATTATCGCTTACGAAGAAGTTACTGTCAGACCACTTAATATTATGGGTTGAGCACCAACGAGCAAAAGGTTCATCAACAAATTTCCCATTCTGATAAAGAAGAGAATAAGTTAATACAGGAAAAGTGAACATCTGCTCTTCTCTAATATCACTTACAACTTCCATAAATATTTGCTGACATTTAATTAGTTCTTCTATTTCATCAATTGCACAAGAACCGTCAGGGAATACAACTCCTCCAAATAGCGATTCAAGATAAGGTCTATCAAAAATAGAAACGTTTGTAAAAGCACACTGGTCTATTCTAAGGAATGGCTGATTAAGCCTATATACAAGCTTTTGAAAGTTCTGACGAAGATAAGTGTCTGGATCTTTTAGATAATATCCATTTTCTACATCCTTTTTCCAGAAATAATATGCCCAAATAAGGACATTAGGCATTCCTACTGCACCTGACTGACGATTACTTAAGAATGAAACAAACTCAATGACATCATCAAAATATGTAGTAAGATGTTTAGGTGGCTGATTGTTATATCCCTCAATAAAGAATAGTCCCTCAGTAGCAAGTCTTGTAAAGTCATTTGCCCAACAATAGGGGAAGTAACTTGCAGTTGCAGAGTCATTTAGATAAAACCCCTTGCTGAATTCCTGTTCAAGCCACTGCTTTGCAGTTCGAAGACCCCACTTTTTCTTAATCTCAAGAAATATCTTATTTAGAGCAAAAAGTTTATCCTCACTCTTACCCTTTTCAGTCATAAATGAACGAATATCTTTATGTCTTGCATTAGCATTAGGGTCTATGGTTGCATCTGCCATAGTATCATTATCTACGAACTTATCAAGAAATTCACTGAAATCAAGCTGGCTAGGATGAATGCCATTAATATATTCAAATTCTTCGCCGTACTTCTTCTTCAAATCTTCTAGGCAGCGTTCAAAATCTTTAGTTAACTTAAGTGTTATATCCATACGCCGCCTCCTTATTGCGCATTAACCCATGCTACCGCTTGTGTAAAATCCATGAGTTCATTGTCTACTTCAAGATAAGGTGCGGTTTTAATCCCTTTTGCAAGCATAGTATTTACATCTTCTACTTCAGTATAATTAATACCTTTCTTATCTAGTTTCATAGTTAACACTTTACACTTTGGACAATGAGTTGTATAAAGTATTATCATAAGCATCACTCCTTCATTAATTCTTGATCTTCTTTATAAATTTTTTCTATGGTATCTATAATTTCATCCCAAGTTTTACACCTGTGGATGCCATATGCCTCATCATGCACATTTTGATTCCACGACTTTTCCAAACATATTCGATGGCAATAAAGGTTCGAAATAAGATTGGCTGCACAATCATCTACCATAATGTCACCATGAAGTAGACTTTTATCCTTTATACAGATAATTTTTGAACTATCAATAAAGGGGAAATATGCCTGCAGCAATTCTATCTTCCATACGAAATTACTGTAATGTGTCGATGTAGCCACAAATACCTCGAACCCATCATCAATAAGCTTTTTCATTCCCCATTGTGCATGATAGACTGGACTGAGTGAACGCCAAATATCCTCTCTTAGCCAAAGAGCGGTATATTTTTCTGCAAGTTCAAAAGGTAGGCATTTATATATATCAAAATCTGTAAAGATATCTTCTGTATAATCTGTGCCATTTTCTTCATTAAATACCTGCAGGACTCGACTATTAAGGTCGAGCAGAACATCATCACAGTCAATTATTAGCTTGTATTTCATTGTGCCCTCCAAATTAATTTTGCGCTGTTTCCTCTTCACCAAACTTAGGCTCTTCTACAGGATGGTCAATTGCTTTTTGGCAGAATTCTCTGATCTTCTTTACAATTCGTTTCATATCTGCCATAGTACGCTTACCGGGTTTATTCATTTCTGCATCAATCATATTAGCGATTGTTAAAGTCATAGCACGAGCACCAAGTAGCATACTCTGAGTACGAAGCTTTTCTACAACATCTTTTACTTTTGCTTCAATCTTGTCTCCTACTTCCTTGGATACATCCTCATCTGTAATGATGGGATCTTCAATGTTCATATTCGTTTCGTCCATACTTTATCCTCCTCAAATTAATTTTGTATTGTAAGTATAGCACAGGTCTTTTGATTTGTCAAGAGGGTTCAGCTAATCATGTTGATGAAATCTTGTTCGCTAATAATAGGGATATGAAGCTCCATTGCTTTTTTATTCTTGCCACTGGTGCTAGTGGTATCATTATTAATAAGATAGTCAGTTTTTTTACTCACACCCGATACATACTTGCCGCCATTATCTTCGATGGCTTTAACAAGTGTATCTCTATTGGAGTAATGAGTTAAGCCTCCGGTAATACAAAAACTCTTACCATTAAGATTCGAACTCAAACCCGTATCATTTTCAACGATAAAGTTCATTTCCATAGGTAATAACTCTATCATCGGGTCTTTGCTGTGCCACCAATCATGTAATGACTTGTTTGTAATTTCGCCAAAGTCATCAATTTGAGAAAAGTCATAGTTATCATTTGCTAGTGCCAATATGAAATCGTAATGGCTACCATTAAATTTTTTGCTGATAGCTTTTGCCGCAGACAAACCAATATTAGGAATTCCAAGAGCAGCAATAAAGTTCTCTAGCTTCACGTTCCGTGAATTTTCAATAGACTGCAATAGTTTTTGAACTGATTTCTTACCGAGACCATCTAAGGAATATAGTTTGTCGGTATGCTCAGAAAGGTGATAAATATCTCTAAAATTGTGAAGAAATCCATGAGAAATTAAAAGCTCAAGTGTCTTCTCTGACAGCCCATCTATATTCATCGCTTTGCGACTTACAAAGTGAGTAAACTGTGCAATCTTCTTTGCTGTGCAGTCTGGATTGGTACACATAAGAACCTTACTATTATCAGTATATTTGATTTGTGTAGGCTCTCCACAGCAAGGACAAGTAGTTGGAATCTGTAATGTATTACTACGTGTTAGGTTATCATCAATCTTCGGAATAACCATATTACTACGGTATACCGTTATAGTATCTCCGATACCAAGCTGAAGTTGCTCAATAATTGACAGGTTATGAAGCGTTGCTCTTGTGGTCAGTGCTCCATCTAGATCAATTTCATCAAAAATTGCTACAGGAGCAATGATTCCAGTTCTTGTTGTATTCCATTCTACATCTCGAAGAACTGTTTCATATATTTCATCAGCCCATTTAAGAGCCATACGGCAACCTTCATGATGTGCAGTTGTTGGTAAAGACCTAGAATATGACTTCATACACATTTCAAAAATAAGACCATCACAAGGGTATTGATACCACTTTGGTTGCATACCCTCTGTGCAATCATCAATATTCCCGGTACAGCGTCCAACTGTTTCAAACCCAAGATGATCTAGATATCCAAGTTCATCCCATTTAGAATCAAATAACATATCTTCATCATATAAATCAGATACACATTCAAATACTACATAAGACAGCTTACGTTGTTTAGTAATGTTCGTATCAAGTTGTCGTAAACTCCCTGCGGCAAGGTTACGGGGATGACTATAAGGTTCATTCAGAGTTTCATTAATCTTGTGGAAATTCTTCCAAGAAATCACACACTCACCACGAAGTTCAAGTTTATTCTTATAATCAATATGCATTGGAAGATTTGTAATCATCCTTGCCTGAGCGGTTACGTCTTCACCAATTTCACCATTGCCACGAGTCACAGCCTGAATAAAATTACCGTTCTCATAACGAACTACAAGGGTTAGACCATCAAGTTTATAACTGCAATAAAATGGCTGACTTCCAATAAACTTTTTGATTTCATTAACGTCTTTAGTCTTTGCTGCGGATAACATTGGCTTACTATGCTTAACTTTAGTGAAACAATCAAGAATCTGTCCTTGTACCCTACGAGTAGGAGAATTGGCAAGCCAAAAATTTGTTTCGTCCTCAAGTGCTTTAAGCTTATCGAACTTTTTATCATAATCAGCATCAGAAATAGTTGGATTGTCGAGATCATAATATTCATGACAATATTGTAAAAGCTCTGCCGTTAAATTTTTAATAGTTTCAATTTTATTCACTTAATCATCCCTCTCCGCAGAAATTCAATAATCGTAAACTGCACCAAAATCTTTTCATTCATTCACCTTCACAAAATCTTCGATTAATACAAATTTATTCTTCATAAAATTCCCAAACCCAATGCATTTAGATCCCCAACTATTCTTGCCATTAAAAATAAGTCTGCAAGGGATATTTTTTATTTCAGTTAATCTCAGCCCATCCTCTTTTGAAAGATCAAATAACTCAATAAAAGCACGAATTAAATAACCTAAGTTTCGGGTATTATTATAACCACTTATTGGCCATACATTAGAACACTGGACTTCGAAACAATTACAATTTCCGAAATGAACAATGGTGTTTACATCTACAGATTCAATTATATTATTTTCAATGCAATAACCCATAGATTCTATTTGTTCTTTAGTTAGGATAATGTCTTTAAGTTTCATTTATTATCTCCATATTTTCAATTAGAAAGTCATAAACGTCTTCCCAATTCTCAATCTTAACAGCTTCCCCATTAATCATGATATCTCCAAGTTCAAAGCTATGTAGCCAGTTACGTTCAAATACAAAATAACTTAGCCACTGTTCTTTATCGTTAAATATCTCTTCAAGCAGCCCTATAACTATGTCAAAAGGTTCGGTCATATAAAATCCGCAAAAGTCATTATTAAGTCTTTTAAGGGCCGTATCTACCGCATCCATCTTTGCATCTATCTCTTCAAGATGCTCTATGGTATTAACAAAAGTTCTCTTAGAAATCATTGTTAGTTCTCCTTATTTTTCCGTTTATTTAACCAATCACAATATTTCTGACATTCTTCCTTGGACGTAAATCCAATATGTTTACCATAATTAAGTTGTTCGTACTTCTCAATAACATCATCACAGAACTTATCATACACAAACTGAATTCCAAAGTCCGCAGAAGAATAATCACCCCATCTATCACTTCCAGCACTTTGATAAGTTTCATCGAGTCTATAATATCTTTCAGATTGATAATGACTATCCTTAACTTTGTATTTCAATATATTAATCCATGTTTCTTCTGGTTCATACCAATAATCTGGCTGTGAACATGTACACTGTTTACTTGTGGTTGTACCATCAGGCCAAGTCAAAACCCACTTTCTATCGGCATTGCATTTATCACACTTAGGTTTTTCATGAGGTTTATTATCTGCAAACCAGAGCTGAGACTTTTCAAGCACGTCCTTGAATAAGTCATCAATGGCAGTCCTATAAAATTCTTCTTCTACTTCTCTACGAAGATTTTGAGCTTTGTATTCCAAATCACTTTCTTTTCTTGATACTTCCCGTGCCTTATCTTCAAGTTCTTTATTGCGTTTCTCAAGATATGCATTGCGACTTTTCAGAGATTCCATGTCGTTCTTTAAGGAAGCTTTAGCTGCATCAACAAGTTTTGATTTTAGTTCGTCAAATAATTCATCAGCTTCTGATGGTTCCCATATGGGTTCTTCATAATCCCAATAACTCATGTTGCCTCCTCATTTATATTTAAATATTCAATTTGCATAATAACCTGCTTGCAGTCCTCAATCATTTCTACTGTAGTATATTGTTTGTTCCCTTTGTTTAAAAAATCTGGTAAAAATCCATGATAATCTCCCCAATGGGCATAATCCCAACCAATAAACCATCCTGTGTGGTCTACAGTATAAAGCTTATTACTGCTATAAGTTAATCCCCAATGACATTCAACAGGGATATCATCATAAATTCGTCCGAAATATTTATTATTTCTTGGAAGTTCTACATATGCACAAGGATGCGTCCCAAAACTTAAAACATAATAGTTGTATCCTAAAAATGTTCCTACTGCCAATTGTTCCGCATTAGTGGGTTTACTTGTATAAATCATCTCTTTCATTATTTAATCCCTCTTTTCTTTGCAATTGCCCACATTGCATATCTGGCCCCATATTTGCCATACTTCTTTTTGCAATGATGATAAATCATCCAATATAAATTAGAATGCCTCATATCTTCCTCCCATAAGTGACTCATTTGTGCTAGGAGAAGTTCCACTGCTGACATCAAGTATCTGATTATAACGACGAAGTTCTCTAACTGCTTCTTCTATACTGCATGCTGGGGTCTTATAATAAACACATCTTGAGCAAGAATACTCTGGGCACTTCTGTAGCCTGTTAATAAGATCAGTAATCATGTTAGCCTCCTATATTAATTAGTTTCTCGACATAGTTTCTATCTTGAGTAAAGATAGGAATTTCATTATCAATTACCCACTTACTTCTCTTGATATAACCACAAATATTTCCTACTTCATCATACTCGGTAAGACTATCATCAGCCTTAATGCAGCAACTGCCACGTTTTAGAGTTGTGGGATAGTCATTCCAGTTAATGCCTTTCTGTAGCATAAGCATATCCTGAATGTCGTTGCAAGACTTACCATTTAGCTCTTTCTGGCTAAAGTTTGCCTGACCTACGGACTGGATGGAGTTACGAGTAGCATCTTGCTGTCTCCAAATTAGTGCATTGCAAACCTCCTCCTTGGGAATTGTAAAGACCCGAGAATCAAACATTGCACCTTTATCATAGGCATCAATATATTTGTTTCTTTGTTCAAAAGATGCTGTTGGATCATATTCACAATAATCTTCAATCATTGTTCTAAAATATTTATTAAAAGCCAACGTTGCCATACTAGCAGATACACTACACATCTTCTGTAGATTGTTCCCAAACCAAGCGTCAGTTGTAAGCTCTGCATAGTCAGTAAGTACAAGAGAAATCTCGTCACTCTGAGTATAGCCAAGGACACAGCCCTGAATGTTCTCACAGAGATACTTCATTGTATCTTGCATAGTCTTGACGAAAATGTCATCAAAAGGCTTTTTAAAACCCTTTGTAAAAGTGTGAAAGCTCCGGCCGTCAACACGGATGATAACGGGCATCCTACGAGTCAAATAATACCGACTGATATTCTCGTAGTTATTTTTCATTCTATCGCCAAGTGTAGTTTTATCCATTACTTTTTCTCCTTTTTAGTTTTTGATGGTTTATCTTTGGGAAGATCTTGCCATCCCAGAATTTTCATGTAAGTATCCCACGTTCCACGGTACAACCGAGCGACTTTCATCTTATTCATCTCTGTATAAACAAGAACGTCGGTATTTTCAGGAGGGGGATTTTCTATAGGGTCATACCACATAGCTCTTGACCTCCTCTATTGTAAAATGGCCTAAACCAAGCAACGTCATAATTTTATATTTTATTTCTGTATCAGTTATTGCAATGAGACTTTCTCGTTCTGTGCATTCGGGAAGCAAAAGTATGCGCTTCCCACTGTTCCATTCAAAATATAATTCATATATTGTCATTCTTTACTCCTTAGAAAATTAAACATGTCATCAATATTATCCATAAGAGGATAACGTTCCATAGATAGAGAATTTTTTGCAAACATATTGTCCACCATATCAATATAAAAGGTATAATTGCCGTCATCCCCCATATAGAATTCATCCCATTGCCTATCACTCAACAGCCGCTTAACATCAAGTTGCTTGATAGCTAGATTATCAAAGCTCACAACCTTGAAATGATTCAACATTTCCTTAAGATTGTTATAAAGCCAATCCTGTAGCTCATGAACATTATCCTCATGAGATTCATAATACTCAACACCACGTTTTAATTGCTTATAACCAAGAATTAGAACCTTTAGCCCGTTATCCTTGAGTATTTCATAATCAGCAGGAGACAGAATCCCATTAATGGTGTGAATAACGGCGTTAGGAAACTGTTTTACTATGTTTATAAACTCATCTGTAGGTTCACGCAAAGAAATACCAAGACCATAAATGGCTTTCTGCTGAATAAGAGTTTTGATCAAAGTATAATGTCGTTCAAAATGAATTTGATTAACTGTCATATTAACGATGATATTCTTATCCTTCATCTTCTGTAGAAAAACAAGTAGGTCAGGATGAGATAGATCATTACCATTAATAGCTAACTCAGTATAGGGATGAAGTGTGTCTAGGAACTTAGGGTTAAGGATATCTCCGTGTTTGCCATTAGGAATACAACCTTCATAACAGAAAGCACAACCTCCATCGCACTTATCTGTAATTTTAACATCGCAGTTTTCTGCAAATGCAGGAGTCAGGTTGTCTAAATCATTCTCCCGTATTTTAGTACCATCAAGTGTGTTAATCGTTACAGTATAATTACCATTCTGATACCTAACAATAGGGTTCATATTTCCTCCTTAACCATCATAACCGAACTGCCCAAAAGCAACGACCGTATCACCATTAGGTGTTGTGAAAGTTGCGCTATAGTCTTCAAGATAATCTCTCTAATAATTCTCATAAGTATAAAATTCATCATCTCTAAAAATATCCTCAAGGTCTTCGCTATCAAGCTCAGTCAAATCTTTTTCAGGAGGATATTTGTTGTCTGCAAGAATATCAATAGCTTCTTCTTTCGTTACAAACTGTTTTTCTTTGTAGGGAGAATTAGAGCTCCAACCACCATTCTCATTCAGATAAACTTCTCCTGCTTTCCACTTATCATAATCGCTTTCTAGGCACATTGTGAGTGAATGTGTGCTACTGCTGTTGCTTTCAAAAATATTTTTTCTAATCTGTCTCATAATTAATTCCCCTTCCAATACCATTCATAATCATTGTAATCTTCCATATAATATGGATTTTCAACCTCAGATGTTATCTTAGTATGCCAATCATAATCCTCAAAATACTTCGTATCTCTTTCTACGAATCCTCTCTGCTCGATATCACAGTTATCATTCCCTGTAAATACTAAACCTTCACTAAGAAAGCGTATGAGCTTATCGCCATCATTAAGTAGGTCATCAACAAAGGCTCTGAGTTCTCCTTCATGGTCAATATAACCATTATCAAGACTGATATAGTCTATACCATTATCACTATTCCAAATATGAGTTCTCGCCTCTCCAAAATGATATTTAATGTCATGTGCGTCTAGAATGTCTGTGAGTTTTTCAAGCTTTTCTGCAACTTCATCTGCTGTATCAGATGTTTCATAAATCGCGGTATAAAAATAATCTGTTGGGCTTACTTCAGCCCATTCCCAACCGAATTCTTCAATATAGAATGAGAGATGGTTTGGAGTGTCACTATTCTCCTTTGGAATAGCCAGTGAATGTGTGCTCGACGAATTACTTTCGAATACATTGTATCGTATAGTTCTCATTTTATTCTCCTAAATTATTTTTATTTCATTTGATATTTTTATGCTATTATCATATGAATATTCTTGGAAATAACGTTCTTCTGGAGGCAATTCTTTGTATGGAATAATAGATATCATCAATAAGAAATGTTCCAAAATAATTTGCATCGATATTAAAGCTTTCGCAATTTTCAAGAACAAATTCAATGGATTTAATGTGCTTCATGTTGCCCTCCTTTAATTTTGTACTGTTAATATACCATAGGATTCTCATTTTGTCAATATTGGCAAACTATACAAAAAGGTACGGCTAAAATGCCGTACCATTTGGTTAATGTGCCTGTATATCGCACTCATGTAGCTGATCTACCATAGTCTTTAAATAAGGTGATAGATTCTTATAATACTTCTCATTTAAAAAAGGAGCCATATGAGTGCTGATGAGCCAAATAGTATGAATATTAAATGTAATTCCACAAGCTATCCATGCTCCTACACATTGATGTTGATAATAGTGAGCCGTATCAGAAAGTTCACCCTTTGTGTTAACAAAAGACTTCACATATGGTTTCCCACAATCATGGCAATATGCAGCCTCACAAATTTCCCAATCAAAAGTCTTTTCTACCGCATAATTGAATGCTTCCCTACAATGATTGTAAATATCCAATTGATGATGAGGATTATCGTGTGGAATTTGCATAGCATTAATAATACATTCAAAATATGTATCCCTATTAAAATTCTCTGGTTGAACAATACTAATCTCGTCAATACCCTCATCATAATAGGGGGCCTGAAAGCGTTTCAACATTCTGTCGATAACGTCCTTACCAACAGTACGCTTTCTTGCGGCATCACGCTCAATGCAAGCTTCAATTGGTGCCCAAATAATGTGTGTTTCAATCCTAGCAAACTTAGGACAAACCGTAATAATGCTAGCTCTGTCTTTTCTGGTTATATTTGTTGCGTCATAAATAACATCAGAACCAAAATTCAAACTATTAATTGCCCTAGTCTGCATTCTATAAAACACTTCATTATTATCACCTTGAGTGCCTTCGTCTCCCCATAGCTCTTTGCGAATTTTATCTGAGCTTAGATAAACCGTATTACTATGTTCTGAGAGATATTTCTCAGCATATGTAGTCTTGCCTGAGCCGGGAGGCCCAACAAGAAGTATCAAAGTTGGCCTATTCATTATTTTCTCCTTTTATTTTATTGCTAAATGCTTTGATGACCTCATCAAATTTAGCATTAAACTCTTCCTGTGTTATTTCTTTATAATGATTGAAAGAAGCATGCCCTTCACCCCAAGCACCAGAAAAGAAAGTTTTAAATTCAAAAGGAACTTCATCCTGTGTAATGTAGATTGCTGGATATTGATATTGATTAAAATAACTACCAATCATAGTCCACTCAACTTGGGGGACATTTAGTACTTTAACATAAGTAACATCATTAATTATAAAACATCTTCCTACATTTTTTTGTGCAGATTTAAGGAATAATGCACGCTCTTTCTTTTCTAATTCATCGCGTTGCTGTTTTAATGCTGAACTTTGCTGATCAAGTTCTTCAATAGTCATTCTTCATCTAGCTCCTTCTTAATTGCAATCTTCATAATTTCATACTGCACATCATCTAACAACTCATCAATTTTTGCATCAACTGTGTATTCGTTTTTTAAGAAATCGTCACATAGTAAATCAATATGATTGATAGCATCATTAGCGTGTGCTCGTGCATCTTCTAGATTATATAAGCCTTTCTTAACCTCTACTAAATATTCTGGATTTTCAGAAATCAAACATTTTTCATATGGTACATGGTTGATATATCTTTCAACATATTCTTCTACGCGCAGTAAGTGATGTAATTGTTTCGGATCATATCCAAATTTGTTAATCCATTCCATACGAGATGGATAATGATGCTCCATTGCAAAATACTTTTCTTTAGCAATGCCTCTCATAGACTTGATGGCTTGGATTGGATTATAATGTGCAATTTCTTCTCTGGCTTCAATAAGTCTATTCCACTGCTCTTCATACATAGGATTAAGAACCTTATATGAAGTAAAAAGAATTTCCATGAAATTTAAATTTTGTTTTCTGAATGTCTGAATATAAAGCCTAATATCTTTCCAGTCAGTATGCTCATCATTGTCACGAATATGAGTTGTGCTAACAGGATTTTTATTCATTGCAATATCCTTGAATGTTGGAGTTACAATAAGTTTTGTATCAACGTCAGAATCCTCATAATCAAGCCCATAATTTCCACTACCCTGATAGAAAATTCCGACTATTCTATCCTCTGGGAAAGATTGGAGAGCTTCTTGATAGTGCTCCCCAACCTTCTCCATTATCCATTGATCATTATGATAATTCATATTAGTTCTTACTTGCACCTACACTCGTCTTAAAATAACTACCAACCACAGCTAGCACACCACATACTACAGGAATTAGGTCTGGCATAAATCTAGTTGTTCCAAACAAAGTATTTAATCCGGTGACAACTGCACTACCAACAATCTTCACTAGAATCCAGCCACCAAGCCAACCCAAACAATAAGTAAGAATTGGACTAAGTAGAAATATCACAGCCGTTAAAATTACCAAAAGGCATCCTTCACCTTTCTCCATATTATATACCTCCTTAATTAACCGTTATGTTTAAGCAAATATTCTCTGCTTACATTCTTAAAAGAATCCTTGCCGTCTAGAGAACGATATACAAGGCCCTCACGCATTACATCTGGGTTCACCTGTGACTTACCAGTTGCAAGAACCTTAAGCTCTTCCATAGTATCTGGCATCTGAACTTCCCCAAGAATAGGAACCCACTTCATACCCATCTTTTCAATAATGGCTTTACCAGCAATAGAATCATATCTGCCGCTTTCAGAATCCTTAAAGTTAAAAACATATAGATCGTCTTCCTTGAGCTTTAGAGGGTTGCCCTGAACAGAACCTACACCTTCCCCCTGAATGCAAACCCAATTGAGTTGAGGAAACTCATTAAGAAAATCCTTAAGATGCTGCTCAATGTTATACTTGAAAGCTAGATCCCAATAAATATTGTGGTCATGATAGCACTCCTGCTTCTCATCCCGCTGTCTTACATTGCGAGAGCAAACATAAAATTCAAACTTATTACGACCCTTACGCTCAAGAGCATAAGTACAAGATGTTCCATCCAGCTTCTCTGTTGCTAGATAAGTTTTCCCATCACCAATACGCCAAGGCTGATTTTCCACACGCTCTTCATCAGTCTTTGAAACAAAAGTAGGAAATCCACGAGGATTATCCTTCTTTTTACCAAAGAAGAAGAACATAATCTTACGGCCCCACTCACGTCGCATCATCCAACGTGCCCATTTCTGCTTAAAAATCTTCTGATGACGAGCAGTCATAGACTTATACTTAGCATTAGGATCACCATTGCTCTTACGAGTGTTATCCTCTGCTTCTGCATAAGTTACGCCAAGAATTTGAGTTAGAGGATCATGCTCATGATAATCACCAATAGACACCATGGTATGTGCTCCATCTGGCTCAGTATAATAGCTTGGCTCCCAATGGAAATCTTCTGCAGACATGAGCAATCCCTGTGAAATCATAAGTCCCTTACCACCAAAAGTATAACGCTGAGTCTTTATCTTGCCACCACGCTTCGCAAGGAATTCAAACTCTGGCTTAGTAGTATCAACCTTGCTGTCTATCTCAAAATAAACAGCCAAATCACCAGTTTGGAAAGTCCCCTTACGAACCATTATTCTCCAACCACCTACAATAGCGGCCTCGCAATTATCAGAACCAACAATAGGCTCAACCGCATCAATTCGTACAACATATGCGAGTTCGCGCTCACCATTTTTATTTAACATTATTTTCTTCTTTCGTTAATTTTATATTCTTCTTAGTCCATTTCCACTTTATTGGCAGAGTTACAATCTGCTTTTCCCTCATCCAAGGTTTATCCTTTGGAGCATATTTATCATCTATTTGACTGTTAATTACAAAATCACCAATGATATATTCATAATCATAGTCCCAAACATGGTCTTTAAAATCAGGAGGTATATTACTAATATTATAAGTGCCTAGCTGAAAAAGCTTATTTATAATATTTGCAATTGCATCCATTAAGAAAATTAGCGTTCCATCGTGAGTACAAATGTCAGATGTAAAATACTCAAATTCTGCATCTGGGTCATATCTAAGGGTAATCTTAGTTGTCCCTTTATCTCCTGATAGTGTTTCGCCCTCAAGCATTAGCGTCAGAGAATCGTCTTCAACTAAATGACTCAGACTCAGTGGTAGCACCTTAAATGGTCGTAGGCATACCGCATTCTCAAATTCTTCGGCTATGAATTCATCTGAGCAATAACCATTCTTAATACGGTCTATTATAAATTCTTGAGATTTATTCATGTGCCCTCCTGTGCGGCAATAATCTCATCTAGTGTACGGGGAGTATAATCCATCCATGGCATCATACAGCCAACGTTGTACATCTGGCATTGATGAGCACTATTACCTCTTTGGTCATTAATGTAAATATATTTTTTTAGATGCTCCATAAAATCATTCTCAATGGTTGTATGAACATGACCATAAAGCATATATGTCTTGGGGTTATAGTCGGCTTTATAGAAAGGGATAGGATAATGGCTCATAATTACATGCCTCCCATTATCGGTAATTTCTTTATAATCTTTGATATCCTGAAACATACCTTTAAGCTGGGCAGAAGGATTCTTAAGGTCGTGATTACCCTTTATCAACTGTTTATTGCCCCTAAGCTGTGTAAGAATTTCAATCCACCTATCTTCTTTATCCCAACAAAAATCACCAAGAATATATACTGTATCCGCATTTGTAACTACACTGTTCCAATTATTAATTAGAGCTTGATCCATTTCGTCAACTGTGAAGAAAGGTCTCTGATCGAATTTTATAATATTACTATGTGAAAAATGTCTCCTAATGGAGATCAGAAATATAAAAAATCTGACCCATTTATAATCACTCTCCTTTAATTTTAATATATTCTTGATATTTTCTTGAAAATAAAATTTTATTCCTCGCAAATCTTAAAGAGCTTACTAAGGCTTATGCCATTGGCCTTAGCTAGACTTACTGCATAATCACAGATATCTTCATCGTCCGTCAATCCTAACTCTTCAGTTAGATAATCTAGAAGAGTATGATAATCCTTACCAGATTCTGACCAACCTATTAGATCATGCCCATTAACTCTAAAGAAGTCACAAGCACTTCCTACACGAGCACCCTTAGAATAGCAATACCATCCATTAAATTCTTCATCAATACTCTCCATTAATTTTATAAGGTCAGGCTTTTCTATCTCTACTACATTATAAATTTCACCAGTATAAGTTATGTTAAATGGAATCTCTTCCTCAGCAAGTAGCTTCTTAATATTACCCTTTGATAGTATTTCAATCTTCATTAAAGTTCATCATCCTCCTCACTAATCTTCTTCTTTACTGCTTTGATCGCATCTAGTACTTCAGTTCTATGAATATTCTCTTCCATCCATTGTACGTAATCTGGATACTTACGATATACGTCTATGAGCTTCTGGCCACTATGTTTACCGAAAGTAAGAGTATACTCATCAGGATTAACTGCGGTTGTGCAAGGTTTCTCAATATTCTCAAAATCCATGGTTAGAGTCTTACGTGACGCGAGATAATCTGCAAGATGGACAAGCTCTTGATATATATCTTCTGGCTTAGGGAGACATTCTCCTGTCTTCTTATCAAGATTCCACTGGCCCATGTGACTTTCAATGCAATGAGCTATCAGTTCTATCTCTTCATGATTAAGATACTTGCCATCATAACCACGAATAACATCAGCCATTAGTGTAGGATGATTAAACTTAGTGTATTTTGACCTCTCATAGTCTTCTTGAGAACCACTCTTGCGACCATCGTGTATAAGGCAAGCTACACGGAGTAAATCTCTCTGTCTACTTGAAATATTTTTATTGTACTGCTCAAGTTCCAGAAAGAAATTCATAAATCTTACAACTGCCATCTGGTGGCGCATGAGCCCCATTTCCCCCAAAGAATATTGGGGGTGGTACTTTCCAGTACTCGAAGCTCCTACATGCCATATATACTCAGGAAGGCTATCAAGCAAAACAATTGCAAATTCTTTAATATCTGGGTTTTCAAATGTATTTAGAATTGGTTCCAATAGTTTCTGGTGTTCACCATTCATTGTCTTCATCCTCCACGTAATCAACTAATTTTTCAACTTTTCCACAGCCGTCACATTCTTCTACATACGGCGTAAACACAATACGGTTAATATTCTTCTTTGATAGCTTATGTTTCTTTAGAAAACATTTCTTGCAATAACAACCATAATCTGTCTCACTCATTTTTGTAATCCTTTCTTTAATCAAATATTTCTTGTATATAACTATTATCACCAGTATAATAGACTTTTTTAATGCCAAGCTGTTTTATAAGCTTCTGGCAACTTGGACAGGGCCTTGCAAGAGACTTTTGTCCATTCCTTAGCTCTCTATAAATATAAAGGCTACATTTCTTCCAATTGATATCCTTATGATTCAATAGTGGCAAAAGAGCATCCACTTCTGCGTGAAGAAAATGATGTGTATCTTCTGAAAATCTTTCTCGGTTCAGTTCTTTCTGGAGAGGATTTGTTTTGGTTGAATTAAAACCACTCGAAATGATATGATGTCCATCTGTTACTACACATCCCATATGAACTCTCGGAAAATTAGACATCGTACTTGCTGCTTTAGCTGCATTAAAATAAGCTTTATCTCTTTTGCTCAGTTCCATAATTAACTCCCATTAATTTTGTACGGTTATAATAGCACAGTATTTACATTTTGTCAAGCCCTTCTGAGCTGAGAAATTAAACCAGTCATAATCTTAATAGCATAATCTATTTCTTCTTCTGTATTCTGTCTACCAAGAGTAATACGAACACTACTTAATGCTTCTTCATTTGAAAGCCCTATTGCCTTGAGTACATGACTAGGAGTTGTAATGCCCTCATTACAAGCACTACCACTTGAAATACAGATACCATGCAACCCACACATTGTAACAAAGTCCGCTCCCTTAACACCCTCAATACGAACATTAATATTAGAACATATTCTTTGTTCAGGATCACCATTAAGACAAACCCCATCGATTGATAGCAGAGCACTTTTCAGTTTATTACTAAGTTTAGTGATATGTGTTGTATCTTCTTCCATATGAGTAATAGAATCTTCTAGAGCTGCAGCCATTGATAGAATCCCAAGTATATTTTCTGTTCCTCCACGTTTCGAAAATTCTTGCTTGCCACCATAAATCAGGGGGAGCATTTCTATTCCTTCTTTGACATAAAGGAATCCAATGCCCTTCATTGCACCAAACTTATGCCCGGAAGCAGACATCATATCAATATGCATATCTTTCACGTTAATAGGAATGTGCCCCATAGCTTGGACGGCATCAGTATGAAATATCATACCATGATTATGAGCAAAGTCTGCCATTTGATATATAGGTTGAATAGTGCCTATTTCGTTGTTTACTGTCATGCAAGAAATAATATCTGCAATTTCAAGTGGTTCTATATCATCAGGAGCTGATATTCCAAAACTTGAAACATCTACTATTCCATTATTTTCAACATTATATTTAAAACTAGGCCGTATAGCATGGTGCTCAATGTCACTTGCAATTGAAATCCTACATTCCAATGCCCAAGTATCAGCTTCAGATCCCCCACTTGTAAAATATATTTCTGTCGGCTTTGCCCCAATTAGTGAAGCAATTTTTTCTCTAGCATCTTCAATAAGATTTTTAGAAATTCTTCCCCATTCATAAGAGCTGCTTGGATTTCCATAATTATCTAAGTGCTCTATAATTGTTTGTTTAGCTGCATTACACAAAGGGGTCGTGGCAGCATTATCAAGATAAATCATATTAACCTCCTTTAATTTTGTATTGTAATCATAACATATATCTTGTTATATGTCAAGGGGTATATAAAGAAAACGCCTCGAATTCGAAGCGTTTAAATTGGAGTCGCATGAGGAATTCGAATTCTCCCCCTACAGCTTGGAGGGCTGTCGTGCTAACCGCTAGACACTAATACGACATATGGCTGGGGTGGTGTGATTCGAACACACGAATACACGGGTCAAAGCCGTGCGCCTTTACCACTTGGCTACACCCCAATATATGGTGCGCCACCGGGGTAACGATCCCCGCACTCCCTGCTTAATGGTGGAGATAGTAGGTACTGCCCCTACTTAACTTAAAGTTTAAGTTGTTTCTAAAACTTATCCCCAAGGCAGGCTCTTCCTCTGAGCTAGTGGCGCATATTTTGCCTAGCGTTTCAGGTACTTTTTAGGGTTGTCGCGCCCCGAGGAGGGCTGTCTAGAATCAAAGCCTCGGCATTTGGTCGGTTCCCCATTCACGCATAGTCCATTAGTACCATGGGCTATAGGACTCACTCCAAGTGGCCGGATTCAATCTTCCTATCCCCTACCCTTGGAGGATGTTTACCGTATTTTTATACCGCTGGCACACATCAAGCGGTTTGGGCAGAACTGCGATGGTAAGTTCTGTATCTGCGCTTCATTTATCCACCACTTTCCACATTTCGCCCCGTAGGGACGGACATGCCGTTCAGAGTTTATTGTGTCTGTGGCTACACTAGATGCCTTTCACATCAGATACTTCCTAAGCACTATCGTAGTTCTCACGCCATATTATTACTATATTTCATCGCCTATCCATCTTCATCAGCTATGGAACTGAGGATGGGGCTGGCGCGGAGCAGAGGACGCGAACCCCATGGCTTTCACCACGCATTCCTTAGCAGGGAAGCTTCAGACCTTCTGAATTTACTCCGCATATTTGAAATCTAGCCCCAATCCCATATTCGAACAGGCTAGTGGTGCGCCCAAACATTTACCATTTGGATATTGCCAATTGTGCAATTCCAGCTAGATAAACAGCCTTTTTATACGCACGTTCCCATAATACAGTTTTTGGAAGATTCAGTTGCGGTGGTGTACACCCTAAACTGCTAAACCGCAATGGAGCTGCCAGACGGATTCGAACCCCCGACCTGCGCATTACTGGAGATGAAGAAAAGTCTTGAACTTTCGTTTTACTATTAAAGTACGTTTTACCACTTAAACTACTTCACCAAGTGCGCTGCTCTACCAACTGAGCTATGACAGCAGAACTCCCCGTCTTTCCGAGGTGTCAATCACACTTTTACACTAATAATCTTAAATTATTTTCTAATAGGAAGATGATATCAATCTTGTGTGATTACCTTTAAAGTGCCGAGCCAAGTTCTCAGCATGGCATATTTAACGTGGTTTTTAGAATTTCTCAAGGGAAGCTTTCACCACAAACCTGACACTTGTTATAAGGCTGTCTATCAAATTCCATTTAACTACCGCCATTCGCAGCCAGCATAGGCATCAAAGCCGATTACTAGCAAGCCGTCTCGTAGCACCTTATTTATTATGGGGGCTCAGGAGAATTACGATATCTCGACTTATTCTAAAACTAATGCATTCAAAGTTTGAAAATATATATCTTCATCAAATATAACTTTCAATCTGAATATATTGCCACACTATCGTAGTGGCCAACGCCAACTGTATTCTTCTTGTTTACAGCTTGTAACTATGTTGGCTTATTCCACATTGCTGTCCGCTCTTCTACCGGATGACACACTCCCAACGTATGTGGTTTCAATTCCAGTTAGATAACTTTTCTAACGGCGGGGATGGTGGGCAGAGTTGGGATCGAACCAACCGAGCTGTTAAGCATCTGATTTACAGTCAGAACCGCTACCTTCTACGGGATATCTGCCCATATTAATGGCAGTTTATTGAGATGCCAGCTCATTTATTTATCGGAGATCAATGACGGGAGTTGTGCCATTGCCGCCATAATAGGTCGGATACTCACCATCCCAATGCTGTGCATAAGTATAATCGATTAGTGCATTTGTTAGAGACGCTGCGACCTTTGCATTGGCTTCTGCTTCAGCTTCTGCACGAATCCGAGTTGCTTCTGCTTCGGCCTGAGCCTTAGCAACCATTGCATCTGCATCAGCCTGTGCCTGAATTACCTGAACCTTGGCCGCAGCTTCGGCTTCAATAACTTCCTGCTCGGCACGAGTCTGTGCAGTGAGCTTATTCTGTGCTGCAACCTGCTTTGCTTCAACAGCATCAGTAAAGACATCGGTGAAATCCATATTTTCAACAGAGGTGGAAACAAGCTCTATGTTGTAATTAATTAGCTTCTCAGAAAGATCCGTCTCTATTGCTGAAGCAAGTTCACTTCTCATGCCCACTAGCTCTTCTGCGGTATATCGTGCGCAAACTGTCTTAACTGACTCGGTAATACAAGGCATAATAACGGTTTCATAATAATGAGTGCCGATGGTAGAATAAATCGTCATTGCATCACTCTTACTAATCTGGAAGTTAATTGTATAAGCCATAGATACTTCCTGAATATCAGAAGAGAAACACATTAAATCAATACTCTGCTTCTGTACTCGATTATCCATCTTAACTATCTTCTGCCACGGAGCTTTTAGATGAAAGCCTGAATCCAGTGTATAATTCTCAACCTTACCAAATGTAGTGACGATACCAGTATTGCCAGTAGGCACTTTGGTGAAACAAGAGAGAATTATAATCAGAACAAGCAGTGCCCCTATAGCGCACCCCACTATTCTGCCCCAACGAGGATAAACATCTGTATCCCCATACCGATCAGTTACTGTTCTTACGAAAAATGACATCCTTTTTTCTCCTTTCTTTTAGTACTTTTTTGGGAGCTGAAGCACAGGAGTCGAACCTGTTATCTCTGCGTTATGAGCGCAGTGTGGTTTATATATCCGTTCCACTCGCCAGCCATGGCACTCCCAGTGAGGATTGAACTCACGCCTGCGGCTTGAAAGGCCACCAACTTAGCCAACTTGTCCATGGGAGCAAAGTGTACGTTACTACCGATTTGTGGAGTTCGTTTGAACGTACAAGTCAACATAGTCTCCGTGGTGGCGATATTCGGACTCCAACCGAAAAGACTTTCGTCGGCGCATTTTGAGTGCGCTGTGTTTAGCAAATTTCACCATATCGCCATGTAAATTGGTAGTTTAATGACTTGCCAAGGTCAATTAATTTTGTACTGTATTTATTCCATTCAATTGTCAAGATTTAATTCGTCTTTCCGAATCGCCAAGAACAATCAGTGCAAACAACCTACGCCACGTGAAGGCTTGTTCTTTGTAGGTCTGCGCGAAGTGGGATTCGAACCCACACGGTCTCTCGACCAGAGGATTTTTGGTGAGTATTATAGGTGCTGCCCCTACCAAAGCGCTGGCTATACTCAAGTCCTCTGTGGCTGCCATTACACCATTCGCGCATATCATCGGGCAGCTTTTAAGTGATGCCCAGCACTTTCTCAAGACTCATAATATATTAATTTCTATCTAATATCATATAAAATTGCTGTATGAGTCTTTATTTACAAGACCTTTAAATTCTGTGAAGGCTGGATTCGAACCAGCATTTCATCCTTTATAGAGATGTATCTTATCCAGTTTGATTACTTGACAATTCGTTGCTGTTAAGGTCTTATGTCTTACTTCATTAAGATTTCCTTGAATTTATGTTCTTTTCTATCAAGAAAAATTGATGCATTTTCATAAAAATATTTATAAAGTTGATTTAATTGATTCCGCCCACCAATTTTTAAATCATAAACATCCTTGTTCTTATATTTATATACATGAACATTTGTATTAACATATTGCTTAATTTCTGAAAGTACTGCATTTAGCATATTTTCTGTACCAGTAAAACTAATACATCCAGTATCATTTTGAGAGACATGATAAATACTTCCGTCCCCATCAAAAAACCCTCTTATAAAATGTGAAATAAATTCTTTTGGAACTTGTTCTCTAGTAGGGAATTTTAGTATTTTAGTTTTATTATATGAAATCCCTTTGTCTATTAAGGCATTTACAATATGCTGATTATAGATTGCAATACTGCAATATTGTTTCCCAATGTTATATCCATTTGTGCTTGTATACGTGCCAATAGAATGTTTGCTTTTTAATGCCTTTTTAAATTTTTCTAAATGATTTCTATCATTAATGGACAATTTAATACTTAGAACATCTTGCCCTCTCCTTTGTGTTATATAACCATCAGCATATATAAATCCAAGCCAATAAGCTTTTTCTTCCGTGTTTATAACATCAAAGAAGGTTTCATCACAAGCCTTAGATTTATATATATTATTACTTCGAATCTCAACATTGTATTTTCGAAGTATTCTTTTTATAACACTGGGATTTACTCCGAACAACTTAGAAATTTTTAATATACTATATTTATCATTAGAATATAATGCTAATATATTCCTAAGCTGTTCAGGAGTAAAAGATATTTCATTTGACATGTTTACTTCATCGCCACTTCAATGGGATCATATCTAGTATCCATCAAAATTTCTACCAAACATTCATAAGGATCGAGTTTATTACTCATAACCATCTTACAAACATTTACTGAAAATCCACTAACAAGCGCAACCCCGAGATCATTTTCTTTAACAGGGATCGTCGCAGTTCGAGAATTCACATTCCAGAAAATTAGTCTAGGAAGTGAATATCCTGCTTCTGCAAACTTCTGCTTAATAACTTCAAAAAGTCTGTTATCAGGTCTTATACGTGTACCCCAATAGCTATAACCACTGCTATTTTCGCCACTCGTTGCACAAGAATCAAATTCCTGATCGCTGATGATAAGCACATTCTGAGGTATCTCTTCCTGTGTCATATGCCACTTGATCGCAGTGGTAAGAATTAGGTCAAATACCTTTTCGATATTTGTATTCGCACACTCATCATGAGCCAGCGCAGTTTTAAGCTTATCATGAAGAGAATTACACTTGCTGAAATCTACAAGCTGAGGATTCTCAGAGAAGGTAATGTACTTATCCTTGAAATCGCCAGAGCTATGCTCCGCAAAGTATATTGCCAGTGCATTTGCTACCTCAAGAGCGGTAACTCCGCTATTTCCACCTACATTAACATTCATAGAACCAGAGCCATCGGCTACAACAATCGTATTGCCACAACCCTTTACCATATCAGGAAGTGCTTTCCAAAGAGCTTCAACCGTTGCATCCTTTTCTTTAAGGTTTGCGCTCCATCCATAAGCGTGATACTTATGTACGATATCATGAGGGAATAGAGTACCCGCATTAATCTTAGTTTCACCCTTTTCAAGCTTCCCCAGATACTCTCTACGACGCTCCTCATCATTACGGAGGAAAGCGTTATTGTAGATCAGATTTGCACGAGAAGGAACTGCTTCATACTTGATGTTCTCCCACTGCTTCGCAGACATCTTACGCTCTACAACATCAATGTAAGCACGAAGCTTAGAAAGGATCTTGCGATACTCACGCTCAGTGAGACCAATATTCTTGTAGATGTATCTTGCATTCTGCTTAGTCTTCTCAGAAGAAGTATTAGGAGAAGGAAGCCACTTGGCGAGGAGGGATACTCCCCCGTTCTTGTTCATACCATCCAGATCTATTTCTAGCTGCTTCTTGATAAACTCAAAAATCACACCATCAACATTAGTTCCGAAGAGACTCCATATATCGTCATATCTTCCATACTCAGCCATGAGAGGGATAAGACGCTTCACGAGTTCTGGGTCGCTCTTTGCTAGATCGGTAATAATAACTCTGAACAATCTGCGTTCACCAAGACCACCACGAACATCTCTGGCAAAAAAGAGCCAACGCATTGCAAGTATCGGGTTCTCTGCATAAGCCTTAGTAAACTTCTTACAAATCTCGCTTTCACTCATGCTTCTCATAGAAGCCACAGAGAAGTTCAGATCAACAAGAGCCTTACCACTGGTCTTATAACCAAGTGCTCCATTCTCAGTCATGGAATAATTGTACTCCTCATTGAGAGTGTTCTTAACTGCATTCATAAAAGACATTTTCTTTTCTCCATTTTATTTGAATTTATTTCTAAATCCCAAGACACTTGTTATTAGTAAGATTAAAAGTCTTATTATAGAAATATTTGCTGTATGTGTCTTTGGAGTTTATTCATCGAGACGCAAAAAATAAACTAGGAGTGCGATCGCAATTATTAATAACTATCAAATCATCTTTTAAATTTTTAATATTGCTGTATGCGTCTCTTTATTAAACAAGGCACTCTTTCTTCATATCCTGCATATGTAATAAAATTGCTGTAAGTGCCTTTATGTAATTTCTACGAAGCCTCCCGGCAGGGCTCGAACCTGCGACCTCGGGTTTAACAGACCATATGTAAAATTGCTGTTTACGTCTTCCCCAAGACACGTTATTTTACGCGCTCTATCCGACTGAGCTACAGGAGGCATATTGAAGAGGAGAGCAGGAATCGAACCTACGATGGCGGCTTGAAATGATCTTTTAATAGATTTGCTGTAGGTGTCTATCCAGACACTTATAAAAGAAGGCCGCTGTCTTACCACTTGACTATCTCCTTATATTAAGCAGTTTTGAGAGATGCTTGGCTCTTTAATTTTGTACTATGATTATAGCACAAAAGATTGCATTTGTCAATACCCTTAGAATTTCTGAATCACTGCAAGCATTGCTGCATTCAGATCCTTAATAAATGCGTCAAGCTGTCGGTCATAAGCTTTGTAATACTTACGCATTAGCTTTTCCTTCGCAACATTTTCCCCAATTTTAGAGTCCCACTCATCTGCAGGGTGGCACTTTGCCACAGCTCTAAAAGATGAAGGCATAAGATACTTGGTTGGATCAAACCCAAGTGACTTTGTGCAATCGAGAACCTTTGCGATCTTGCTTATTGCATCACAACGAGTGTTCTCCAGAACTGCGATAACCTCATTACGCTCTTTCAGATGATAGTACTTGATACCCATTTTCTTTTTTGTCCTTTCTTGTTTTAATTTTGTATTGTGATTATAACACATATTTTTGAATTTGTCAAGCCCCTTCGTAACCATCCAAGGCCAAGTTGCTTACCTCATTCAGTGTCTCTCTCACCCAAATTTCATTTTGTCAAGGGGGTTACTACTTTTTTGTTCGTCAAGAGGCAACTGCAGTATGTATGTCCCCTCTGACTGTGCCTACTATAGCACATCTTTTCGATTTTGTCAAGAGGTTTTACAACTCTTTTACTTTATACTTGCATATCTCTTATCTTACGCATATGGTCGAGTTGCCTCCCCCCTACATGGCACAGATGATTGAAGTGTCTCTCACCTCGCGCGTATGCGCGAGTTGCATCTGCAAAAGTATACAAAACTACACGCATTATATCGCTCGTTTTTATTTAATTTTGCCAAGACGCAACTCGTTATTTACATACATGGGTGTGTCAACGGTCTTTTATGTTGACAATTTCAAGTGCGAACCTCCTAGCAAATTTATGTTCACTTATAGTTCGCGCTTACCTTACCGAGTGTTACGATAGCAGATAAATCCGTCTTACATGCACTTCTCGGTCTTAGGGTGTAGAGTCACCCCAAAGCTTGAGGCAATTATTCAATTACCTCAGTATTCGCAATAATACTTTCGATATCAATCATCGAAATATTTCTTGCTGCATTGAAATCTGCATTTGATGAATATCCACAGCTAACGCATTTAAACGTTTTCTGGTCTGGGCGATTCCTTTTACAAATACATCCACATTCACTACATCTCTGTGAAGTATATTTAGGGTTAATCTTTACGACTTCAATCCCTTTTTCTTTTGCTTTATACTCAATCTTTTGCTGCAGGTCATAAAAAGTCCAATTTTTCAAAAACTTATCCTTTTCAGATGTTACACCGCTTAAGTCCTCCATCTGGATTGTCCCACAGCCATTCCTGACAGCAACATCGACTATATATTTTGACCATCCATGATTAATCGTCTGAGACAGGTTTTTAGATTTATTTGAATACTTATCATAACAAATCATTTTCTTTTTGCGACCATGCCCAGAATTACCATCAGAAAGATATTTACAGCTTTGCTTTGCCACAGATAGTTGCTGATCCAGCATCCACTTTGTAGTCATAATACGATTATCTTTAATATTATCTCTTTTATATTTGTCAAAGTTAAAAGCCATATAAGCAGGAACAGATACCCCAAGGTCAATTCCCATTACTCTTGATTTATCCAGTTCGCATTTTACAGGCTCAAACCCATAACACAAATTAAGAAAAGTTTTTTTATCTTTATAAAGAATTTTTGACCCACAAATTTTATATTCGCCATTAGCACATCTTGCAAGGATTTCTTTAGATGACTTCTCGCCAGATTTAAGCAGAACTTTAATTTGTCCAGATCTTAATGCAAATTCTTTTTTTCCTCTATTTGAAAGGAGAGAAATTGTGGCAATATAGTCGCCGGATTCATCTACAGCTATAGATAAGCTTTTATTATGCAAATCAATAGGCTGGTTCACTCCCATACTTGGAACAGAACAATTACCTTTCAGAATGTCGCCTTTATGTGTATCATAAGCAGAGCATGCCTCTCTTACTGAGGTTGTATAATTTGCAGTATTGGAAAAGACAATATCCTCTTTGAAGTTATCATATGCATATCCAGAAAAAACTTTATATCCACAATAATCAACAAGTTTAGGATATTCGCCATGTTCATTTTTATATTGCAGACTATACGTAAGCCAATCATTATAAAGTGCAATAGTTTTATTTTTAGTAAAGCGTACTTCCTGACGCAACTTACTTAAAATATCACCAAACGTTTTCCAATCCATATCAATCGGTTTAATGATTTGATATCGCATGACCTTGTTCATGACGAATCTCCTTTGTAGATTTGATGTTAACACTATACCACATTCATTTTGTTTTGTCAAGAGGTTAGGGGAAAGAAAATTAATGAAAGGAATTGGGTCTTACGCCCCTGACCTCTTAAGTGGTTATACTATATCATATTAATTTTGTTTTGTCAATACCCTACAGGGTATGTTTTCGGAATTTATATATTCCCAATAAAATCTACCTGCTGTTTTGTATTCACCTTTACAACATTTGTTAATTAGAGTATGCCCAATTCCAGTATCTCTTTCTGCTTCTCTTGTGCTACCCCATATTTTAATAAAATTTCCATCTAAATCATATTGAACAACTTTTTTAGCTTGTTTATTTTTATATGGAGCGATTGTTAAACTAAAATCATCTTTATAATATTCCCATATAAATTTGCCAGCATATCCAATTTTATGTTTGCAACAACTTACAATATCGGCTTTATTTATACCTAATTCATCCGCTGCTTGTTTTATATAATCCCAAATTTTAATAAAATTGCCGTTTAAATCATATTGAATTACTTTTTTATGACCGGGATTATTTTCCCCGGAGTGATTAACCCCATAAAATGGATTTTTTTCTCCTGCATATCTTCCTTTCATCCATTCGCTTACTTCTTTTCTCCTAGATTCTGTCCATAAAGCTTTATGAGATTCGCTCATTTTCTTTTTTGTTTCTTCTGAAAAATGTTTACCATACATAGGGGCATTTTCCCCAGTCATTGTTGTTTGACGGATATTATTATTAGCAATTCTTGCTTCTTCATATTCTTCAGCATTAATTCGACACCGCTCTTGATATTCATTTTTTATTGTTGCCATCATCCACCATGCATATGTTAATTTTTCATTATTTGGATTTTCTAAGGCGAGTAATCTATGAGCCTCAAAATGTTCTCTAGCAAACAAATCAATAAGATTTTCTTCATCGTTAGTTCCATCTAAACATTTAGGAATAATATGATGAGTTTCAAAATATTCATCGCCACACCCATGTCTCCCACGAGTCTCTAATATATTATTTATAAATTCATCATACATCTTTATATACCCTCATGACGTATAAAATAATTTGATATCCACAATTCTTGCTGTGAATAATCTTTCACCCATTCTCCATCTATTAATTTTGATTTTGGACGTTGTTCAGCACGGAACTGTAAAAATGCTCCGCTACTGAAAGGCTGCTTCTCAAACATACGCTTCTGGATCTTATACGTGTTGGTCTGACCGTCCCAGAGTTGATATACGGTCAGCTTAGGAGAATACTTGGTATTAATGTCCATGACATAGCCTATATCCTTTTTCTCAGGCATAACTACAGAGATGTAGCCAAGATACTCCTTGCTCCATTCTATTTGGCTCTGCAAAGGTACGTCCACATCAGGAATCATTGAACATAGCTCTTTAATTAGCCCATCTTGATCCTGTACTCTCCACTGCTTTTCTGTCTCGGTACAATACTTAGATAGTAGCTCCGCAGGTAAATCACATTTATCTTTCTTGAGTAATTTCTTGCCGCCATAAAGGTTATAAAGACCCACTATGCGCAGAAGTGTACCAATCTTTCCGAACTCTTCAAAATATGAGAGTTTAATTAGAATGTCAAGTTGTCTACTATTACCGGGGAACGCTTTAATAACATCAATAAATGAATCAAACGTTTGATCTCGCATATCATAAAGAGCATTTGAGACCTCTGCATTCATATATTTAATTGAGGCCATACCTTTATAAATTGCATGCCCCTCTTTGTCGCAGTTATACTCAGCTTTAGAGTGACGGAACTTTATATCATGTAAACTAAGACCAAAATAAGGCATCTCTGCAATTAGATTTGCTGTTCTATCCATGTCTCCACTATATAAAGTTAGAACAACGGTATAGTATTCAAGAGGATAATTAGCCTTTAAATAAGCTCCATACAAGCTATCAATAGCAACAGATAAAGAGTGAGAGGCATTAAAACTATAGTGCGCAGCATCAGTAACAACTTGCCATGTATCAGCAAATCCATCTTCTGTTCCTACATTTTTAACCCAACCGTTTAATAACTCATTTTTTAAAGCATTTAGCTCCTCTTCTTTAAATTTCTTCTTAGCTATTTTCTTGATGACATCATATGTTCCTTTTTCTTCCATGCCTAACCATACCAAATATTTCATGATACTTTCTTGGTACATAAGATAATGGAAAGAGTCCTCTAATATGTCATCAAGTTCTTTAACACCCGTGCTATACGGTTTACGCTCTACAAAATTATTAAGCAAAGAAGCAAATCCCGGACGTATTGCGGCAACATAGGCCGAAAGCTCTGCTAAATTAGTAGGTTTATATTTTTTTAATATTTGCTTATCATAATCAGAGTCTGCTTGATTGATTGTTGTTGTTAATCCTTTAGCATAGATATCCCATACTTTATTATCGCAATTTTTAATTAAGGTGCTAATATCATCAATAGGTCTACCAATTAATTCATAAACATCATGAATGATCTGATAAACTGAAACAGTAAGATAGTCATTTTTTAGGAATTTATATACATCACAATTATAACCATCAAGACAGCAACATATTTCATCTCCAACCTTAATGAGCCCTACCATTTCAGAAATTTTATCATTAGACAATAGAAAACTACAAGGGCTAGGCGCAACACTCTCTACAACACCTCTAAAGATTTTACTCCCTTCAATTAAATCCTTCCACTTAGGATCTTCTAAATAACTATCAAGATTTTTCGCAATGTCATCATATTCAGAAATATGCATATCATGAGCCTTACACCAAAGTCTAAAGGCAGAAGATTCTTGTAGAGGTTTATATGCTATCATATAATAAATACCATCCTGCCCCAAGATATCCTTACTGGCTTGTACAACAGGAGAGACATCGGCAAAATTAAGGTCTATATCTGGTAATGATCTTGAAGAAAGAATACGTTCAGCCGACATAAATCTCGTAGGATAAAGTTTAATTGGTGCAGCTATTCTATCCACTTCTGTTAACCCCAATAGCTTATTAATATAAAAAGAAACCGCACTGCCTCTCCCACTACGTGTTAATATAGCATTATATTCCTCAACAGCCTTTTTAACGACATAGTGGTCAAGTATAAAGTAATCTGCCATACCACAATCTTCTACTATTTTATATTCATATTTGATTTGCTCTATATATTCTTTATGACGTTCTTGAGGAACATTATGTTTTTCTTTCTTCCAACCCTCATTGATAAGCCTCTTTAATGTAGCATTACTATCGCCCTCAACTACTTTAGGGATTTTAAATTCTTTATCAATAAAAATGCCCTCAGCATTATCAAAAATAAGAGTATTCTGCAATGCTTCTTCTGCTTCTTCTCTCGTTAAAACTCCTTGCTTTTCATATCTTTCAAAAATAGTATCAGAATCAGGATAATCAAGACAAAACCCACTTTCCTCTTCATAAACAATTCCTTTAGCCTTTAAAAATAGATCTCTATATTTCGCATCTTCGGGCAAAATATAATGAGAGTCATTAGCATGAATAATAGGAACTCCTGTCTCTCGATGCAACGCAATAATCTTTTTATTATATTCAATTTGGTTTTGGTCATTATGATCCTGTACTTCAAGATAAAAATTATTTCCAAAATGATTTCTTAAAGGCTCAAAGAAATTATCTCGCCAATAATCTTCATCTATTGAAATTGTTTCATAAATTGGAACTTTTTCAATGTGTCCAACTTCATCAATATACCCCGGCCCACTGTCATATACTCTCGTTTCTTTATAACCAATAATATTCTTTGTTTTTTCGGTCTTTCTTGGCTTAAACATACGCCCTGCTATACACGCAGTAGTAATAATTGTTTCAGATGGAGTGAGGCTCAACAAAAGTTTCAAATCGATACGAGGACGATAATAATATCCCTCAGTATTAGCAACCGACATTATTTTATTAATCTCTCGTCTTGCATTTTCAGTCATAGCGATAAGCATTATGTGATACATTTCACGACTTGATTTATCTTCTATGTCATCAACATAATATGCTTCTACTCCATAAATACATTTAAGTTCATTTTGCTGACAAAGCGTAAAAGCTTCATAGATATTACCTTGAAATCCATGTTCCGTAGTAAAATATGTCGTATGGCCGAGCTCTTTAGCACGATTAATATAATCAATGGGCTTAACCACACAGTCCAAGGTACGCAAGTTGCTATACATTGTATGTTTATGATAATTATTATATCTCACGTTCCCACTCCTTCCCCACAAACATTATTTGCACCAAATTAGTATACTTAGGTTTCCAGAACTGCCACCACTTGCGCTTAAACTTATCAAATTTCATAATTTTAAACGGTCTGTCCCATAGGGTAGACTGGGACATAAAAATATTCAGATCAATGCTAAAGATATCACCGGGATGTAATTCATAAGCTCTTACTTCGTCCATTACTCACCCCTCCTCATAGTTAATCACAGCGTATGCGCTTCAATTTGCTTCAAAATACTTTCGGCTTCTTGTTGACAAGCCAATAAAGCATCATTTTTATCTTTTTCCGCTTGTTCCATCATATAATTTACAATTTCATCCTTATAGTGATTAAGCGCTCTTAACAGATACTTCTGCATCTCTGGGCAGCAAGCACTATAACCACTACTATCGCCACGATATCCATATGACGCATGAAAAAACACAGAGATATCACCAGCCCAAATACTATGGTCATAAAAATTAAATCTATATTTATCATTGCGAAGATCCTGCTCTCCAATAGCAGTAAGACCTTTAGCCCTATTCAAATTGCTAATAATCTTATTTGTTATATTTTTTTGTTCGTTGTACTTTTCGATACAGGTCATAACGTTCCTCCTACTTTAATTTTGTATTGTTATATCACAATCCCTCCGATTTGTCAAGCTTAAAGTCCTGAATTGTTAATTGTATATAATCAGACCTACCATAATGTGCTTTTTCTAATGTGCCAATCGCCTTAAACGTGCCATTAAAATCCCAGCCACCGTTATAATTCCACTTAACAAATATTATGCCAGTATTATTATCAATAATCTTAAGGTGTTTCCCCTTAGACATATTGCTGACTTCATAATCATCTGTTTCTATCATAACCATAATTGGCTCAAAATCTGTTCCACTAATCCTATTAAGAGCATTCAGACTTTTAATTAAATTCTCAGTTACTTGACATACGTCAAGTTGAATATCGGCAAAAGTCTCACATACAAACTCAACATCTGAAAGTTCTGCTAAGATTTCTGCCTTAAATTCTTCAAACTGTGCAATAGGAATACCTGCACCACAAGCATTTTCGTGCCCAGCGAACCATCCAATACCAGTTTTATTGCAATACTCTATAAAACTCTTTACGCCAATAGCTCTCATAGAGCCACTAAATTCATTTTCATGTTTCTGAAGAACAAATAAAGGGCGATTATATCTCTCTAACAGCTTATTACCTATAAGCCCACTTACAGAAGCTTCTATATCATCTGGAATAAAGAAAAACATACACTTATTGTCTAATTGTTCTTGTGCCTGTTTTTCTAAACTAGGCATAATACTATCTACAATTTTATTTTGTTCTTCTCTACACTCATTAAGTCCTTTAACAATTTCTGCAATCTCATCTTCATCATCTGATAAGAAAACCTGCATTGCTAAATTATTATGATTAACTCTATTAGCTGCATTAATTTTAGGGGCAATGCCAAAACTAATGTTCCTTGATACGAATGCATAACCGCCATTAATCTTTTTGATGCCGGGATTATGTAAATTCTTAAATGCTCTATCACAGATTGCTCTGTTTTCTGGTGAAGTCATACTGCACATATCAGCAACCAACCCTGTGGCGGCTAAATCAATTAATTTATCAGAATAATCATCAAAATTCATGCAATCCATATACTGACACAGTTTCCATGTTACTCCTGATCCACTTAAGGCTGGATTGTCATAATCAACCGCAGAACTGACTAATATAATACCCAAGTCCTCCATTTCTTTGCGAAGCTCATCCTTAATTAGATGGTGGTCAGTAATTACAATTTGCACATTCTTATCCAAAAATCTCTTATACGGCTCAATAGAATCTTGAATACTATCTACAATCCAAACAATATCAATGTTATCCAAAAGGTTCGTGTCAAAATTTTTTATACCATGATCCTTCTTCTCATTAATATATGTAAAAACATTAGCCCCTAAATGCTCCAAATACCTTGTTGCAATACTACCAGCGCTACAACCATCGACATCAACATCAAAGTAAATCAAAAATGAAGTATCTATATCCTCTGCTCCATCTAAAATTACTTGAGCCGCCTCATCAATGTTGTGCAACTTCTCAAGGGGTAACATATCATTCTCATCTGGATGTAGGAAGTCCGTGACATCTTCAATGCCACGGCTTTCTAATATTTTATCTATAATGTCTTCCTGTTTTAATTTTCTACCATCAATCTTTACATTCCATTCTTTTCTCATTCACATCACCTAATTAAATACCAAAATAATATTCAGGAGCATCATTACCATCCGAATATATTTGTATAGGTACTCCATAAAATGTTCTTCCTACTCCTGTGTCAGTCATTCTACAGCAAATCTTAAAAGGATCTATACATTCAAAAGCTGCCATATTCATAAAAATCTTTTTAATAAATCCTTCTCCATATTGCCCGTTGTAAGAAAAAATATCATAAGCAATTCCTAACGTTAAATCATTTTTCATTTTCTCACCGCCATTAATTTTGTATTATACATTCATGAGGACTAATATAATACATTCCACTCTTATAATCCGCATAAGATACTCTCTTCTTCTGCTTATATATTTTTATATTACTTCCATCTGCAATAGTCATCCAAATATATTTAACATTCTTTGAATATTTCTATACTCTTGTCCCGGAGCAATAATATACTCATTAAAATTTGCTTGCTCTTTATTAAACTCTATAAATGCCCCATAGTCACCAACAACAATACGAGTATAGCCATTACATACAACCGTGCCATTCTTAGTGTATAAAGTATCATCTGAACCACCCATAATACATCCTACAGGAAGATTATCAATATAAAATTGTCTATATTTTTCTGATAACTCTTTGGGCAATGGCTTATACCCATACTTTTGTGCTAGTTTTGTTTCAATCTTTAGGGTATTCATTTATAAACCCTTCAGGAAAAATAGTTGTATCTATATTAATACGTGGGACGCAACCATCATCTGCTGGATAACAATGAATGGATATGTCATGCCAATACGTATAACTTGCAATAGCCTCTGCATTATCAATTAGTGATTGCCCACAATATTTAATATTTTTAATTAGATCTTCTTTCTGCATATCTTCATACCATACCTTTCTTCAAATTCTTTCAATTCTTCCTCTGTAGGTTGTGTGTTCTCTAAACCAAATATACAACCAGATTCAAAGCAGCACCCATCTAGATCTTCTCTTGTCTCAACCCACGAGGGATATTCCACCCAACCATATTTGCACCCTTGACAATACTTTATAACAGGGTCAGCACACCTTGTAGGCACTGCATCTAAATCTAAGTTGATATGATGTCTACATACTTCATAATGATACATATAGATTATATCCCTTTCCAAGAAAAGATCTCCTCTTCGGCAATTCCATCCAGCATCGGCTTTATTACTTCATCTATTGCACGCTCACAAACCTCATAAGTCTTAAAAGAAGGCCCAAATCTTTGAATTTCTGTATAAGTAATAGACCATTTACGAGTTTCTCTATTCAAAACAGGATAATAATCTCCGCTTCCCCCATTCTCCATAGAAAAACGCCACAAACACCGTTCAAGCTTTTCGTAGAGAGCGCGCCGTCGAAGAAGTTTATCATCAGTACAATAATTAGCTACTTCATAAAGGGCTGGCGCGATACATGCAACACCCTCTCGAAGTTTTGCAACTCCACCATAGCAATCCATAGCATAGAAGACTTTTTTATTATCTTCTCCGACTCTTTCAAAAGAATTTCTTATCTCCGCCTTTGGATTCAGAATAATATTACCATTGCTATCAATTACAAACTTCTCCCAAAAATTCTCCGAAGTAAAATCATAAGTCTTTCCATCAATCTCAAATTTTATAGCCGCCATCTATTGTTCATCCTCCACCAATCTTTCATATTCCACCGATAACTTTCTTGAGCTTCCTCAAGCATTCTATTCAGTGCATCCTTCAAGAACGCCTTGGTCTGTTCGTCCCAGCCAATGCACTCTAACTGCATACGAGCATTATCATCACATTTACTTAAAGTATGATTTAAATTTCCAAGGAAAGAGAGTGCTTTATTGTATACTGGATAGAAATGTTTATTATAATCACATACAGTCATAACTCTCTCCAAAATTAATTTTGTACTGTTATTATAACACAAAATTACTGATTGTCAAGATACTCTCGTAAGTTTTTACATGTCTCTTGACAAGTCTTACCACCATCTGCTGATATATAACCCCAACCTCTATCACATCCGATACATGGATTAGGAATATCCTTGGGAAATAGTATTCCCTTACTTAGACAATCCCTTGCCTTTTGGGACATTTCAATTAGCTCATCTATGAGACTCTTTAAATCCTCTGCAGAATGATAACCATCATAATCACAGCCAACCTGCCATATCAATTCTAGCCATTCATCGGCACAGTTTGGCTCACACATATTGCAACCTGTCTGTTCATCTTTCCAAAATCTCATTCTTGCACCATCCTTACAAATGGGTCATACTCTGCTGGATCTGCTTTATTAGCCCATTCAATCCATCTTATTGCCTTTTCTCTGAGTTCATCATCAAGTAGAAATGGTTCTTGAACAAGAATAATTCCGGGATTCTCCTTCATCATATTTGCATTGTCAACAATTTCTTCATAGTCAAGTGGACTAAACTTTTTTGAATATACTCTATCGCTATGACTAGAAATGCGTCGAGTGAAAGTATCTTCGACAAACTTAAATTTTTCGGTAAGATATGGATTCATCTCTAAATTATACTTTTTAATATAGCCAATTTTCATTTAATTTTCCTTCCTAAGCAATCAACTTCAATAATATCATTGTCTAACGCATCTGTTTCATAAAGCATCTTTTCAAGTGCATGAAGTTCACGAAAATAATACTCAAGTTCTTCTTTAAGATTTTTTACCGCTTCTTCCTTGGTCTCCCCATAAGCATAGATATTTGTTAGATCAAAATTATAATATCCATCAACGTCATTAAATAAATAACATTTATGTGACTGAAAGTTTTCTTTTCCATCATCATAATGCGCAATTTTCATTAGCATGTTTTTCTCCTTTCGATATATATTCATCACACGCTGGTGTATCTTTATAACATAAATGCCCAAAATAAAATGTTAGTCCTTTTTCACGTTCAGCTTTTGTAGGATGGCGAATATCACAACAAAGATTCCAATCTCCGCCTCCCATATAATGCCGACAGGTTCCACAATACTTAGACATATTACTCCTCCTTTACAAACTTCTTCATACCAAGTCCATGAAACTCTTCCTGCCCTTTATAAATCTGTCCTTTATATGGAGCTGATTTCCATGTGCGTCCTTCTGAAAATTTCTTGATATAAAAGTCACTTTCGCCCTCATGATATAGCTTTTCAGCTTCTTTATCTGTCATATAAGCTTGAAACATGCCAACTCCGTTAGAATAAAGGATGTAACCATTTAAGTTCTTCTTGCACCATATCAATCGTATTTTTCTATAAATCCAACCAAAGAAAGAAATAAACGTAACGGGAACGAGTAGAGCCGTCCAAACTAGTACTTTGTCATTCTCCTTAGATATCAAATATACAATTGTACAAATAATCTGCCACGCTATAATACCTATTACAGCAGAAATAATATAATTCATCAATCAAACCTCCATACCAAAGCGTTCTTTGATTTGCTTAACGGCTTCTACTCTCATACCCATATGCTCATCTTCTAGCATATCTAGCAAATAATTTATAACATTATTTTCACTTGCTTGCCTATTGGCTTGAATGGCTTTTTCGCGCTTTTCAGGATAGAAACTGCATTTAGTTTCATCACCATCACAACTACACGGATCACATTCTTTTGTGCCATAGCAGACTCCATATGTGCTAAAATATGAGCTTTCTGGCATCCCAGTTAAAGCATTGAAAATGTATTTACGTTCTGACCTTTCATGATAACTATTACATTTACTCATATTATCCTCCACTTTAATCCATTTGATAAGGTTTATCTTCCAAAATCCAAACCTCACCATCTTGCCCTATAATATCATAAAATGTAACAAGTTCATTTAGATTTACATTAGATATTTTTGCTCTATATTGATAGCGCCCAGTAGGAATATCTTGTTCAAAATCTCTTACAAATATAATTAAAAGAGTTAGCACAATGCATGCTATCGCACAAACCGCTGCACAAAGCGCATCATTATATACTGATGTCAGCACAAAAAATACAATTGCTACTGCAAGTGAAATAATAACTAGCCATACATACCAAGAAGGCAATACGCTATTAGTTATCGCTGTTTGGCTTAAAATTTCAACACCACTCATTTTTTATCCTCCAAAGTTAAAATTAGTCCACCTCATAGTCATCAAAGTATTCAAATTCCTCTGATTCTGCATAGTATTCTTCATTCACATCTGTGACGGTTACATAATTGCCAATGCTCTCAACAATGTCATCGAGATTATCGCCTTCAAAATTTTCAATGGCTCTCTCAAGCTCCTCTTCGTCGCTATAGGCTACAAAAATCTGATGCCGGACTTTTACTGTCTCTTCTAGTTCAATAATTCTCTGCTGCATAATTAATCCTCCTCAATTAGTTTACAATCCGAAATATTTTCGCCCAATCTAAAACATAATGGACACCAATATGATATCCACCCATTAAACATTATCTCTGTTTCAGTATAATAGCTATCACAATTAGGACAATAATACTTCATCTTTTATCACTCCATTAATTTTGTACTATCATAATATCATAGACTTTGAGATTTGTCAAGAGGAAAGATAGAATATATCTCTGTCTTCCCTCTATGATTTATATTCAACTAATTGCTCTTGCATAATCTCTTCAAATTTTTCTTTACCCATATCTGTTGGACTTGCTTTAAGTGGGATATCTATATCCATTGTGCTGTCCCAATATAGGATATCTATATCTCTCATGGTTGCAAGAGATTTTAATAAGTCCATATTTTTAGCAATTTGCTCAAACTCAAGACCTTCATCAAGCGCCATAATAATCCGCTTTGGTTGTAATTGTAAAATTAACTTTGCTTGTGCTTCGCTTAAATTATTTGAACCAAGTGCAACAATATTTCTATAATTAAATGTGTAACCTTGTAAGCAACTCTTCTCTGCCTCTACGATGACTACATCATTGCCATATAAGTATTGGTAATTTTGGCTATATCCATATAGACTACTTGATATATTCCCTCCTACAGGATACCAGTACTTTGAAACCCCTTCAGGGGGATCGCCATTAATTCTGGCTTTCACAGCAATAATTTCATCTTTATCATTACGCCAAGGGAAGATTATTGAATTGCTTTCTACATCAAAACAAATATCAAATTTTCTTTGTGTTTCTAAAGAAATCCCGTCTTTCATCCATAATGTATTACCTATTGGCAAATATGGATTAAGAATTTCTTCAGAATATGTGTGTGTTAAATATTCTCTCTTATGAATAATATTTTCATAACAACCCCCAAATAGAGAACGTACTTTAGATGGGGGTTGCCAATAATCATCAAGTTTAAGAATCCTTTTGATTTCTTTTAAGACATCTCGAAATTTCACATGCTTTTCATTACATAAATAACTGACAATGTTATTACATACATTTCGAGAATAGTCTTTTACCAAACAGGCTTCATTGCCAAGTCTTATGCTGATATTTGGGCCACTTCCGGGCTTATCATCACGTGAAAATCTAATCTCTTTTGCATTTACTTTTATACGTGCGCAACCATAAAACTCTAGGAGCTCAACAATCGCATCCGTATTTTGACTAAGTTTACTTAATACATCTGATAGCATTCATTGTCTGAGCTCCTTTCTACTTTAATTTTTGTATTGCTATTATACTATTGGGGATAGAATTTGTCAAGAGGTGGTTATCCCGTATTCTTCGAATAAATATTTTTGTGGCGCAAATTCTCCATAATATTGTAATTCCGCTTTTAATCTTGCTTTAATTGCATCTTCTTTATTAATAAATGTTCCGATGCAGATTTGCTTACAATTATCCTTGATTAAAGCTACATATTTTCCGTTATCATTTCTTTGAAATACTCCGGTTACTCCAGTTTTATTATTTGAATATAAATCCCTATTCATACCATTTTGAGAACGACTACACTCTCTCAGGTTTTCTTTACGATTATCTGCTTTGTTTCTATTAATATGGTCAACATATTTAAATTGATTATTCGTAATCAACCTATGTAATTTAATAAAACCTCTTCCATCCACTTTATTGCCTCTTTTAATATTCGCTTGTATATAACCTTTATCTGTTTCAAACCAACAATAATCTTTTATTTTATCATAGTCTTCTAAATCAAAATAAAATTCTTTGTTTGTGTTTAATGTAAACCCAATACCATATTCTCCAGATAAAATATATTCATTTATTTTGTGACGATTTTTCAGTCGTTCTGCTGATTTTTTATTTCTAATACATCCGCAAGATTTTGTCGTACCATTACGTATATTTGTCCCACATGAAATAAAAGGTTTAGATCCACAGGCACATTGACATAACCATTGAACCCTTTTGTTGCCCTTTGGGTCTATATGGTCTTCTGAACGTTTCAATATTGTTATCATACTATCTGGTACTCCGTGTTCTGACATTATCCATCCGGTCATATCTATTAAAGCCAAAACTTACACCCCTTTTATTAATTCGCTCCAATGTATCCTCTTACTCCTCTTGCCCATGCTTCCTCATGAAAAACTGCAAGATGGGTATCTGCTTTAAGAAGCAAAATTTCAGATGAGTTTTCAGAATTCTTACCAGCTCTATTTTTTGTTATATAAAGCAGCTTGTAATTTGCATTCAGATCTGGAATAAATTGTTCTTTCTCCCATTGACCTGTTTGCTTATTTTTAACTCTTCTAAAAGGATTCAGAAAATACTTATCTCCCGGAGTCAACTCTTGAGGCCCATACAAGTTGCGCATCATCCAACAGTTTTCCATTATTTCAATAAGTTGCTTTGACTGACTGATACAACTTTCATCAATCCAAGTACGTCCCTTTGTTGCACTACTAATTTGTAATGAAATAAGCCCGATCATATCAAACTTCTTCATTGCCAAATCAATTTCTCTTGAGTCACGAATAAGAGATAAATATGCTGGTTTATCATCATTATAGTCATTCAATTGAGCCTTCATGGTATCATACATCATTACTGTTGCCCCACCCATAAGATGAGCGCGACGTAAAACTCTCTTTAGCATTGAAGTGTCTGCATCGCTAATCTGATAGAACATAATATCATTGGCAAAATTCTCATTAAAATATTGTTGTGTCTTTTTTAATATTTCTCTATCTTCGTTCGTCATTTCACCTGTCTGTATTTTGCTACGAGTTAACTTGCTATATCTAAATTTCCTATAAGCTAAAAAACATAAGAAATTCAATGTATATGGAGTGCTATCCATTTCATTGGAAATTATACATACTTTCTCTCCATGAGAAACTAATGCGAGGAGAATTCCACATAATAACATGGATTTACCAACCGAACTATATCCACACAGTGCCGTTGTAGTTCCATGACGAAGAGAACAAACTTCTGCATCTAGAAATGGCATTACACGTATTGGATTTCCATTTATATCAGTATCATCAATATACCCAAAACTTGTCCCAACCATTTGCCCTTCTTCAAAGCTCTGAATCATTTCATCGGTAATTGTAAAATTTGTTTTCTCTTCCAAAATAGAAGAATTTGCATTTGAATTATTCGCAAATGTAGATAAGGTAGCTTCCCACCATTCTAGGCAACCTTGGTAATCTAGCTTCTTCATTTTGTCATATGCTACTACTTTATTCCCGTTCATATCTTCAATAGGTGTAAGAAGAGCAAAGCCAGATGTATGAAGCTTTAAAATTAGATTAGCTTTATTAAGCTCATCAATATATGTCATTGTATTTTTTGTGCTAGTGATATCAACAAGATTTTTAATTGCTTTATACCCGCCTCTATCCTCAAGATCATCTCTTAACTCTTCTGTCAAATGGGTCATTACAGCAGCTTCATCAAATTCATTTAGCTTATATTGACTTCTTAACATCCTTGCGACTTTAAAGAAAAATCTGCCATCTTTTGTTATAAAATCATTCGCTGTTAGATCATACTCATCTATACTAATTGGGTCTGCCCATAATGCTCCAATTACGTTTCCCTCAATAGTCATTCTGTTTTCTAATATACGTTCTGGGTATTTGTCAAAAACACCAGCGATAAATTGCGTTTTATCCATGCAATCACCTCTTTATTCCCCAAATCCTTTTCTTCGCTCAACCTTTTTCTTTTTATTAATTGGCATAATATAATCAATATCTTCTACGACTTCTTGAGGCATAGCATCATCAAAAACTGGAAGCTGTGCTCTTTTGCCTCTATTCTTCGCATAATCTTTTAAGTTATTTTTTAATATCGCAGACATATACCTTACCCGCGCATACTCAGTACTATTTAATTTGCCTACTGCACCTTTTATGTAATCCTTATTCTCCTGAATATAACTCAGAATTTTTTCATTAGATGCAAGTTCATTCCAACATTTCCATTCCTTAAATAAAGCAGAGTTTTGAATTTTATATCCGAAAATATCTACTATCTCTGTATATATAGCATCTTTATCAGCCTTTTCTTTTTGCATTGCTTCATATTCTGCTTTACTGCAATAGTATTTATTTCCTTTATCTGTCATTACTTTATACGCGCTCTCGCGTTCAATTTTATTCCCACAACATTTGCATTTAACCAACATAACATCACCACCTAAACAAAAAAATGGGGAGGTTGCCCTCCCCTTGTTCTTAAGACAGAGCCTCTAGAATTCTCTTTAGAGTTGCCTCATCATGAATATTCGCTAGTTTACCTCCATTTAGGATACCTCTAACTTCTTTCTTGAGCGCAGTATCTGCATTTTTGAAAAGAGCATTGATTTCTTCTTTAACGGCTTCCTCATCAAAAGGGTCATCCTCGTCCTCATCATCTAGGTCAAATGGAAGATCCATATTATCCTCTTCATCTATCTGTTCTGACATTGCTTCGATTTCAGGGTCTTCCTCTACAGGCGCAGGGGCTGGGGCAGAAATAGGTGCAGCCTTTGCTACTGGTTTGCTTTCAGAAGTTCCATTAGGATGTTTGCTCTGTTCTTCTAGTGCATCTCTAACCGCCTGAATAAAGTTAGCGGCTCCAAAATCTACTTTCGCAACGATATATGGGAAGTGGCTCTTACAATCAACAGCATTTTCCGTATCCGCAAAGACCATGACTCTCTTACGATCTGTAAGCTGGCCAATCTTATCCATCTTCTTAGTAAAAGCGTTTTTCTTTTCCTCTACATTGTCCACAACATTTTCTGTATAGCACATCGCTACAAGATTTACTTTGTCCTTGAGAGCATTATAATACTTATTATCAAGGTTACAAGTTAGCTGCTCAAACTGAATCTTAGTAATGACATCCTCTTTTAGCTTTGTCTTTGTGTGCCCAACAAGTAGCAGAGAATAACCAGCATTCTGTAACTTCATAATCTGAGTCAACATAAGATCACAAGCTCTGCTTTCGCCCTTCTGAAATCCCTTATATGCTTGTGCTATTGACTTTGCTCTATCGTTAATATCGCAGGTCTTATTCCATTCTGCAACAACATAATTCTCTGTTATACGTGCAAATTCATCCATAGAATCTATGGCTACAAACTTTGTATCTGGGTACTCTGCCTTGTTCTCACAAAGTTCCTTTACAATATCAGTAAAGGTCTTAAAATCTGGGGCAACATCACCGAATGCATCATCAATATGCTTTGGCTTATTTTCAACGCCGCAAGTAATAATAAATGTACCTTCATTGCTGCCAGTGATTAGCTTACCAATTTCATAAACCATGGTGGTCTTGCCTATACCACCAATACCGTTAATAATATAACTGTAATCTTCAAAATTCTTACTTAATCTATAAGTATGTCCAAACTTTCTTGCCATAATCTTAACCCTCCATTAATTTTGTATTCTTAAAGGATGTCTTCATCATCCACCAAATCATCATTTTCCTCTACAATTGCCTTTGCAGGTGTCATATCCTCAACCGTAAAAGTAGTATCCTCAACCTTATTTTTCTTAGGATTCGGGCCTACAAGACGAAGCTCTGTTATCTTATCTCCGGCTTTATTCTTGTTAAGTGACTTAATAGCATCTTCGACACTATAAAATCCGCATTCAATATCTGCCTTAGTGTCATCATCAAGGTCATCATACGTAATAGCCGTCATTTCTGTGCCGTCAATAACATTTACAACAAGACTAATATTCTTAATCTCATCACCCTCAGCCACTAACTTTCGCTTGATACCTCCCAACTTCTTCTCATCTCTTATTACAATTGTAATCGGCATAAAACCATTGCTCTTTACATTATTATCATAATAAGTAGTATAACCGTTGAGATATCCCTTACCGTTTTCAGCAAAATCAGAATCATCTACACAATTTTCACCGAAGTAAAAATCAATAAACATATTAGTATCAGGCTTAAGTTCTTCCTTTGCCAACTCTACCTTATTAACACAATAATTTACATAAAATCTACCTTTCTCAGGATTATACTGAATTTCCTGCACTCCTGATATAAGGAATAGGACATCCTTCATTTTATCAGAAGCAATTACCTTAGTCATAAACTCTGCAAAATCCCAGTCACTAAGGAAAATATGACGGCGCTTATTACTCTTTTCAAGAGCTTCCTTTGCCTGTTCTAGGGTATTGCATTTAGTCTCAGCTCTTAGTGCATCAGTGATTTTGCCCTCCTCAAATGCCTTCACTGCATTTATTAGAACGCTACGCTCCTGCTTATCGCCAAGATCTACTATATAACGTCTAAATCCTGCGACCTTATCTATTTCTTCCGGATCAAATCTCTTATCCCATGCTATATCAATCTTTTTACCCTTGATTACATTTCCATTTGCATCAGTAGTAGTTTTAGTAAACGTATGAATTATATTCTTTTCATCTTTGCTCCACTTACCACCCTGTGATAGGCACATAATCCTATTTCCATTTGAAATTACATTAAACTTTACTGTAGTCTGAGTCCATCCTGAATCAAATGTCCTTCTCTCTATTGGATGAAACTTCTCACTATCTTTAATTCCTTGAATCTTTCCTATAAATCTAAAATTATTTGGCATTTTCTTTTATCCTTTCTTTAATTTTGTATTATTAATAATATCTAGAATCTTTTGTTACATCATATAATTCATAATAATCTAATATACTTTCGCCACACCATAATTGCTTCGTTTCTGTCCCACACTGTTTACAATAAAACGTTTTATATATATTATCAGAATCAACCTGATAAAATATTTCCATAGAATGCACCTCGCCACATTCGGAACATTGCCAATAGGATTTCTTTTTCATAATTTCGCCTGATGTCACGCGACATTTCAGCTCCCTCCTTTCCGGTTTTTAGGCACACAGCCTTTCTACTATGTGCCTATTATACCATACGAAATTAACGTTGTCAACCCCTTTTAACAATTTTAATTTCCATTACCTTCTTCGCTCCTTATGGCTACATTATAACAGTACAAATTGAACTTGTCAAATCAAGCCATCCATAATATTAATAGCCTGCTTAAGCTTGTTATTAGACATATCTGCATATCGCATAGTTGTTGAAATATTACTATGATGTAGCTGCGCAGAAGCAAGATAAAGATCCCCTGTCTTTTCATAAATTGCAGTTGCGCATGAATGCCTTAAAACATGAGGTGTAACTTTTTTATTAGTTACTCCTTCTGCATACTTAATAAGTAGTTTTCTAATAGCATCATAACTAATACGCTGTCCATATTGAGACACAAACAAAGCGTTTGTATTTATCTTTCCAAAATATTTCTCTCTGTCCTGTAACCATGCAACAAGAACCTTCTTGACTTTTTTACTAATCAATATATCAAATTCTTTATTTCTTTTTTCAATTACATGTATAGTATTATTCTCCAAATTTATATCTTCAATATTAATCTGCTCAAGCGCAGCAACACGAATTCCTGTAGTTACACCAAGCATAAACAGCAAAAGATCCCTATTAACCATGGTTTCTTTTGCTTCGTCCTCAATACATTCAATAATTCCTGAAATTTCATCTTCGGTTAAATAGGTCACCGAAGGTTTATCAGTCATTTTCGGTCTGCTCTTTTTGGAAACAGGATTTATTGTTATTTTCTTTGTATCAACCAAAAAATCAAAAAACGAATTTAGTGCATACCAATGACTTGCTCTAAATGAACTTGAAGTTGCTTTTGTTCTTCCCTTAATCGTTTTTGTTTCAAGACTAATCATATATTTATTAACATCCATCGTTGAAACATTATTATAAAAATTCCTACTCACAATTCCATTGGTTGTAAATTCCATAAAATTTTTTATGGAATTAATATACTCCCCAATCGTCCTATAGGACTTTTTTTCTGCACGAAGAGTATAATAATATTCTGTAAAGATTTCAGGTAATGATTTAAGTTTATCTTCAATCTTTGCAAATTCTATGGTTTCTCTTTCCAAACGTCCATTACTCATAATAATAATTCTCCTCTTTAATTTTCTTTCTCTTATTGAAGAAATAAATGCTCACGGCTATCCAACCCATCCACCAGTCTTTGAAAAGCAAAAGCCCAAGCATACCAAGTATATAAGCAATCCAGCCAAAAAATAGTTCAGGGATATTACTGTCCTTTACATAGCGTTTCCGCGCTTCAAGTTCGGTGTAATAATTGCCTTCTGTAATTTCAATAATCTTATCAGGAATATCTTCAGGTTTAACCCCAATATGATACTGACATCTCCCGCCGCTAAAATTAAAATCCTCGTACATTATATCTAATGGATGTCCTTCACATCCACAAACACCCCAAAAGACAGCGTTAACTACTGTGCCATACTCCGGCTCTTTCATTGTAAATTTGGTGCCCGAATAATATCTGACACCATTATACTCAAAATAATCTGTTTTATTCACATGCATCCTCCAAATATGAAATCGCTTCTTCAAGTGCATCAACCGCACCACTCAAATTGTCCTGCGCTTCCTGAGACATATCGCCACGTTCGGAATACTGCAAACTTTCAGGCATATTATCAAATGCCTCTTCCTCATCATCTAATATAGATGACACAACGTTTTCAATTTGCCTAATTGCGTTTGCTATTTCCTTGCGTCTCTGTTTATTCATTACACAACTCCCCTTATCTGCTTTTCAATTTTTATTTTACGGGCCTTACGCTTCTGCTTTGTACGATTACGCTGTTCCCAATATTCATGAGTTTCAATTTTATCAAGGTGCCTACACTGTTTACCAAGGCATTCACGACCTCTCATTTGTTTTACAGTAAGATATGTCCCATGTCTTTTGCAATAAGCGCAGCAATTATTACTGCATGTTCCATAAAGTGTATTTTCCATATATCATCTTCCTTTCTTGAATTATACCAAATTAATTTTGTTTTGTCAAGATAGTGTTTTTCTAATTCTCCAGATTGGTACATTAGCAGTTCCACCTACCAGTTCTACCTGAGCGTCAAATACTCCTTCAATAATTCCCTTGAGTGTCCATGCATCCAGTTTCATCTTTCTCGGGGTACTAGGATAATTGCAAATAAATTCTCCTCCATATTTAAGAACGCTATTAATCTGCCTCAATGTCTCACAAAGCATCTGGAGAGAACTCTGCACATTAAGAACATTACTGGCAAATACTACATCATATTGCCTATCCAGAGCGTACTTGTCCAACAGCTCATCTCCCCCTTCATTCACCCACAAATCATAAGCCGCAACATCAAATCCCTTACTAAGTAAATATTTAGTACTTGTAGCTCCTTTCCCCGCACCAAAGTCTAAAATGATTTTGTTTTTATCAACATTCTTTTCTATAAAAAGAGGCACTACCGCACGAATCGAACCATCCTTATTAAGAGCTGAAGCCCCGCTAGACCGACTTGTTTTCATAGCAATATTCTTTTCTTCGACAGTCATTTTAATCTCCTTTTTATTAATTTCAAAATGTTTCATCAGGCGTTAAATTCATTATATAACTCTGATAGTGCAAAAATCCTTGCATCAAAAATATCTAACACATCTTTATGCGTATACCCATTCTTCTGGATGTACGCAGTTTTCAATTCTTTTTCCTTTTCAATTTTCGCATCAATAATAGCATAAATATCATATTGTGAAAATTTCTTTTCCATTTTTATTTTTCCTCATAATTAATATCAAAATCTTC